CAGTATAAGAAATATTCCGAACGATATAGTGGATGGTGACGATTATGATACTTTGAAGGCTAATTGGAACTTTATAATAAATATTCCTTCAGGATTTGCAGATGGAACAGATGATATTGGTGATGAATTAGCCGGAAAAGACACATTTGTGGCTTACTGGGACAGTATAAGACAAATGCCAAGTTGCTTTGCTGATGGAGTTGATAATATAGGAGATGAGTTAGCGGGCGTTGATACAATGATAGCACAATGGGACTCTATAAGGGGAATTCCTTCTGACATAGCGAACGGCGATGATATAGATACATTTATTGCCTACTGGAACTATTTGCGAAATATACCGAGTGGGTTCGCCGATGGTGTGGATGATACAGGACATTATGAGCCGAAGGATACTTTTATTTCTTATTGGGACTCTATACGGAACATCCCCAATGATATTGCCGATGGTGACAATATAGATACAGTAAAAGCTGATTGGAATTATATAAAAAATATACCCTCTGGCTTTTCGGATGGAGTTGACGACACAGGAAAAACAATTGGCACAAAAGACACGATGATAGCTTATTGGGACTCTTTGCGCAATGTGCCGTCAAGTTTAGCGGATGGGGATGATATAGACACATTCATTGCGCACTGGGACTCGATAAGGGGAAAACCGCAATTTTATTGGATAAATTTATATATTAAATTGGATGGTGACACTATAATAGATACAGTTTTTAATCAGGACACAGTAAAATCAAAAGCTTCTGACAGTTTAAATTACAAATATGTCAAAGCCAAACATTTACACGGTGGTTCTAATCATTGGAGGGTAAAGGCAATATCGGCTTCGGAGCAAATTGATGATTCAACGACAGTATATTTATGCGATGCTTCGAGTGATGTAGTAACTTTAACTTTAACTACACCTTCTAATAATTCGAATAGATTGATAGTGGTAAAAAAAATAGATAATAGCTCTAATAAAGTAACTATTGATGCTGGTTCGAGCACGATTGATGGTTCGCAGACATACGATTTGACAACACAATATCAATCTGTTATATTAATATGTGATGGGACAAAATGGTATATAATAGCGGATAGATAACTATGAAACCAATTAACAGAACAACAACGCTAATATATAAGAAGGGGCGCAGGGTCAAGGTCGAGAAGCATGTTAAGAGGATTTATTATCCTGACCACAACAATCCTAAAGTTCTAAAGCCCATCATAACAGAACCTAAAGACGCAAAGGTTTACTATACTGGTTACAAGCACGAAATAATCGACCACGACCTATTGATAGGGTTTTCGCCGAAATATAACGATTTGCCGTTCTTGCGCTTTACTGACCCGAAGACAGAAAATACATGGGTACTGTGGATTAAGGGGTTCGGTGACAATGTGCCAAAAACAGGCATACGACCGAAAATGATAGAACGATTAGAATACGGTATGCGATATGAAATTGACCAAAATACCGAGCTAATAATAAATGTGGCGGGACATGCTATTAGCAAAGAAATCGTTGTTCACAAGCGCCCTGAATGGAATGAGTTGACTTTTATAATTTCACGATTCGGTGGACATTTGATAACAGGTAAAACTTTCGGTAAAAACGAACCTTTATTAGCCTTTCGGAAAAATGATGTAAAACCGTTGTTTAAATTTTTGCGACCTGTTGTGAGGGATTCGGGTGATTATCATAAGGACGAAATTCCGAAAGTATATAGACCTATGATAGTTTTAAGAAATATACGGGCTGGCGTGTGGGAATTAAAAATAAAAATATCTGATAAGTGGCTCGATGAAGCGAAATATCCGATTTATATAGACCCTTCACTAGAGATGCAACCTGATGAGGATGAAGGTAAAGATGCCCGTATATTATCCACGAATATTAAAGCCAATTGGGGATATTCTGTAGCACCACACGACCATCATGACCAATATCATAGTGGTGCTATCGGAACTTGGAATTCAACATATGATAAAACAAGATTTATAATTCAATTCGATTTATCTGATATACCTTCTGGTGCGAATATTAATTCGGCAGATTTAAAATTATATCCTCTTTATATAAATAAAGCAATAACAATTGAGTGTCATAGACTAGTAACAGAATGGAATGAGGGCAATAAGCATGACGAGTATAATACAGCAGATGATGGAGAATGTTGCTGGAAATCACCAAAATATAATCAAGCAGATGACTGGGATGGCGGTGATTTTGATAGTTATCATACAGATGTGATAACTGATGATGGTATTCAGTGGTATACTTGGGATGTAACTCAACAGATTCAGAACTCTTTATCGAACAATAAAGGATTGATATTAAAAAAAGATGATGATTCCTATTATGACTATGATGAGAATGGCTTTGTAACAAGTGGTTGCACTGATTGGACTGATAAGCGCCCTAAATTAATTATTGAATACACCGCAGATGACATATACTGGAAAATCCACAGAGTAGGTTGGGAAGGTGAGGAAAGACCATTTGTATGGATTTTTGATTGACAGTCTATTAATTATCCATATTAATTATACATATGAAGTTACAAAGTCTTAGTATCATATTAGCTTTTATTGTTCTATCATTTTTCACTAATACATCTGCAAAAACATTAGGTTATGGCTTGATCACAGGATGTGATGTTTACCATACATATGGTGGAACTATCGGGTTCTTCACATATGGAGGACTAAAGTACTGGGGTATATCACTATCTTATCATCAATCATGGGATGGCGATTACTGTGGTGCTAATATTACTGTGAATAATTCATATCGGTTCGAGTTCTCAAAACATATTGGTGTAAGCATAGGCAGTTTGACTGGTGTTGGTATTTTATTTACTGACAAGATATTGAGTGAGCATATTGAAAGTTTCGTTGGGGTATTTTATAAGTGGAAGCGGGGCTTCCTTGAACTTGCATTACATACAATGGTCGATCCTTACCATAAGAAGACGTCGTTTAATAACTGTTATACAATACAAATAAAGTATTTTAGGATATTTTAGGGGGTTATCGTGGCAAAGGATAATAAGAAGAAAGATAACGAGAAAAAACCATTTTGGAAGAGCAAAACCTATTGGGGTTTGTTTATAGCAGCCATGGGTATGGTACTAAGCAAATATGCAACATCACCATGGCTGTCAATGATTGGGCATTTCTTGGAAACATTTGGTCTTTTGCTTGCAGGTTATGGTCGTGCTAAGGCTGTAAAACAAATAATTTTTAAGAATAAAAATAATGGAGGTGAGGAATGAATATCATGGAGGTTTTTGGCAATATGGACTCGCCGATATTGGGCGCGCTTCAGCTCGTACTTAGATTCCTTGCTGGTAAGTTCGTTAAACCATGGTACGACGGGCAGCATACCTATGCTAAGTATCTTATAACAGATGAAGCGCAGGCCCTTTATGATGGTCTATTGCTTCTTAGAGAAAAAACAACTGATGAGGAGAAGAAGAAGACCATAGAGCAGATAATCGAGCTTATACGGAGTGTGTTTGAAGCCGCCGAGTTTGGTGTAAACTTCAGAGGTATTGAATTTGGTGGCTAATGAGAAAGGTTATTGTAACATTATTTGTGTTATTTAGTCTGATTGTTGCACAAGATTTTTCCTTCCATTATTCTCCATGGGAGGCCCAGCAGGCTAGAGCTGAATTGGATTACCGATTATGGAGAGGGAGCATTGTTTATGCTAAATTTGGCATGTGGAACCATTTTGGTGATGAAAAAGGCGCCGGCTTATACTTCGGTCTACCTGTGAAGGTTTCACTATATCAGGATATCCTTAAGGCACAGGCTTCAACTAATTACGGTTTTGGATACTTATATCATGGTGATAAGCTTAACAAGTATGCAAACGGACAGGTGAATTTTGTTCTCCATATTAAGATCGGGAATACCTACTGTCTTACATGTTGCAAGGAGTATTCTAAGGATGTGTACCTTGATATCGGGATAGGTTATACGCTTTTCAGATATAAGTATGATGATTACAAAGATGTTGTTTCTATATTTTTCGGTGTATCATTTGTAAATTAAATGAAAGGAGGTCCAGTGGATTTACGTATTATTATCTTGGTTATTCTGCTCCTCACCATTCTTTATGTTGCTGGTCCAAAGGGATTTAGTTCACCCTATCATGAGTGGTCATGGTGGGATGCTCAGATTGGTTTAGCTACATGGGTGCCCCCACCTGATACCTTGCCAGAATTGGACACCCTTAATATCCGTTTTGAATTCAGGGTGGTTGAAAAATGACTTGACAGTTGGCGCCGGCTTCATATTTTTTAACACATGAGAGAAAGAAAAAGGAAAAAGGGGTACTACAAAATTTTTGCTCTCTACAACCCACAAGCAAAGAAGCTCGCCTTTTCCCTCCACTGGAGAAAGCATTCAAATGGTACATGGTCACACATATGTGATTCAGTTTATACGGATGTTAGCAAGGCATCAAAAGCAATCCAACTGTTGACAAAATTTATTAACAAGAATATTTACAAGAGGTATAAGGTCAAGGTTATCCTTATAAGTGGATTTCCATCATCGATTGTACCTCTTGGTGTTTTATCTGATAGGATTGTGTTCGTATCATATTATAATGAAAAGCAATATAAGAGGTTATTAAAATTATCGGAGAGTAATTTGGTGGGAAGCCGGCGCCGTAATGAGGTACGTATATTTAATAAATAAGGGGAGGATGAAGCGCGCGCCTCTTGATACTACAAAGCAGAAGCGCGCCTCGAAGAAGCTTGTCGAATCATATGTCAAGCAATATGGCAGCCTGCCTAAGGCTATTGCCAAGCTCATTAAAGAAGGCTATAATGTCATACCGACAGAGATAGGCTTAGTAAAATTAATGAATGTTATGCATAATAATAAATCTCTGTATGTCCCTGTTGTTATGTTCAATGATGTTATTATAAAGGCGGTGGCTTCCCTTCAATTCAATGTCAAAGTGAAAGGAGGATCATGAGCAAAGTGTTATCATATCTTAGAAGCTGCGCGGCTTCCTACATTGAAAACGAACTTGAATATGCCTATAATGCGTGGATTTATGGTGTTAGGCCTGTGCTTTCATGGCAAGTACTTCCTCTTATTAACATATCAGATGAGGCGGCTTATGGAATCGTATCATTTGATATGGAGCATCCAACAATAACTCACGGGCTTGCCCTCTGGTCACCATTTTTATTTAACACCTATAAGAATCTGTATAAAATCATGGCTCAGGATGTCGACAGGCGCAACATTCTTTTGTATCCACACCATCTCTTCCTCACGAATGAGAAGGATAAGAAACTCCATGATAAGTACACTAAAAAGATCTCACAGGATATGCCAATCATATGGCAGTCGTCATATGTACCGCCATTTATTTATTCATACATAGCAGAGACACCTGTGGATCATACAGATTCCATCCCTAGTGGTTTTCTGAAAAAACCATTGGATAACAGGCTACCAATTGTAGCAACAGATTATTTAACATCTGAATCAACAAATCCTTTTTCTGCCTATCTTACATCGATACCCACATTTGATGCCTTTTACATGGCATGGACATTCAAGTTATTTCCGGATCTTGTTATAAAACAATGTGATTTGACTATATTGCCAGAGTTAAGAAGACAAGTTGTTGCAGTTCTATTATACACCTTATTCCCTGATAGCGAGCTTGAGCCTCTTATGGAAAAATATGATCTGAAGGAGTTTTCATCGTTTCCCGAATTTATCCGTCCATATTTGGAATTTATAAAGGCATTAAAGGCACAAGAAATAATATATGCACAGGAGGAAGGAGGGAGTGATGAATTCATCATTTACGATTAGTAAACTTTACAGAGATTATGGGGTGGGCCTTTTTGCCGATGCATCACTATTATTCAACATGAGTAATTGTCAAGCATGTCCTGTCAAGGAGGATCCAATTATCGATCTTAGGGACCCACCTGTGAGGTATTTAGTTATTGGGGATTATCCGGGTTTAGAGGAGCATCAAGGAAGGCGGCTCTTTATTGGGCCAGCAGGAAGATTCTTGAGAGAACTTTTGACCAAGGAGGGTATTGATGATGACAATGTGGCATTCCTGAATGCCTTCTTATGTTATGGTGCGCATAATCGTATTAACCATAACAACCCTGTTTACTATTGCCAACCAAGGATTTTGTATTATATTGCCTATTATAATCCTGAGGTTATTATATGCATGGGAAGACATGCTTGTGGTGTATTGGAGATACCAAATCAGGATCTTTATGATAAGCCGACCGCTTATCGTTTGGAGACACCATGGTTTAAGGCCTATTTAGTAGCGACAATTAACCCTGCGTTGTACCTCAGGAATAAGTGGTCGGATGTTTTATATAAGAACATACTAATGGCTGTGAGATTAGCCAAGTGTCTTGGTGATTATGATTGTCCAACGATTGAGAGTGTTTCGATAGGATTTCCAGATAATGTGCAAGAAACAAGACCAAGGGGGATCACATGCAATATGAACGAGGGGTATTGAGCGATAAGTATGTTGATGTTGATTTAAAAAATCTGAAACTTATTCGTATTAATGCACTACCACAGACTATACAGTCATTATATCGTATGACAATACAAAATCTACGTAGGGCGCCTATAGTTATTGAAGCCCCCACCTTTGAGTTATTTAATCGTATTGCAGCACAGTTTGGAGCGCAAGCTGATCGCATAAAAGAAACACGACCATTCGCAAGGTTTCTGTTTGTTGCATATGCTACATATGAAAGGGAAACGTATAAACGTGAGACAATCGATGTACCAGTTATCATTTTTTATGATTTGGGTACTGATGTGGCAACATGGTTAGCGCCCCGGTTTTTTATCCCAAAGGTAGATCTAACAAAGGAATTAGAATGATTGTTGTTAGCAAACAATGCATTGGAACTGATAGAGGTCTTATCTCGCCAAGAAAGTTGGAGCCGGGCCTCATTGTCTATTCATATGCGAAGAATGTATGGATACCAAATATTTTATTAGATATTGAGGAGGCCGGCTTCATTAACGTATTACAAATTAAAACATCCAACCCTATAATAGGGACAATCCATGTGCCTAATATGGTAAGTGTAAGATTACATGGGCGGCTTCTCCTTTTAGACAAAGAACGTTTAAATGATCGGATGCGCATAGGGATTGTTTATGGTTTCCCTGTCCTTTTTGAAATAGCAAGGACTATAAGAAGTCGTATTGGTAGGTTATATTTGGGATTAGTGAATTTGCATAATAAAAGTATGCATCATAGATTACTATTAGATAGAACACGTAAGTATCATAAGGTAGTGCCGAAGTTCGGTACTGTGCGCATAAAGGAATTTAAATGGTGCAAGATGTTAGCATATAATTTAATATTGGAATATGACCTTCCTACTGTAGTTAATTTGACATTGCAATTCTGAAGGAGGTTGAGATGCAATTTATACCAGTAGAACAGAGATATGACATAACAGCTTTGCTTGCCACATATCTCCACAAATATGGTTCTGATTGGTTGAGAAAACTCAGAGAGGATTTGAAAACAACACCATTATCGAAACTTATGGCTAATGTTGCTACTGATATTGATATAAGCAAGATGGATGAGGAGACTGCCAGCTTATATGATTCGTTATCGAAGATAGGCGGGCGCTTCGGTATAAGGCGCTCGCTTAATGCATTCATTACCATGGATATTGATACTTATAAAGCCAAACTAGAGGATAATAGGTATAAGCTACTACAAGAATTTAAATATGAATTCAATGATCCCACATTTTTATTAAATCCACCTGACGATGCTCCTGTTCCTAATGTAACAGAATTTGGTCAGTTTTTGGGTATTATTGATGCTCTTGTATCAAGAGCTATCCCTTTTGCTATCATAAAGGATGACGCGCTACATGTTACATCATTATTCATAAAAACATTTATTAACATGCGTGACCTTGGATTATTTGAGAATACAACATTTGAGAACACTCATTTTCTTATTCATAATGAACAGCCGGTTGTATGGCAATCATTTGCTGAGGTAATGCAATATAGCGGTCCTTATTTAAGCAGTTTCGATACAGTATTTGTGATGCCTGAATTTCAGGGTTCCTATGATGAGTGGCAGATTATTCTTAGCCTTATTGAGCAAGCTGGTATCCCAATCTTATTTGTTGAAGGTCGGACGATTGAACCATTCGTAAGCTATTTAACAGGTTATCTGAAGGATCAATCCGATATTGTTATTTTAGACCCTAAGGAGACGAAGAGGCCGTGGGTTAATTATCTTATCAATTTCAGAAACAGGGTAAGAAGCGCGCTTCATATAGGTCCAAAGTTGCAACCCACAGAGACAACAAAAGCTTATAAGTCTTATGTTCGTTCGGCGCTTCCAATTATTAAGCAGATGGAGCATGAAAACATTTCATCTTTTATAAGCAAGCGCTTCTTTGAGCAGGAGAAAATTGTTGATGATATTATTAAGTGGATTCTCTTGCACAAACATCTTGCAGTAAAGGAACCGTTGAAACGGCCCTTTAGTATGCTATTTGTTGGTACAACAGGTACGGGTAAGAGCTATCTCGCGCGGCTTCTTATTGAATACTTCGATGTTCCTTCGTATACCATACATGGTAGCCTATTTAGTGAACAACATACGATAAGGATTTTATTAGGCGCGCCGCCTAGTTATGTAGGTTTCGGTTTGGTACCTGCCTTCGAGAAGTTCTTATCACAATTGGGTGGATCAGACCAATTTCCTGCTGGTATTCTTGTTATTGATGAAGCTGAAAAGATGTGCCTTGAGGTTGTAAATCGCATATTGGTGCCTCTTTTAGATGGTGAGGGCATACAGTTTGCTGATGATAAACATATTGTCCCGTATAACCTTATGGTAATCGCAACAGCTAATGGTGATGCGGCAGAGCTATCTAAAAGCATAGGGTTTGAGCAACAAGTTCTTGATGATCAAAAAATGGTGATGGAGTCCATTGAGAAGTATATGACACCAGAGGTATTGGCCCGCTTCACAGCTGGATATTTTTTCTATCCTCTTTCAGTTGAAGCCCTGTATAAAATTGCTGTTAGGGAGTTTAAGAGATATGCTAATGATTTGTTTAACGATGAAGTGGCGAAAAAATTACGATCGTTTGCAGAAAGGGCCAAGCATGCAAGAGATGTAGAGCGGCAGGCCCTCATGTATGCATTCTCATTGATGAAAGGAGGTGATTTATGAATTCAATAACAATCGTTGGTACCATTGCTAGCAAGATAATGCATACAAATGGTCAATATGGTTGTTACCTGAAGGATGATGATAACCTGTTTTACATCTGGATGAGTGAGGGTATTATAAAGAGGGTGAAGGCCGGGTCTATATTGAACAAGGGCACCGAGGTTTTTATTATAGGGCGTGTAATACATACATTTAATAAGAATGGCAAGACGATCATTGCTGTCGGCGCCTATAAGCTACAACCCCTTGCATCAGTTGCTCTTAAGAACAGCATTGTATCTCCCAGTAAACCAAAAAAGAAGAAGGAAGAGAAAAAAATTGTTGAAGATGAGGATGGAAATGATATAATACCTGTTAATGTCAGGGATATATTAAATGGTCAATTTGAAGGAGAGGAAGCCTGATGGAAGTTGGGAAGATTTTATCTGCCTTTGTTAACAGAACAAGTGATGAGAAATACCAATTTCTGAAGAATGAGTTTGGTACATTACTAAAGTCGAATAAGGAACAAATTCCACAGGATGTATTGGATCTTTTATTCGCTGTAACATATTATATACGTATTAACCCTACCCTTCTGCGAGGGCTTTCATATGTAGAATCATTAGTCAAGGCCGGCTTCAAGAATCCACGTCTCGATGAGCTAAAGGATTCTATTGCAGAGGCACATAAAATTGCCCGTGAGATATTCATTTCAACAGACTAAATAAGGAGAGAAGATGAGCAAAGAAAATATAAAAGCACTTAAGAAGTCATTAAGGAAGCGCATTGAATCACATGTTGATTATTTGCAGAGGACTTATGGTGATCTTTTACACACCAATGAGGTCTGCGCAATATGTGGAATCCTGCATGATACAATGACCTTTATTGCGGATATTGCAACGGAGATTGGTAAACTTGATGCTGATGAACAGCGCGTTGTATTAGTCAATTTAATAGTGTCATGCATAAAGCTTAAAGGCATGAAAAAGGTATTAGTTATACCAATAAAGATGGGTTTATCCTTCCTGTTTAAGACACTTCGCTTAACAGAGATCGAGATACCTGAGAAGCAGGCGAAGATGATAATGTCCATATATGGTATGCTCTTTATGATGGTCTCAATGGTTAAGGCAAAGGTTTGTGATGGAAAACAATAAGAAGACAAAGCCAATAGCTATTGGTATTGAAGAAATGCCATTGTACAGATCCTACCTTGATCATTATTTTATGCAGTTTTACCAGTTGATGGAATCCTTCAAGAAATGGTTTTGTAATCTATCGGAATACCTTGGGAAGGTTGATTGGTACTATCATTAAGCCGCCGGCTCATCAATGATAATCGTCCCGTCAATAATCCATTCTTCAAGCTTATGAGCTTCATCAATACTCAAACCATAACCAATGCAGAACCCATGTTTACCCATTAATAGCGTTGATCTGATGAAGGCGAAAACGGTTGGATCAAGATTCTCTTCCATTATGCTAAGAACTTTACTTCCCACATCTGGTGGAGATAATTCTCTATGCGTATCAATATCCTCATCTATTGGGATAAATCCATCCTTGGCAAGTTTGACGGCTTTACTTAGTGCTGATTCATCATCGTCGAGATCAATATTAGCCTCTGTTGTACCTGGTAATGCGATAAAGTATCCGCTTCTTGTTATAGCTCGTCTGATAGCTTTTCTGACATTGTAAAATACGACAGAGCTAAATGTACTTCCTTGTTCACACCTCCATGTTCTGATAGCATTATGTAGTCCTATGATAGCAATGTCATACATCTCTTGGCGCTCAAATGGTGCCCAGTGAAAATAGTTTGTGATGATATCAACAATCAGTTTATGTGAACGCCTTATAAGCTCTTGGAAGATGCTGTCATAAAGAGGTTGCGTATCGTCGATTTTAGTGATAAGCGCCAGCTCATCAGTTTCAAGCCAGCGGAAAGCAGTTGCATATTCTTCAAATGATGCATAATCATATGTAGTGCGGGTTGTTGTTTGGTTTTCAATCTCTATCATGATATGATTTTTATTGTTGCTTCTATGTTATATTGAGTGTTTTTAAGGTCTGTATCTTTGCTGGGAAGCATATATAGGATAAGCTCGCCGTCGGGCTTATAGGTAATAGCTTTAAATGGACTGTTATCTAATAACCATGTATTACCTGATTCATATTCATTGTGCGCCAACAGGTATGCAAGAACTAATTGTTTTTTTGTGTTATTAGGATTTGACACTATTGATTCATATAGTTGCCTATAATACTTCATCCTCAGGTAGTAGCGCGTGCTTATAATCACCCCCGCTAATAGTATCGATAAATTCGTCAACAGTAAAATAACCCACGATATCATGTCCTTCCTCCTGATATGTTTTTATTCTCTTTTTTACTAACCCTTGTAATATCCCATCCTTATCATGATCATGTAGATCGACAATCATCGGTTTACTTTTCCCTGTCGCGTGTCGGAGGATCCTACCAATAATCTGTACATGCAGTAGCTTGGATGCAAATGGTGTTGCATTGACAAGGCAATCGAGTCTTGGTAGATCAAATCCTTCCATGATTATTTCAGTGGTTGCTATTATTATCTGCCTAAGCTTAATGCTCTGTCGTTCCTTTTTCTTTCTTTGTGAGTGTATCGCTCCAATATCTTCAGGATTAACTCCTTCTTGTTTGATGATGTTATCATAGAGCTCATCAACCATTTTCCTCGTCGGTGTTGCAACGATTACATATTTACCTTGTTTATAGAGAGCCATTATAATGTTTAGAAGCATTCTGAGTCGTTCTCTATCCTTTGTGATACGTGATTTCAGGTGAGCTATTTGTTTACGTGTATCTGAAAGAAATGATGTCGATGGATATGTGCGCTCCGTATCAACGATATAAACATCAGCGCGCCACAGAGTTGGATCTGTTGCTGATATTAAATCTTTACCGAGAAGCCAATGTACAACGGGGAAGAGGCCGTCGGTCCTATATGGTGTTGCTGTTAATCCCAAGCGATATCTTGCTGGTGATAGAAGTACTGTGCGGAAGAACATTGGTGCGGAAACACGATGTACCTCATCAGCTATGAGAAATGGGAAGTGTTGTAGAAGCGGCGCCTTCTTCTCCATATTTCTGAAGAACCATTGATATGTAGCTATCAGGATGTCAGCATTTTTATAGTTTTTATCCTGAGTGGTTGCTACTTTCACATTCTCAAGAAATCTATGTGCCGTATTGTACCACTGATCTTGGAGTAGTTTTGTGTGCACCAATACTACTGCACGTTTTTTACAATGTGCTATAAGATAGAGAGCAACAACTGTTTTTCCGGAGCCTGTGCGTGCTTGTATTATGCCACACTTTTTCTTTAGCCATTGTGAAGCCGCGGCTTCCTGATAATCACGTAACTCTCCATCAAAGCGCACATCCTTAATGTCTGGTGTTGTAATACGTTTATCATAATATTTTATGTTATATGTAAGTAGAAGATCCTTCACAGGAGCATAAAGAGGTACAAGTAGATAACCATTTTTGACGGTATAGAATTTTAAGTATTCGGCTTCCCTAATTTCAGGTATTTTTGTACCCGCCTCCATAGCTGAAATGCCTGTGTAATAAGGGTTCTTAATGATGAAGCGCCGGCTTAATCTGTAATCAAAGGCTACCTTGTCCTTGGGGATAGCAAGCAGATTGCTGATAATAATAGCATTCTTTGGCTGATTATAAAACATACTTGTATGAAGGTCTGTAATAGCAATCCATTCATCCATTGTGCATTACCTCCGGGATTTAACGCTTACCTGTGCTCCGTTATAGTAGCCGCTTCTCATCGGCAGTATAACAGAGCTATGCTTCACATGCTTATGATATGGCTTACTTTGATGGCCTAACTTCACATGAATAATGGTTATGTTATTATTCGGTTCAATAATATAAGGCACCTTGGTTCTCATTAATAAAGCATATAGGAGAGGGAATCTATCGTACGGTATGTCAAATTCATTGGGTAGCTGTTTTACTATTTTGCTCTGATATGTTTTCTTCGCAAATGAAATAATGTGTGGAGGAACAGGAAGACTCTCGTCATTTAAAAGATAGTCAATACATTCATCAGGAGAAACATCTACAACCTCAAAGAGATCCGTTATGTGCCTAATATGGATTGGTTCCTGATCATTTATATTGATGAGCCTAACTGGGAATGTTCCTTCCAGTCCGTTTTCAAAGTCAGGATAGATTTCATTTATTTGCTTCAAATATGCAGACATAGGTAGTGGCAAGACAGTCTTATTAACATATACAGTATCGTATGGGATGCTATACAATTTGTGTATATAACGGCTTTTATAGAAGTCCATGAAGTAAAATGGCGGTGTTGGATCAAATTTGAATCCCTGTGGTGTTAAATACCATATTTTCATAGTTACTCCTTATAGGTGGATAAATATTCCTGGTGCTATTATAATGGTGTCCTCATCGGTAACAAGGTCGAATACAACACCACTGTAATCTTCAAATATTCTAACCTCTTCAACAGTGCGCACCCAACCATCGAAGTTTGTTCCTCTCCATTTATGTAAAGCCGGCGGCTTCCTATTATCAGATACAATAGGCTTCAATGTTATCGCAGGTAGTCTATCGCCGCTACGCAGTTCCTTGGCATCAACATATGTCCATCCGCCCTGCCTGATAACGCCTACTCCAACATCAGCGGCAATTATGAATGTATTAACCCTTAATGGATCCTCATCTACTGGTTGTTCCATGCGCACAGCGACGGCGGCTCCCTTATAGTGACGTATGGTCGCGCGCTTAACATTCTTCTGACAGAGAGCAAGTTTGCGTTGGTGAAGCGCGCCGGTTCTATCATATGTTACAACTGTTGTGGCTATATCACTATAGCGCCTTAACATCTCATTTCGCTCGAGATAATCAAGATTCGGATAAAGGACCTCCCATGCAACAAGACCCTTTGTTTGCTGTATGTAGTTCCATGCATCCCTAAGTGTGGGCGCTGACATGTATTCAGTTACATGTAGGTAACCACCCAACGAAAGGATATAGGCATCAATTATTTTAAAGGATCTGACAAACATTTTCACCTCCCTTATGAAATAGATTCATCTAATTCACGTATTATTATTAACATATCATCCACGAGTTCTTTCCTTTTCTTCACTAGATCTCTTAAGCGCCGCTCCAATGAGCTTGCGGACTGTATATCGAGAAGGCGCAATAGAATCCAAAATAGATTGTAAACTAGATCGGGCCTTCTTAATTTCCTTGTCAAATTCGATATATTTATCATAACAAGACCTCCTATAGCGACAGTGGTCGCAGATACCGCCAATCATCACAGCTAATCTGAACGGATATCTCAAGGATGCGTACAGGTAGTCAGTATAATCATTAAAGTTGTCAATAATATATAGATAATTATGACGTTGCACAAGTACTTTTTGTATATCAGCTGCCATATTGAACAGCCAGAGATAGACAGAACCGACTAAGTGAGCAAGACGGAATGATATACCGGGGTTTAATGGAACCCAGATGACATCCTTCTTTATCGTCGTATAAATAGTTCCTTTGATATTTATAATACTAATTTTATGTCCTTGATAATGTAGAGTAACTTGGTTTGGTAATGGTTTAGATTTAAGTGAGAGCAAATCATAATGAAGTTTCCGTTCGTCTACATAGCCTTTTGATACATCTTTATAAGGAGATAGGCCTGAGTATATGAAGCCGGGACAGATGAGTTTACCAGCAATACTTAGAATCGATAATCTTCGGGGGATTTGTGATTCTACATATGTCCTTGTTGTTTGTTTCATACAACTGGTTCTGATAATTCAAACATTTCCGTTGTCGAACGGCGGAGCTTATAATGGAGAACCTCTGAGAATCCCGATATTTTATTTTTTCTAACATAGACCTCAACAATAGGATTGATTAGTAATTGTGTTCCAGATGCCAGTATAAATGGATCTCGTTCCTCCCAAGTGTATTCTTCTGGGGTTGCATCTAACTGTTTAGCAAATCTACTGTCAATGTGTAGGTTGATATCGGGTTCGAAGCCGGCCTTCCTCGTATCAGAAAAGTCTGATAAATCCCCGTGTTTCTCCTTGCGTAGCTCCGCTGTTGCAAATACAGGTATGTTGTAAAACATACTCATTGCTTTAACGGATTTGTAAATGTTTGACATTCGTATGTATTCATTATCTCCTAATCCACCTAAATTGTTAATAGAATCTATAAAGACGATAGGATACTGTCCTTCTGCCAATACCTGTTCTATTAATCTGGAAAGAAATTCGACCGTATTGCCGTCGCTTACATCTGTTATGATAATGCGGGATGCCATGTTATTCTCAAAGAAGGCGAGGGCTTCCTCGATTCTTTCAACAGCTTCAAGGGCAAAAGCTGATCGTTTTCGCCTGAGTTTGGCATAGTGTCTGATGTGGTAAATAGGCACAGACGAAAGAATACCAAGTAGGTTCAGGTATACTCGTTTCCGCGAGTCATCAGTTGTATGATAGATTACTGTCGCATCAGGATTGTTTTTGAGTAACTGAATCATAAGATTCCTGATTAATGAACTTTTCCCTACATGAGGATCACCACCTATAACTGTAAATGATTGTTCCTTACCGATACCATCGAATTGTAATTTAGCAAATTTCTGCCAGTCAATTTTAAAGTATTCAACTTTTTTAGGGTTTAGGAGGGTTGACTTAAAATCATCGAAGTCTTTAAGTACTGATTGTACAAGCGATTTTAATTCGGCATGGTATGACTTTTCTATTTCCTCAATTTGTTGAGCAGCATCCTTAAGCGCGGCTACACGCACTTTATTACTATCCCCATACTTTATTACATTAGCTAAATTGAATAATAAGCGTTCGACTCGTTTATCACGTTCAACCAGTGCTTGAAGCCGCCGCTTCTTTATCTCCTCCTGTAACTCCTCAATTGATATATCAACCTTTTCTGAAAGAAACTTTATCCACTTAATCCGTTCAGAGGCTTGTTCTATGGTTGCAATGAAATCTAATATGTCATCAAGCTTACCTTTATACTGATCAAATAGATAGCGATAAACAGGGATATTTACCGATGCTTCCTTTATTTCGCGCTTCCATCCTCTCTTGCCTGCAATATTGAAAAGATACTCATCGGGATCCTTATAATCCTTTGCATGTCCATATGACCAGTCAAATATGTAAAGTGTGCCATAGAGAGGGTAGATGCGATGAACAATGCTTGGTGTTGCTTTCCTGCCTGCATCATCATTATCAAGCATTAATACGACGCGCTCAAAATCTAACTGTTTAAGAAGACTAACTCGAGTATCGTTTAAATGTAGCCCCATCAATGCAACAGCTGGTAATCCGGCATATTCGAGTGTAATCACATCAGCTGGCCCTTCAACAATATAGAGGACGGGCTTTGTCTCACGATTTACAACATTATGAATATTAAAAAGCGTGCTTGATGGATTGAAGTGCTTACCTTTAGAGGTTAATAAATACTTAGGAGTTTCACCATCCGGTTGCCGTACAGCAAATCCAACAATATGGGATTTTATGTCCCGTAAAACAAATAATATATTCCCGCGCTTGAAAAACTTATTATACTGTGTATCAAATATATCCTGTATGGTCTTTAGTTCTTTATCGGTGAATGTTTTTTGGATGTATGACATAAATATATTTTTATCAGGAATAGCATATACATCAAGATCTGTCAGATATTTGAGCTCACACCATTTTCTACGAGATAGGATGGCGCGGGCTTCCTCTGTGAATCTTAAGTCACGTAGAACCGAGACAAGCTTATCAAGCAAATAATCTACCGTATTTTCCTTGCGCTTGTATGTGGATATGTCAATTCCTAGGAACCGTTTTGCAAGTTCCTTTACAGTAGTTGTAATGAACTCAGGTCCGCTTATTGGCATGCCTTCTATAATATGTGCCAACTTAAATATGTCAAAGTATTCACCACAACGGAAGCAGTAACCTCCTGTATGATCAGCATTCATGTACCCCGATAGATCACGATCATTATGAGCATGTTCTTTGTATCTTGGGCATTGGAAGGCACGCCCCTTAACGGTTAACCCAAGAGAGCGAAGGTATTCAGGAAAGAATTGCTTAAGCTTTTCCTTTAGATCCATACCTCTTTTCTCCTTGACAAAGGACTAATACCCAATATATTCTATCAATAATATAGGTTAAGAAGGCTTTTTGTCAAGTGAAAAGAGAGGAGAGCACATGTTAATGGAATTAATCGATCGCTTTTTAGTTGAAGAGGCTATTAAAGATGTTTATAAGCGTGATCCCAATCGTGTGCGTCCTACCGAAGCATCAGTAAAGATTGATGGTATCGTGTATGGCTCATGTTTAAGATCCGCATGGTATTCATTGAAGCATTTTAAGCCGCGCCCCCCTGATGCACGCGCCCTTCGTGTGATGGAGGTTGGTAAAGCTCTAGAACAATTAGAAGCGGAACGGTGTCGACGGATGGGCATTCTGGTTGAGAAACCGTTAGATTTTAAGGTACCGAACCCACTGGAACCAAATCAAATTATAAGTGGCCGTAAGGATTTTTATGTGCATGTTAACGGTCATGATTATGTAGTAGAATATAAAACTGGCTCTGGGTATCCCTTTGAGAAGAACGTCATTAAGGGCGGTAAGTCAACAATCGATCATGTATTACAAATAGCGCTATACCTTCATTTTGGAGACATAAAGCGCGGGCTTCTCGTATACCTTGATAGAGGATATTCGCACTATAAGGAATTTCTTATCTATGTTGATAATGATGGTCACATATATCAAAACAACAAGGGTATTGGTATCAAGGTCGATGATATTTTAATGCGTTATAAAGAGCTTTATCAATATGTTACTAAAGGTATATTACCACCGAGGGATTATATTCCCTTCTATACTTATGATATGGCAACCGCTGTTAAAGAAGGACTTCAACATGGACGGATCTCGAAATCAATGGTTACTAAGTGGGAGAAGGGGAAGGCGCCGCTTATGGATTGGCACTGTCGTTATTGCCCGTTCATTCAGTATTGTATCTTCGATGTAAAGAATCAGGAGGAAGCGGATGAGAAAATTACTGGTTATAATATCGATAATTTTATTTTTGAATATTATCGCTCCTTCCTTAGCCAGTGCAAGCGTTAGCTGTAACCTTAATAGAATCTGGTACAATGCTGCTGATGGCCACCATTATATGGAACTCTTCATTGTCACATTTGATGACACACCTTTTTGTATTTATGATACATTACGTAACCTTTATTATGATCCTATAAATTTTAAATGGCAGTCGGATCGATATGATTGTCGTTTTACGGCAGCATTGTACGAAATAAAGATGGTTCCAGGAACCCGGTATACGATTGCAATTGTTGATACAGATTCATTACATACAATATTAAGTGATTGCATTTTTGATACCTTTGGTGGTGTTTTGGATACATCACCTGTTTACCATGTTGCTGATTCACATTTAGTTAGATATTCCTTAAAGGTGGGGCGTTCGATATTTGTGTATGATTCAGCGCAGGTTAATAACATTGGAACATGCCCTGTACCTTTCGATACTGTTTTTGCCAAAGCATTTATGATTAAGAACGCGGATGGTACATGTACAATGCTTAGACCAAGTAGGAGCAGCAGATTTAGTGCTGTCTTTGCGGGCTTATATTATGACGGGTGGATATGTGGCCGCTGCTATAAATTCATTGTACCTTATGATAGTGTTGAATTCCTTGGTGTTGGATTCTCCGCAAGAACGCGTACAGATCCACCGCCTGATGCTATTGAGGCTGAGCAGATGAAAATTGTAATAAATAATACTGATACAATTTATATTTCCATACCGGGTCCTGCCTTCATGCATAATTTCTTTGATTCGACAATTATGTTACATGAGGATGATACAATTGAGATATGCTTTTGCACACCACCGAATAGTAATGCTGATTGCCATTATCGGGATGCACAGGTACTATTATTTGGTAACATTTATGGTTATGCATCAGTCATAAGAACAGAGATGTTTTTCATTGCATCGGGGATACCAGATCTAGAATTTAATCCTATGATGTTTGTTACAGATCCAATGGGCGCGGGGCCTCTTGTGATAACAATGCGCTGGATTAAATCATATTATGATGAAATGGGAGATTATCCAACTTATAATAGCTTATACAACATCATAAGTTTTTTGTATAGATTAACACCAGATGAATTCGATTTGAAAATAATGTCCTCGAGGCATTTGCTTACCAATAATACGAAACAGCTCCATACATATGGGATGATTCCATCAACAGTGATTTATGGTTCAATTGATGGTGATTATGACCTCTATGTGTCTGGTGATGAATACATAAGACCATATGCCCCTGTTATCATAGCACCAAAGGTTAATACTACTAGGCCGCCGATGGCAGCACTATTTATGGGATACTGATGAAAAAGGTTATTTTTATAATATTGTTAATATATATAATAGCTTTACCTGCCGATATCAAGGTTTTTATTGATGCTGCTGTCGATACCACATATGGTGTTAATGGTTATAAATGGTGGGTTTTTTATAAATTTGGTGATAGCACATATTTCGTAACAGACTGGGCACAGCCTATAAAACAATCAAAGATAAGCAATGATACCCTTATTATATTCATTCCATTCTATGTATTCTTTGAAAGTGATAGTTGCATAAGGCAGGTTGCTCTCTATCCAGTCCCCGGTACTGGTATGAGCTTGCATGTGAGGATAAGAGAGAAGACAGGGGTCGTAAAGAATTCATGTCTAAATATAGACTTTACATATTCGTCCTACTTGCGTGGGGGTGTTTGGTATCTCAAGCCATAGGTCAGACGGTTATATCAGATAGTGCAGAGAATTGGTATAAATATCGTGTTTCTAGCATTTACTGTTATGAAGGCTGGGAGCCGCCGGCTTCTGTTATAAACTACATTGGTCTGTGCAGCATACCTTTTGATTCGGTCTTTGCTCATGTATATATGGTATCAACAGATTCAGGCTGTTTTCCTATATTAATATTAAAGAGGCAGCGCGTATGGTCGGGGTTTCGCTACATAGATGGCAAAGAGAACTGTAATTATAATCTCTGTGTGAAGGGGGAGGATAGCTTATTAATTGAAGTTATCTCAAGGGTTAGTGATACTGTGTGCCTTAATGATACCTGCATGGTAACACCATTTGTATATCATTATATTAGAACAGACACAACAGAGACGCTTATTAATATTTGTACTAATGGTTCTAATGATGTGATTATCAATGTTTATGGAGACGCTGTTTATTATGAAGCCCGCGCCTATCCATTTTTTAATGTCTTAAGAGACCATGCTCTCTTTCCCATAACATCATCATGGATTGAGTGGGTTAGTAGGAAGTTGATGCATAAGGATTCAATAAATATTAGTGATTTTTTAGAGATTTATTTTACATCAGAAGCTATGGGGCGTCCTGTTTTGCCAGAAGAATATAAGTATGCGTTAATTTATACTGATAGCATAAATTATGGTTATGGGTCACCACGCTGTCCTGTCGTAGATGAATGTTATATTGACTATGGTTACCTATTTAGGTGGGGTGCAAACAGTTATTTAAGTGGTTGGCTTACATATTTTAACCCTTATGAAACATCTGGCATAAGGGATACCACAATTAAGGAAGGAGTATATTGGTTTACCACAAGGAGAAAAACAGATGGCACAAACTCATTCCATAAGGGTTATATTCATCCTACTATTCCTTGGTCTTTCTATCATTAATGCGCAGTGTGTTCAGCAGGTTAATGCTGTTTCCAGAAGCGACGGCTTCCCTGATATATTACTGTATATCAATGGTCTTTATGACCGCTCATATGCAATAAAGGTCGAATATGTCATGTGTGATTCTATTGATACCCTCGTCTATCGTGGTAATGGATCTTGTTTATTAATTGGTAGTGAGCACATACTTGTTTTTAACGATATTAACATCGCACATATAAGAGTCCCTGTTTTGCCCGGGCATGACTATGATCTATACATATCTGCATTAGGTATAACAACATCGGGAAGTGATACGACAATAAGATATCATTTTTATTATAAGATAGAAAATGTGGAGGAATGGATATGCAAAGAATTATTAATAGATACAGTGGTTGTCGATACATTAGATACATTGCCATCCTTTTCATCATCGCATTGATCAGTACTTCATTAGCTGATCCCATTGTATGTGGAACTGAGTCCAATAGTAAATATGAAGATGTTGATAGCATGGATTTGATTTACATTATTAAGGGGGATACGAATCATGCACAGATAGGGCGATGTGAGGATTCATATTTTAAGGCTATTTATTCGAAGGCTTTTTATCTAGTGACTGATACAGGTTGTGTCCCCGTTCAGGGTGCTGGAGGCTCGCCTCTTGAGTGCGATAGTTGTAAATTTTTCTCTACATTCTGGAATATGTTCATCCATACCAATGGTGAGACATTGTATGCGGAGCAACCGCATTTCAGGGAAAGCGATGATGGAGACACATTTATCTTTTATGATGCCTATTCTCCATTATCGCCGGGGAATAGAATGCTATGGATAAATGTTGAAGACATCTCACCTGATACGATAAGGATTAGTACTGACCAGAATAATAAAATTCTTAGCATTGGTAAGTTTAAAGAATTGTTATTGTGTGATCCATTTCTTGGAGCAACTAATTTAAGAGTTGATACGATTTTGTCATGTAATGATAATCTGGTAATAAGCCCGCCGGTTCTTTTTATGGATTCTACAACACTTATAAATGGCGATATACATTGGAACGAATTGGATTCTATCGTTCAGTATCGTATTGATGAACCTCTTGATAGCATCGGCATCAGATACTTATGGATGTCTGGTGGTGAGCAATGCACACTTGATCTGATGATCAAGAACACCCCTATATTGTTCCAGTTCCTAAACAGTTACATCAATGTTGTTGTAGGTGATAGCGAGATGACCCCTAAAGATTTTGCCGAAGATTTTTGTCCTATCGAATGTACCAGTGCTCATCATTATAATGCTTGCCTTGCAGATACCGATACATTGATAATCTTTAGAATTGACCCGGGGGCTGCTGGCACAACAGCTGTCGATCAGATTATTGTGCACTATGAAGCTGACACCCTCTTCTCGCATGATACAACCGATGATACATTAATCCTTAATGATGGTACAACGGAACATATTTATGTACCTGTACCAACAGCAGGTAATGTTGGTTATGATTTGGTTATTGGCGACACATGTGACTGGGGTAACCCTATAGGATTGCATTCAGGTGGTGGCAGCACAGATACATTGATATTTAGAGTAGGGCGCGGGCTTCGTGTCTATAACGATAGGTTAGAATTATATTTGGATATAGAGAACCCCGGCTTAGAATTTAATGCTACTGAGGATGAATGCACTCTCTATACATTAAGGGTAGCCAATATTGACTCAACACACATAGCAGATAGTTCCATATCATGGGTTGATCTCAGCATCGCTGTAATGGAGAGCATAAGGGCAGGTAGATTGCGTGTATTGTGGGACCCAACCAATCAGGCGTCCAGTTGTACTGACAATTTGACTGATACGGTCTCTCATGTAAGGACAGTAAGATTAATACCTCCTATACAGGCTCAATCAATAGGCGATACAGGGATATGTATCTATTTGGATTCAGTTGCTATAGGTCAGGCATGTGGATGTAATGCTATGGAACCTCTCTATAAGGAAGGAAGAGCTATAGGATTACATGCAGATGCATCACTCTTCACTGTTAGTGGCGGTTATCTAACATTGAAACACCCTTTCATCTCTAAGGTGTTTTTCAATTATAAATCAACATCGTGTGTTGATACAGGTGATAGTAGTCCTAAAGGGTCTAAAATGTATGATTATTTGGTTATTAATGCTAACGAACCATTAGTTGCAACTGGTATTACAGCTGATGAAACTACGAAGGTAGAATTTTCATTAGCATACGATGAGGATCTATTCACCATTGACACAACGGCACCTGATACATGCCAGCTTACTATAAGGGATAGGAGCATAACATGGAGATATATTGATACAAGTGTTGCTGATACCATATGTAATCGTTGTGGAGGCGGCGCTTCACTCTCTGGATGGGATACAATACAGATGTTTCCTCAGTATAGCAATTGTATTGTTCTTAACAGTACATCGTCTGATGGTGTGTTAGATGTAATGATTGATCCTGATAACGACATGAATATGCCTGTTTATAGGTGGCGATCTAACTATAATAGCTCCTTCCAGACGATTATTTTACATGTAGTACAACCATTGATTGCAACAGACTCAACATTGGATACGATTAAGATATTGTTCAGGTATAGGAGGCCGAGCGCTCATGCAGATATAAAACTTGACTATAGGCTATTGGATAGTACACGCAGTACAATAGCTAGTGGTTCTAATATTACAATTGTAGGATCTCCATCCCCTACAGGACCACCGGTAACATATACATACAAAATAACATGTGATGATATAAACATAACAAGATACATCCAACTTGACATAAAGATGAGGAGCAAATATGGTGCGCCGATTTATCTGGGTGACATTAGTATTATTTATAAGCGCCGCTATTAATGCTTATCCTGTTACAGCAGTTAATAGTCTTCCTGATAGCTTTACTACATCTTTAAGGATTATTGATATCGAAGGCCGGCCTATTAAGGTTTCCTCTGTTGATACGATTGTTATTGAGACATTTTATGATACTATTAACACGCATGACACAATTTTATTTCTTACATCATATACGAGCATTTTCCAGTTTGTTGAGTGGATCAAATATTATAGTGGAAATTATTATGTGAGGTTGAAGCCCGGCTTCGGTAGTAAAGGGACAAGTACTGATTCAATAAGAGGGCCGTGGCCTCCAGTTATGCATGAGATTTATCAGGGGGATACATTATACTTGTATACCCGTATTTACTTACATATAAGGTGGGCACCATTTGAACATGCGTGGAATGATCAATTAAGTTACATACGACTATTATACATATGGAATTCAACAGCAAGCAAGTATGTCCTCCACAAGATATCTACAGTGCAATTTGATCCAATTACTATTGGAAGGACAAATAGACATGAACTTTATAAAGAGGGATTGTTTTGGGGGCTTAACCTACGCAAGATTTACTTTCATTGTGATACATCAATGACTGATACAATATGCTACTTGCATTACCCCATTGATCTAGAACTTATCCATAAGCGATTACCAACATATGATCGTTATTTCATCTTAAATAGTCTTAATATGTGTCGCTTTGTTGCTGATAGTGATAGCTCAGCATCAAAAGCATCTCCCATAAAACACATAATAAACGCGGGCTTCATTGACGACATAGCATCAATTATCTCGCCAGATACATCATTAGATGGTATAGGTTATATTAGTGATATTAGTACGCATCAAGATACATATGTAATTGTTATAAATGGTATAACAAAGAGGAAATATCGTTTCTCTGGTATAACAGAGAGTGATTCACTTAATCCTGTTGATTCTGTTGTTGTTTGCAAAGGTTATGGTGTTTCTGATAGTGTATTATATTTCCGTGCTCATAATGATACGGCTGTCATTGTTCTCAAGGCGCTGGCTTCCGACTCCTTTTACATCGCACTTTGTGCCATTGTCAAGGTTGACACAACCATTGATAGCTCAAGACATTTAACTTATATTGATTACTTACCAGTCGGGATCTTTAAGATTCCGCGTCGAACAAGTGGCGGCGGCTTAATAACAAGATTCATATCATGTGATCACTCGGACTTTCATATCGTGCAGCCCGGATTAATGCCGATTGCTTATGATACTCTATCAGAAATGCCCGATACAATAGGCGCGCCTCTCTTCAGATGGGTTGCTCTTACAAAAGGGATTATAACACATAATGATTCAACTAAGCTAGTAGCCGTTGCCATAATTAAGGACACAGTGCTTGTGTGGGATGTAACGAATGATACGACCATTATGTTTGGTTTACCTATCAGTATGGATACGACATACTATTATACTGAAATAGCATCCCAACCATATGATACATCCCTAATCGTATTCCTCCTTGATAATGATGATGAATTATTGTATATCCTTACCATCGACTATGATCTTTCATGGGATACTACAAGTATTCATTTACCATACTTAGGTCAAAGGAAATTTGTTTTTGCAACAACCTGTATTGATACAGGACCTTATTATGAGTATCCTATAGGGTGTAACTGTGATACATCTGATACAGTATGCGATTCACTAAAATGGGATTACGAACTTATAGAACCTATAACAAAATATTCCTATCATACCGTTTACCCGCTCGTATATGATAAAAAAGGCAAGTATTATATATTACTTAACTTAAATGATTCAATCGATGTCAGATCTGATTCTGTGATATATTTCTGGTCCATGACAATAAGGGATCTCATAGAAGATGCCTTTGATAGCCTTCAATGGATCGATGTTAAACCAACATTAGCCGGTAGATCTAATTTGCTCCATCAGCCTTTCATTTATTACAAACTTCCTGGTTCATGGCATTGGGATATAAGAGGTGGCACATATGGACCTGCCGTCGGTTGGAATAATAGTTCTGTTTATCATGAATTAAACTGTCGCTATGCGTACCTCTTATCACCGATACGTAACAACTTATCAGATGGGCGGCTTCGATATTGTTTGAAGGCATACCGTAATTATCCTTTGCGTTTGGGATTTGTTTATATAGATCCCAGTGGTATTTCAAATCCATCAGGAGTATATCCATGTGTTTATAGGATAAGTTTAAAGGGGAAATATTTTTCTAGCACTCGTATGTCAAGTTCATGGTATTGGGCACACAGGGTTTATCCACGTTATTCATATGACTTCCAGATAGAGGTAGATCCCGGTACAGTGCCTGAAATGATTATAGGTACATGGACATATACATTTACAGAAAATACTACATATGTTGAGACATATACTGACACGATTTTTGTACGAAATCAGATTAACCATACAGGTACTAGATATTACATAGAAGGATTTGATTTTGCTAATATTGATAGTCTATTTCTTGTTAATTGGTGGGAGCATGGCTATCCATGGTATTCAACACTCCAATTTGACTTTTATTTTATTGATTATACACCGCCGCGAAGTGGTGCTAGCATTACTGTTCTTGGGTATCTTGATAAACACCAAGCCGACACATTATTTAAAAATGATAGCATCTGTGGTAGATGCATCGATACACTAAATCCTTACTATATCAATGTAGTGCATAGAACAGCTAGTGGATTAATATCATTGACTAACGGGTTTATAGGCTTGATTATGGACAGAGAATTTGATTTCCGCAATGATGGATGGTTACAGGGGATACCTACATATTATTGGGATAAAAATGCTGAAACATGGCATCCAACTGGCGTTGATAGCCATATTATTGATCTTCACATTTATTATGGAAGGCCGGGCTTCATCGATGCAACACCTAACTGTGTAGTTACCTACAATGGTTATCGATACCGCTCTCGCCATATTATTAATCCTAATGAATATGGGACGTGGGGGTTAAGAAGGCGGCGCTTCTGGAATGGTATTAAGCTCCCGCCGTGATGAACTTGGCAAGCGATTTATTATTAACGATGCTATCGAATGTAGCCTCGCCAGCAATGCGTCTTAATAAAGCATTTATCTTTACTAACATCTTACGAGGGGTTTTATCGTAGCCAAGAAGCCGCGCGGCTTCCATGCTTACAAACATATTATCCACCAAATCATAAGCAATCTTTATCCCTTCTGTAGGTCGATCCTGTGTGTAAACATTGATAATATCAATATGTAATGAAGCCACGCTCGAAACCTTTTCAACTTTATATAGTGACTTAATCATTGTCTTTCTAAAATCCCCTCCGGGGCTGTCCTTCTTAACCTTTTTCGCCAGTTTCCTGCTCCAAGCGATATTAGAAACAAAGACAAATGGCACGCGGCTGCTCAACCATCTATAAATACCCATCATGAACCTAGAGAAGCCTGCTCTATCAAATGCCTGTGGCGGCATATTAAACTCATTTTCTGATATCATAGCCGCTGCATTCAGAATAAAAACACCAACAAGTGCATCATAACTTGCAACAGCATCATAGATTTCCTTTTCAATGCTTTGTTTAAATGAATTCTGAAGAATTGTTATATTCCTCTTAATCCTATCAGGTAAGGATTGTAATAACTTACTGTCAGACGTATGTCTTATAGGATCGATTATTAAAACAGGGAAGGATGATGCCAATGTTGTTGCATAATGGAGAATAAGATCTTCACAATGTGAGTTAGGATACATTAGAAATTCATGGATACCTATGGAAGGAAGGAAAATTTGATCAAGCTCTATTATGCCTGATGCAACGAAAGGATTGTCATTATTATATATCCCTTCCTCTTCTATGAGCTTTCTCACATCAAAATAATCAAGCTTCATACTAATGCTCCCTCCTTTATATTGAATCCAAACTTCTCCAGTAATTTAGATAATTTATCGGAATAATACTCATATGCAAGATCAATTTTATCCTTCCAATTCGGATCGTACTCTCTATCGACAAGATGGTAATGTCTGTTTTTGTTTACGACATATTCAACTTTTGTGCCGTGTGTTATTTCATTTATCCCATGTCGTTCCATAAGCTGGCGGGCGAGGCGGGCTTCAACACTATTTTTATTCTTGTATTCATCAGGATGGCTTTTTGATATCGATGTAGACATAATAAATTTTTCCACAGGAAACTTTGTAAGATCAAGATACTTATGTAATAATGATTGGTCCTCACCATAGAATATGACGCGAACAATATCCCATAAACATTCCTTATAAATAGGCGGCTGCTTCGGTGATGCTAAAGCCGATCCCTTAAAGATAATAGTATCGCCATCCTTTAGTACATAACTCTTCATAGCTATTGAATACATGGCATCATATTCTTCCTGCTCCATGAATGTTGTGATGTTCTCTTTATCAATGCCGTACTTTTTATGTATATAAGCCGCGACGGCTTCATTTATCTCATTTACATCAACGTAATCCGATATATAAACACCATCAGTATCATATTCTATAACACTGTCTCCAAGCTTATTAATAACGAAACTTATAACATCACGGCAGAAGCCAACCACTACGATGGCAATGGAAAGATCACCTACCTTGGAATTTTTGTTTCCATGTATCCCATAGATTGAGTTCATAACAACCTTACGTGCAACCTGCGCTGCTTGTGTCGCTTTATACTCAGGACTATCCTTTTTTAACTTTGATAACTTTTTCTTAAGCATTTTCCTATCGTTATACATCTCCTTAAGGACAAGACGGTAAATGCTATCAGATGATTGATCTATCTCAACAACAATCGTTTTATCAAGATTATCGTCAGGTACCTCTATGATTAAGGATGTATCCTTCCAGTACGCATTAATATTATCTTGGTAATCCTTAACCTCAATAATCTTTGTTGTATCGGGACCAGCATTTAGTGTTATGAGTGAGTTAGGATAGAAGGAGCTGAAATCGATTTTATACACAGGTTTGAAGTAACCTTTCTTCTTGACACCGATAAGCGCGCCTTGATATTTATTCCATATCTTCTTTGTATTAAATGATGCTATGCGTCCATCCAATCCATATTTCTGTGCATTGGAGAGAAGCCCGATGACCTTTTTCTTAAATAAGCCGCGCAGCGTTACGATACGTGGTATAAAAGCAGGATATGAATTCATAATAGCATCAAGAGGTACCTGCATGTATTCAGCTAGTGCAATAATGTTATCAATGTAACGCATAGCAAGTTGATATGTTAAAATAATGTCATTTTGATGGTATCTTTCTAATTCCTTCGTGCCTACCCATTCACTCATGTTCATATGTGGAAGGCGGACGGCTTCATATCCAAAATATTCACCTACCGTCTCCAGCTTTTTATTCTGTAATTTTCCCAGTAGTGATTGATCTTTGTCAACTGATTCCCATATGTCATAATGGAGGAAGCCGCGCGGCTTAATCTCTATTGACGACCCCTCCTGTGTTGCAAGGAATAGACGCTCGAATTCATCTATAAGGTCCAATCTTACACATCTTTCATAAATGTAACGCAGATCGAAGTGCTTGGAATAATAACCTGCTAAAACAGTAGGTTTCACCTCTGCAATAGTCCTAAGAAACCACAGTAATAGTTCCCTTTCCTCCTGTTCTGTGCCTGATGTATATCTTGCTAATAGCCGTTCTCCATCATAGATACCCAATGCAATAATAGGGTCTGTATCGTAATTGGCAAATTCGCCTGCATGGCTAAGAACCTCGATATCGAATGATGCTACCCGTACGGTTGATTTACAGTTGAAAAGATGTGGTGCAAACACATAGAGTGCTTCGTTTGCAGCGAGGTGGAAGTATGGAAGCCGCCCGTTTTTTAAGCGATGCACCTTGCGTCGGAGGTAATTGCGGTCAATTTTGTTAATGGGAAAACCACATACATCTTCATCAACTCTTCTCGATGCAAAGACACAAATTGAAGCCGGCTCCAGTGTTCCAATAACTCTGAAGCGAGTGAGTTCATAATGCTGCGAAAATGATGGAACAAAAAGCAGCTCCCCTACCGGTAGTTTAATGTACTTACCATCCTTATAATCTGTGAGAAGGAAGCCTCGCCCTTTTGCGAAGTATAGCTTAAGTGGTACCGCTATTTGCATATCAACGCCTCCTTTTCAACTCCTTTACCACAGCGGGCAGAGGGGCACCTGTGCGGTGCAAAGAGGATTACTCATTACATAATACCAAATGATAGTTCTCTTAAATACTCAATCCCCGTTGCTAGATTATCAAATCTTACATCAATCATTTCATCGATGAATGGATGCATATGCTTGTCATCGGTTATAACGGCCACTATATGCTTTCGTTGATTGTATGCCCATGCAAGCTCACATATGCATCCTATTGATATATCACTCGTGAAACCATCTTCGATGATAGCGAATAATATATCCGATTGTGAGAGCATCCAGAAGTCGCGCCTCATATGATACTTCATTGAAAGAGCTATCTTGTCAGATCTTAATCTGATATAAGTATGATTATCTTTACCAACGGGTTGACCCGGAATAGCTGCCTCCTTTAACAGAATAGGTAGGAAAACTTTTAAGCCCGCCGACCTTAGTTCGTCAGCTATTGAGGATAACCTGTGTTTCACTACATCCCAAGGAAGCCCTGTTATTGGATGCGAAACATAAACAGATAGCTGATCGGATGCAAATATTGGTTTCGTATTAATGGTTGCAGAAAATGATTCATTAGTATCTTTGGTGCTTGTATCGCCTACACAAGGGTTTCTCCAATACTCCTCTTTATATGGCATATCATAAGGATAGTTGGGCGGTATTTGGGGCCACCCGCCTTCTTTAAATTTTTTGCACATTCTCACCTCCTTTTGGTATCTCCAATCTCTCTAATATATAATGATGCACATAATACTTGTCAAGGATATTTTTTATATTTATAGATACAGAATTTTTGTTAGATTTATTAAGCGCCCGCTTCAATATAAAAATATACATGTCCTCGTTAAAAAATATAATCAACAATGGAGTTAAGCCCCGCACGACGGCATTATTCCATAGTTTGTCAAGGAGAGACTTCGTTACCCGAAAGCGCGGCTTCCCTGTACTCTTAACCTCGATAGCATACTCATCACTAATAACATCCACATCACCATGCGTAGAACCACTAGCTTTTGTAAACTTTCCCTTACATAAGGACCTGACTATTTCCTCAGCTTTTTTCCAGTTCATGATTATACGATTATGATATACTCACCCCTAATATTATTAAAAAATAAATTTAACTTAACAACACAAAGAGTTTATATATCTGAATTCCTTTGCATAAATGTATATTAAGGCTCCATCTCTCAGAGCATTTTTCAAATCAATGAAGCACCACTGCTTATCACCTACATTAATAAACCCATCGCCGCATATAAAATTACCACATCTAGGACATTTATTTACCGAGCATTGCACCTCCAATATCTCTTCTGGTGTTGCAGAATACTTTTGGTATATAGGAATATAACAAGGCTCTATTTTATAAAAAACAAATGGTGATGCGATAAGATGTGGTGGTATAAAGTCAATATCTTCAATTGAGGCCGGCGCTTCAGAACCATCAAACGCATTAGTAGTTAATAAATAAATATTAACTCCACCCGTATTAAGAAGGGTGATCATATTATCAAAGAATTTGTCGTAATCAAAAGAAACAGATTTTACCACTCTATCAATATTGGATGATATTGGCCTCAGTACTAACCTTTTCATATTTGATTTCTTTGACAAAATAATATAATACATATTACATGTTTTCTTTCCATTTTAATTGTACCCACTCACATTTTCCTTCATCGAAGTATTTCTTATACTTTAATAGCATGATAACCGCCAATAACAATTGTTCATGTGTTTTAAACTGCTTCCAGTATGATGGAGATATAGCTGGATCATAGTTCATGTATTCGACAGCGCTACTTTTGATAACATCATAAATAAGGTATAGCTCATCAACAGGCGCGGCTTCATTATAAGGATAAATACCCCTGAACATTTCCATAAGTTGCGCCCATGTAGGCAACCAAACAGGATGACGCGATGACCATGAGTGCCCATTTATCGGGGAGATACCAACATAAGCCTCGCCCTCATTACCATCGGGGTAGGTAATATGTTGTGGTTTATCGCTAGTAAGGATCCCATAATAACCCTGTGAACACACAACATGATCACCGATGCGCGGCTTCCATCTGTTCTGTATTTCCTTCACATTGCACATCTTATAATACTTGTCATTCACTCTCTATCTCCTCCTTCTCTTTTATAATAAAGCCAATATTATTACCGCTGACAACTAAACCAACAATTTCCTTGGTTTCTTCAACCTTCTTTATGAACTCCTCAATACCATGACATCTATAATATGCAACAGCATCATATGCTTCACCTTCTTTTGAATTAATAAACCAGTAAACCTTTTCCATTGTTATCTCCTTTCCGTCCATGACTGGGCATAAGCCCATTTCCTTTACCTTGTTACTTCCTTTCCACAGAACCTACATCTATACACATATACCTCCTGTTCATCCCAACCGCCTAATGTGAGAACCTTTTTATAGCGACCAGTGGATTCTTTCCTTTCCCAAAAGTGTATACACCCATCAATAGAGTCCTCATCTATTATACGGACCGTACCATCATTTAGCATCGCTTTAGTAATAAACCAAGGGCGGCCCAATTCATAGCCATCGATTTCATCACTATAAATGACGCGCGCTTTCACCTCATCCGTGTCTTCATCAACCTTAAAATATTCGATCCTACCTTTCAATACTTCATCCTTATGCTTAACTTCTACAGGTGTAAATTTATCAAGACCTGTCTCCTTTTTAAATTTTTCTATCATCTTCTGTTTAAGCTCTGCTAATGTCATACTACACCTCCTTTTCTTCTTTGTTGATATTAAACAATTCCTCCAATGAACATTTTCTCAAGATATTATTCGCTATTTCCAAAAATCCAATGGTCAATCCTATCATTCCACTAATAGCTCTTGCTATGAACCAACAAGCTAATCCCAAGCCTGATAGTAATAAGATTCCTATCGCAAAATCCATCATTTCTCCTTATCGGAAAATGCATGATTTACATCCTCAACCCACGCATGAATAGCTTCCAATGCTTCCTTATATTCCTCATCAGGGATTTCTATATTATAACCCAAGCACTCTTTCAGATCATTGATGGTCTTAATATTACACAAAGTATCATAAGTATATAGAACCTGTTGGTCCCTATCATGAACCTTTTTGTGCAATATAAATAATAATTGATCATCCTTAGGCAAGCCATCATTCATGCCGTCCCAATAAATGTACCAGTTCGAATAACTCCACCTAAGATATGCCATACTCCTTTCTCCCTTTAATCTGTATATGGTTCAACAATCTTCACATACCAATGAGAGCACTTGCCGGGCTTCCACTTAGGATGTGCTTGTTTTATCATTTCAGTCGTTGGTCCTACTGGTTCGCATACCTCCAATCTAGTCTCCCACCAACCTTCAAGTGATTCATTAAAATCCTCTACAAATAACTTAGCTAAAGACTTCACCTCTTCCTCCGTTAGATCAGGATAGAAAATGGCTCCATCAGTTAACATTCCTTCTGTCCTGCATGTTATATAGGCTTCATAAATCGTATCAGCATAACGCTTATTGCTAGTATGAATATCAATTTCTATGATCCTTTTCATTCTTCTTTTCGTCAATGTTCAACAACTTTCTTAATTCCTCTATGGCCTCTTCTGCAAGTCTCTTCCCAAATAATTCAGGATCCTCTTCGATCTCCAATTCCTCCTCGTCATCAGGAAGGTATTCATTTTTAAACTCTTCAATAGACTTGAATACCTTCTCCTTTTTCTTTCTTCTTTTCGACATCCTCACCTCCTTGTCCAAGGACTGTTGACTCTAAACAAGATGGGCGTTCCGAAATTAAGAAAATGAAGTCGCCATGTTCTATGGCATCTTGAAGGTCATAAATGCACCAAACCTCTTTACCAATTTTAAAGAGTCCTCTTTCCATGGGTACCAATATATGACATTTTGGACACTCTATAACACTCGGCATACCCGGTACATATATAATAAGATCATCTGAGGAATCAAAATCAATGGTCTGTGTGTCAGTTGAATCAGATGTGTATGTACCTGTGTCATACCAAACATGGTAGTTAGTACCATCATCATTATAACTATTAAAGGGCACATAATCATCAAAAGGTACAAATGGCACAATAGGATATGCTCTTAGTGGAAAAGCTAGCATATGAGAGGGTAATTTAATATCTACCTCACCCTCAAAAACATCCCTTGTAAGTAAATATGCAGCAAATCCATTTTTATACCTATCAAGCGCATTCCGTAGTGAATGCACAAATACAGACACATGCTCTCTGAAGCGGCATGTGAATTCTCGCATTAAGCCGCGCAGTTCAGGAACATTAGTATCAATAATTGCTATATGCTCTCTGGAAGGCGAGTCTTTATTATAACCAATTATCACATAAGGCATAAGCGCGTCATCACTTTGCATGTTTACCTCCCTTTGTTAGTAATCTCCTATTTCAAGGTAATATGTTTGCCAGTGGTAATTAATGGTGTCATTATAATCATTAATGAATTTTTTAATGGTGATATTAAGCCCGCCGGCTTCACTTTTCTTAACATCTGATACAAATATATACGGCGGGTATATAATATTATCCGGTATCGAATGCTGATTTGAGAAAGCACTAAGCGCGTGCTTAAAATAATTTCTTGCTACATTCGGCGTGACAATACCACCAGCATCTTTATAAGATGTAGGATGAGCATAATTTACATAGTCATATCCAAAATACATCATCTCTGATTCTATCTGTACTCTATAAGCGAGATCTAATAGAACCATGTTTTCATAAAAGATGCTCATAAGATAGATGACATCATTCACAAAATTCCCCTTATGATATGTTTCTATATGATGATCATGTATATCTGGTGGTAATTCCAGTTCATACCGCCAGCCCATAACACCACCAGCTATGATCCTTAACGACGGTAATACAGATTCATCAATTAGGTATTCAATTACCTCCTTACCAAAGTTAACATCCTCTATTTCAGGTGGGTAGAAGACAATACATTCCGAGTAGGAAGAAAAAGGACTTTCCTTCATTTCCACATCTATAGAATGGGGTCGGATTTCCTCTCCCTTGGATGTAGTAACTGATTCTATAATGAAGCACCTCTTTTCTTTATTTATAGGAATCATAATATTCATTCACCCTCCTTTGTATTTTGTTGAAGCATTCTCTTTACATCGCCCAGTGTCAAGTTTTCAGAGATCCAGCGCACCCTCTTTCCTTTATTTATTAAATGAATCATTTCGGTTTTGTCAAGTAGAAGAAGCCGCGGCTTCTTCCCCTTCTCATACAAAATAGCCCAGCGCATGCCTTTGCGAAAAAACATTAGCGTCTCTACCTCCTAAATAGTCTTGCTATTGATAAAGCACGACTAACCTTTCTTACTGTACTTGGCATATAGTTATAGCGTCCGATATTCGTCAAACCTATGTTAATAAGCACCGCACCGAAAAATATCAATAAGTAATCGAGAGGTTTTATTTTCATCGAATTATTACTACTTTGCCTGACTTTATAATAAGGCTTATACCTTCTTAATTCTCCCATTTCTCCTCCTTTTTTTATAGTTGTATCAAGAGTATTAATAAGCCACTCCCTTCAAACTGACATATAACTTCCTATAAATAATTGTATATCATCAGGTAAATTTTCGATCGCATTCCACCGTATATCGGCCGCGCTACCACTTTCAGGCACATAAACAATGTAGTTGTTATCAACCCATATTTCTGGCAAGATTTCCTTACCATATGTGAAGTCGGTTGCAAGTCGTTCAACGGCTTCAGGGATTTCACCATCATCGAGATCCTTTGTTAGCTGAGTCTTAACTTCATACATCACAAGGGCAATAAGATCTGAAAAATCGTTCATTGTGCACCTCCTATGATATCAATCTCTTTGATCATATCCTTTTTAATTCTCATATAACCTCTTGTTGGTTCTCCATTAATACGACCATTTTCAACAATTGCATATGTCAATTTTCGTTCCGGATGTGAATCATATGGCTCAATAACATAATCTTCAAACTCGCAACATGCATTTTCCTCAATGGTCTGGATGAGATCATTTGCATCTACTTCACATTCCTTAGTATAATATTCAATGTCTTCATCATCGGTTTCCATTATGGCATATCTAGCTTCCTCTATTACCCATTCAATCTTATCTGTCTCGATTATTGCACCATTATTTAACATGATTCTAATCATAATTACCTCCTTTACCTTTTTAATGATTTAAATTCATTAGGATCTGGCTTCTCAAATGTTATCGTCCATCCTTTTCGTGGTTTAATATTAGGCCAGCGCTTCCTATCAAGAACATGGATCCTCTTATGCACGAAATCAATAAATGCTATCCAGTTTCTCCTGTAACCAAGATCTTCAAACAACCATACGATATCCTTCGACTGAACTACACCAGCCCGCACAAGTGAAGCCCATATTGATCTTGTAAAAGGATTCTGCCGCGCAACAATCATTCTGCCATTCCTGACGGAGAGCTTCTTTGTATCGGTCCTAACCTCCTTTATGGCCTTTCTTATCCACTCCGTTAATGATAACATCTTAAACCTCCTTTAGATTAAGCTCTCCCTCTGATTTAACTATGATTATATGATCAGGAGGGTCCAGCCTCTTTAATTGCTTTTTACTCTTTCTATAAACAGACAGAGCCTTTGCCTTGGCTTCATTCCCATCCTTTGCTTCTACAGGAATCTCATAAGCATTCCTTACCTCAATTACATACACTATATGCTTTGACATTTGTTAACCTCACATGTTCCGTAGTGCTCTACAAACAGATATAACAATACCTCTTTCCACATCAACCTTATCAATAGGATTGCGTTTTGCTACTCCTATAGCCGATGCATTTCGACCTCGCCTCTTAAGCCGCGCCACAGTAAAGTTACCTTGAATGTTGATCTCGCAGCTGCTATAATTACTTAGTTTCTTAAGCAGGCGGCTCCTCTTATGCTGTTTTCTTACCCTCTCTTGGATAAGTCTCTTGACATCATCGACTGAAAGGATTACTCTTGTTACCTTCATAATCCCTCCTTTCTCTTTTGTTTTTTGTTCATTAAATTGACTATTTATACCTATTTATCCTCTCTTACCATCTTTCATCACAATATGACAACCTTTTGCTAACTTCATCAAAGAAAGTAAAGCATCCATTAAATTCTATTTTCATGTCATTGTAACAAGTGTGTATTTAGCTTCATAGGGACAAAGAAATGTACTTGGAAGTGGAATGAGAATTCGCTTGATATCTATCACTTTGGTATCATTCCAACCCTGCATATCACCCCATTTCTCTGTACTACTGTCCTCAATAATTCTGATTTTGGTTTTCTCACTGTGAAGCAATTCCATCAATTTATTCCAACATGGAGCGCGCAATTCCGGATACTTGAATCCCATTATTAACTCATGCAGGCTAAAAGCAATAAATTCATTATCAACATTAATAAAGAATTTCAATTCATATGGATTAATGTACATTGTTATACCTCCGTTTCAGATTTCCATAACTATTATACCCATCAACAAGAATAAATCAACTTAATTTCTGTGTTATCATTATGCAATAATTCTATTAATTCATTCCAATAATCTGGACGTGATTCTGGGTCTTCATATCCTTGTATTAATTCTTTAAAGCTAAAACCGATAAAACCTGTATTAGTAGCAACAAGAAACACCATGTCATCAGGTTTGATATACATTACTACCTCCCGTATTATTGTTTAACGCTCACTAATTTCTTACAATCTTTTGGTAGCATTATGATTAGGGGATATTTGAAGCCCGCGCCTCTTACTGTACCCCTCAACACTTTGCATTCATATGAATTATCAGACATGATTATGGAACACACCATGAGCTCGGTACCCTTTTTCAGCTCTATGAATCCTGAAGCGGAACCACCAATATCAAATTTTAATTTATCTTTTAACACAAGATGGGTACCTATATCGATAGGCGCCGGCTTCTTCCTACTAGCCTTCTTTACTGTTTCTACTATATAAGTTGTTCTTTTCTTTGCTTTTGCCTTCTTTGGACGCCTCATTTAACCTCCTCTATTGTCTATGTTTATTATCTTCTGCCCGTTCGTCTTTCTTGGCCTCCTCACATGCAATATGGTATGTATAACTCACCATGTGCTCCCACAAGTCGTGCCACATATCACTAAGAAGCCGCGCTGCTATATGCCTAAGGAACATATCTGTTTCCTTATCTGTTAGCTCTCTATCAAGAAGACTATTGCTATTTAATTCATCCTTACCGATGGCAAGAAGATTAACAACATGACCGCCGCGCTTCAATATAGCACATTCATACTTATTACCATTAACATCTTCAAGTTCAAATTTCGTACCACTCCTCCATTTTATTTTGACAACATTCCATCCATTCATTTTGGTTACCTCGGTAGTTCAATATTATATTTTTCTGCAGCATCTTCAATGCCTGCCCATAACATTTCCTCTAAATTTCTATATATTGGATTTAATATGTCATCCAATATATCACCAACATATTCCAATACATAATCAGTAAAATCATCACTAATATCCATCCCTACTGTCTCTCTTACATACTCCTTATTAACAAGTGTTAAACCTATAGTCCTGCCATTACGTTTGATTATTTGACACAGACACTCCTCACCATCGATGAATTCTATCCTGAATACCGTATCAGAAACTTTTTTTATTTTTACTATCTTCCACTCATCCATTTTAATCCTCCACCTTCTCAGGTTCACCTATGGCAATATGAGCGAAGAGCCAATCAGTTGCCTGCTCTATGGCTAACATTTCGTCGGCGGCTTCAACCTCTAAATATCCCTTTATTTCAATATCATCTATTGCATTTGTAGCTATACCCCAAGGAATCTTAAACTTCATGACTCACCTCCTTAAATTTTGATTCAAGCCATTTGAGACATTTCTGAGAATGAAAATAATCCCATACATAATTAGGAATTCTATCAAATTGAGTTGTTGGTTCTAAACTTATAATCTTATGCTCTGGGTTGTACCATATAAGAAAGATTTCACGATTAAGAAGTTTCCATATGCGTTTATCAATTTTTCTATTGCTGCTTTCTAACTTATCATAAAACAATCCATTAACAAGGTAATAGTAATCATTCCCATCTTTTACCTTCATCATTATACTTCTCCTCCTTTTTATCCAGCTCTTCAATACAAAAAACTGCCGCCGAACCAAGTACGAAAATAAGCGTTGCTATATTGTGAAGCTTCTGCATGTCAACTTTATTTTTATCTTTTTTATCACGAATATAATTATCCAAGGCAACAAATAGTGCTTCCATCGGTTCAACATTATTGCGGCAGGCTTCCTTAAATAGATCAACAGAAGGATTATCTAAATAACGCTCCCAATCTCTCCATGACATAATATCCTCCTTTTAAACAGTTACGAATTGTGAAACCAACTCTTTTAATGATCCCTCTTCTATTATATATCCATTATAATTAGCAACTATGACATACCAATTCATAGGATCATTCTGATCATGTGATCGATATACGAAATATAAATACTCTACATCCCCATGTAAATACGGTTCCAACTTCTCAAGTGGTATATACTTTGAACCATCACCATCAGAAATCGGTGAATCAATATCGAAATCAAAAACAACACCCGAGAATCCATATCCTAATGTTAATCCCGATCCTTTTTCCTTCTGTCTTTTGCACCAGTAAACCCAATTTGCTGACATGTACTCAGCATCAAATCGCATACCCCAATATTTATCCTCTCTTAGCCATTTATTGAATCGAACAAGCCGCGCCAGTATACCAGCATCTGTATCAGGATATCCATCTGAATGCACATATGTTATATAGGCACCATAATCATCAACAAAGATCACATGACATCTCGTGGACATCATTACCTCCTTTTTCTGATGGGGCAGCCCCGAAGGACTGCCCCGTTGAAAGGAGCCATCATGAGGACGGACACTTTCACCTCCTTCGAAGCCTGCTGAGGTGACCCACGAAGGGCCACCCCAGCACGAGAAAGGAGCTGCCATGAGGAGTGCTTAGAAGCCTACATCATCATCCATATCCTTCGGGAAGGGAGGCTCTTCATCAAATTCCTCTTCGTCCTCCTCACCTACAGGAAGCTCATCCTCCTCTTCATCCTCGATATCCTCATCTGCACTCGCGCTTGTACGCCCATCATACGGTCTCTCACGGATAAGATCCCTTATCGTCTCATCGAGATACAAATAGAGTAGATAGAGTTCGTGTGAATCAAGAGGGAAGGCCAGCTTCCTTGCTTTCTTCTTCCCTGTTTTCTTGCTAATCGTCAGGAAGAAGGTATCCTTATAGAGACCGAAGGATAGTACGCTACTTCCCTTACCGCCAGCAAGAGATGCATCGTGTATGAAGCGGACCTTCTTACCTTTTCGGACGCCAAGAGCCAGCTGGGCGGCTTCCGTTAACCCAAGCTTCATCGTTAATCCGTCATCCATGTTGAAGCCGTCGCCCTCCTCATCAGCAGGATACAGAGAGAGGTAAATACTGCGGTCCTCCACTCTAGCATTGGCTCTGAGATACACAGACTTTTTGAAAAGACTCAACATAATAACACCTCCTTTAGGTTAATTATTATTCTTTTGATTCAAAAATGCAAGTGCTTTTTCCTCTGTTTCTGCTATTGTTCTTCCACAATATGGACATACCCATTTATTCAATCCGCCTGTGGAAGTGATATCATATGGCCAATCATCATATGTTCCATCTGGATTAAGTTTCCAGCTTACAAAACACTTTTGGACATTCTCTAAATATCTTATTTCCTTATTGCAATGTGGGCATATTGGATAATTCTCCTCTTTGTAAGCGCGAAGTTCAATACGGCAATTGTATCCTTGCCTTTTCAATTCTGCTATGATATCTTCATATTCCCTTAGCCTTTCTATTACTTCATCTTTATCAACCTCATGAATGTTTGCCAACAATCGATTAACCATATTCATCAACTTGGTATCTGACATATCCTTAAGATTCATGTTTGACCTCCTTTATTCAATATAAATTGTAACACGAGGCCGCGGCCTCATTATCTTCTCTATAACCTTCTTCGTAAGTTCTTTACCAACAACATATTCAAAATATTTACGATCGCTAAACAGTTTACTTTCCGGTGGAATGGTACCATCAGTAAGAGCTTGATATGCATCAAGTTTAGGACTAAGATCCATACCACAACCACCTAGTGCAAGGAAAAACCGACTGTTATACTCAAACGGTATGAGATCGCATTCTATAGCCGCATTTACATCCTCTCTATGTGGTTCATAATATACTATCCAATATGAAAGATCCTCTTTTAATTGCTCAATTGCCTGCCATTTCCTTTCATCCTCATCCTCATACTCATACTTTTCCTTATACAATTCTATAATTTCATCAGGAAATTCCACTTTCATTATATAATCATCATCATAATCGCTTAATCGAACTTCGTCATAAAAGGACTCAAACGGCCGCGTGCGCACTCTTTCGATCACAGCCCTTATATGTGTATTATCATTAGCCACAAGTCTATTAAACATATATGTTATAGCATCATCATGTTCGATTGTTTCTATTAGTTTCTCATTCATTAGTTACCTCCTGTAGTTACCTCCTGTGAGCTGACTTTTATAAGAAGCCCGCCGTTCTCCTGCAACTCCTCTGGATCGAATTCTTCAACCTCCATGGTATGACCGCAAGCAAATGTTATCTTCCTCACATTCTTAACATAGTCGTCGGGATCCGTCATATAGAGAAAAACAGCACCGTCTTCAATAAGCGCATGCACAATGACCTGATTCTTATCATTGTAACACTTTATTTCATTACTTATTTCTCCGCATTCTGGACAGAGCCATCCCTTGTACATGGAGTAACCTCCTTTCTCGTAAATGGGTTTATGAACCTCTCAAACTTCTCTCTTATAAGAAGCTCGGCGCATCTTTTACATAAAGGGTAATTTGCTTTGAGGATTTCCATGAGGGCATATGAAGGCGAGGCTTCCTTTATCTCCTTTCCGCATATCACACAACGCATAATAACCTCCTTTTTACCGTATTATTATTTCACCAGAATCAATCGCGGATAATGTCTCCTCCATTTCATAAAGCTTTGTTTCTAAGAACTTTCTGCTCTCTTCACTTAGTTTATCACCATACTCCTCAAGGATCCTACTCAACATTCTCCTCCATTCCTTTAAATCCTCATAGTCACTTCTATGTATTACCATTTATTTCCTCCTTTTCAAAACACAACTCAAGATGTGACCTATAACCTCTACTCTCCAGTTCATCCATTATAAGTGAGAATTCATCCCACTCATCATCAGAGATATTGGCATCACGAACCATAATAGCATAATGCAATTCCTTCGCCCTCTTTATGAGATCCTCATCTGTTGCTCTTATGATACTTGCAATCTTCATTCTTCTTACCTCCTTTACCTTTAATAATATTTCTTATTTTTGATTAATCAATAATTTTTTGTCCATTAAATTGACTTTTGTAGTTGTCGTCATCTGACACAGCTAATGGTAAAACGCTTATGTGGCCTTTGTTAGCCTCCTTACATTTATCTAGGAATGAGAGAAATGAATATTCATCCATTATGAGGTGGAAGCCGGCGGCCTCATCACTTGCTCGTACTGTTCTGAAAAAGACAAATAACTCACCATTATCAACACTAAAGTTAATTCCTATCATTGTTGCTCTCCTTTTCAAGTAACTTAGCAATCAATCTCTTTATATTCTCTATTTCTCTTTGCAGATCATATACCTGCTTCGTTACTATGCTGAGGCATATTTCTAGATCTTTCAGTCTGCTCATATCGTTTCCTAGTTTTGATTTTATAGACCATACCAAACTTGTAATTCTCTGGATCGATCCATCCATGAAAGTGTTTTGGTAGAACTCTACGACCCTTGCGTTTGTAGAATGCTACCTTCTTTCTCTGCTCCTTCATCACCAAACCTCCTTCACAGGGAAAGAGGTGAGACCCGGTTACTTGAAAGGGGGTTGTTTTATGGATTATGGACCGCGCTAGGTATGCTACGCGGAGGAAGGCCGGGCCTCACCATACCTCTTATGTCTCCCTCAATAATCTTTCCTTTACATAGACCTCGAGAAGCGATCTGAATACCTTACTACTACAGAAATGCTTATCCATTACAAACACATGATCTCCTTCGGTCCTTACTCGCTTGTCCCATGTGTGGCCGGCTTCAAGAATACTAAACACATCATCATCAGAGAGGCGGACCTCACTACCATTATCATCAGTCCTCAAAACAAACGCATCGGGTGTGATTCTTATTAACATAATCACCTCCTTTTAGGTTTATATCTACTAATAAACGATTTGTCTCCTCAAATTTCTCTCCATATTCTATTCCCATAATATCTGCATATTCCTGTATCAGTATTGGTGCAAAGAAATAAAGACGCTTATAATGTCTATCATTTTTCCTATATCTATGTTTGACAGACAGGTATAAAGAAGTAAGTAATTTCGCATGACCTCTTGTTATCAGCAAGTCATATAAGTTGTCATTTATAACAAGATAAGTTTCATCAGAGGAAAACAATTTTGGGAAAATTTCGGATTCAGAATGATATACTGATGCATAACGGTAATAATATTTATCACTCATGACGATCCATGGCATATCAACTGGCATCTTCACAAGACTAACATTATGATATGGCTTATGCTCGTGACCTGTATCCAACTTCACTTCTACACTACTGTTAAACAGCGACTTCATTGTTTGGATAAGGAATAATCCACCTATGTCTATCACATTCACTCCATCAGATGGCAAAGATTTCTTAATAGTATCAGCATCCTTATAGACTGTAGTTAATAATCCATCCGGCACTCTGATCATATAGTTGATTGATTCACCTTGGATAACCAGCTCATTATCTGCATCTGCAAATCCTTCCGCGTCGTTTGAACTAATATACTTTTTCCATCTACCAATATAATTTCCATAAAAACCATATGGTTTATTCCGATCAGCTGACCACTTACCATACAACATTATATTGCCTAGTGATATAGGATCATTAACATCAAAGTGCAATAAAAGAATGGGCATGTCGTATTTAGCTGAAGCTGTATAAATATGCCCTATATGCGCCGTTGTAGTTGTACTATAGTGGAGATAGTATGACCTTATGAAGCACACGGACCTCTGGTAATCAGATTTACCGCTACGGCGATCATACTTGTATTCATGGAAAACATATCCAATACCAGAACTATAGGAACAGATTCTCAGTCCAACAACTCTTTTGCAAGAGTTATAATTCCTACAAAATATCCTATCATAATATTGATGAAACCAGAAAGATCCTTTGTGATTACTACACCCATCATAACGCGAGAGGTCAAAATGGGGGTTAAGCGCGGCTTCCGCTACATCATGATTCTTCATACGCTTCAGACGGATGTTTCTTACTGAAGAAGACATCAGAAACCTCCTTTCTCCCTATATATCCTTTTGCTCCCAAGATCTCCTTATGTCAATACAATTATTAATAAAATATTCCTCAAACTCATCTTTTGTTTCATCAACGAGCGTAAACATGTCATTAATATCCTTTGCTTTCAGCGTATCCATAAGAATTTTATACCGGTGCCGCGCCTTCTTCTCATCACCCTGCTTAATAAGGTTTATAACAAACTTCTTTACCTCCTCTACTAGCTCCTTATTCCTTTTCACGGCCTCATATAAATCCTTAACCTTTATCGTAAACTCAGTATCATTGTCATCTATCTGTACTACATCATTAAGCTCACCTTTATACAGAAGCTCCATAAATACTATTTCGGCAACCATTTCCTTATATGCATTATCAATAATCATCTGCCTCTTTTTCCTGCACAACACATCACCATAGAATCTACCTATATCGCGAGCCGGCATGTAAATGATCTTATTTGATACAAGAAATGGTGCTATCGCCAATGCATTGAACTGATGGAGATTCATCACCTCAACAGCTACGAATGGTTCATTGCTGAACAAACCACGGCAGTAGCCATTCCAATGCAACCTGATGAACTTATAATAGGTTATCTTTGCGTCTCTATTTTCCTCTATATCTCTATCGATATCGATGTCATCCTCCAGCAGGTATTCGTCATTATGGATTATAAGAATATACTTTGTCACATCCTTATCTGTCATGCTTTCAACACCTTTTATGAGCTTCTCCTTATCAAATGTAAACATTATGCACCTCCCTCCTCCAACATTTCCTCTATTGCATCTAAATCATTGTCCCATAATTCGATTGCTTCCTTGTATATGTCCCCAACCTCTTTAATTACTTCATACTCAAAGTATTCACCTAATATCTTAGCAACCTTTCCTTTACCATACTTTTTAATCAATTCTTCTAATCTTTTATCAACTATCACCCTTGACGGAATTTTGATTTTTAGTGTTTCCACTTGATACCTCCTTTTTTCTTAGTTACTTCTTAAGTCAAGCAATAATGTAGTTATGTAGTATTTTCCGATATCATTATTATGCAATCTACTATTCACATTATTGACCTTCAGATAGACACATGGATAATTACGCGTATAAAAATATGTAGATCTGATATTTGATATGTGAAAACCTTTCAATCTATAGCACATCTTTGGTGTTAATATAAGCGTTCGCATTTTCTCATTTATAATATATTTAAATATCTCCTTTCTTATTCTGTTCATGAAGTCGCAACGGAAAAGAACTGGTACATAATCACTCATATACACATAGACAATTTTCTCTATGTCACTCATATTACACTCATAACTTTCACATAGGAAATTATACAACTCTGTTCCATATGCAGTTATATTGAAATTATTAAACCTCTTCTTTGTACCTGAGATTGTTATGAAGCCCGCCTTTATTTTCTTTGTTATAGTTGAGATAGCATAAGTTGGCGTCTCCTCAATCCTCACCTCCTTCTTAGGAACTAGTGCATAAACAATTAGTTTCATGACTCCTCCTTGATTAGGTCTCAAGCTATGTTACCAATAATACTGTTATCCAATACTTGCCGATATCACTTTCATGAAGTAATTCATTAACATTGTTAACCTTAACATATACACAATTATAAACAACATCATCCCAATAGAGAGTAACATTATAATTATGAGAAATATGAGGATGATACCTTACATACCAATATGACCTCCTTGTTAATGGAAGCGAAATGCACCTTCCAATAAGCCATTCGTATATTTCCATCTTTACCCTGCGACAATAGGATACTTCTGATGCACCATACATCACACTTATAAGATTTCTAATGTCTTCACAGACATTAGGCATCACACCCTCATAAAATATCGTAAACATCCTGCAAAGCTCATTCTTATCTATTTTTATATTGATCTGCTTGTACTTGCGTTTTACTCTGTGGACAGTTATGAAGCCCGCCTTCAACTTCTTCTCCAATATTTCCTTAACATACGCATGTACTTCACCGAATTCTACTCTCCCTTTTGGGACAAGTGCATACACCAGAATACCATCCATGTTAAACCACCTTTATACCTAATCAATCAATCCCTTTATCTTGTATACTTTGAATCCATCGAATAATCTTATATTCTTTTCATCCGATAGAGCAAACACCCATGTTCTATCTCCTTTTATCATCTCCAAGCTATCCTGATCACATGGATATCCATCAGTAGCCATGATTTTAACGTCATACTGCTTCCTAGCCGCCTCCTTAAATACCGGACGATAGAGAGTACCTCCCGACTTTATATCCATCACCTCAGGTACTTTCTCATTACCACTTATCCGCAACCATATGTCATCAGAGAAGAATACGATATCCAAGTTGCATCTGTTCTTTAGCGGCTTTAGCATGCTGATGAAATACCTAACTTCCTCGTCCGTTATAGATAGAGATGTATCTACAGCAATGAATACAGATAGGATGAGCTTCTTGCTTTTCTTTATGAAGCCACGCCTATCCTCTCTATTTAGCCGTATTTTCCTTGTGAACTTCAAGCTATTCATGCCGATAAGATATTTTATCAAGTGAACCAGATCCCATTTTTCATCAAGATCAAATGCACCTCTGTTCAATAGATTTCCCACTAAGCCGGCGCCTCTTGACGCCTGGCTCTTAATAATCTCTCTATCAGATTTACCTATGCCCGCTTTAGGACAGGATCTGTAGGTATAAGGATAGAGCACAACCGCAGCCGGCCACTCAAAGACGATGTATCTATCAGACACAACAGCTATTTTATCTTCTATCACATCTATACCAACACTAAATAACCGCTTACCCGATGAAAGAAGATCTTTAAACTTCTTCTGATCGCTATCCTTGTTCAGATCAAGCACATAACGATCCTTTAGACTGTCAATTAATTCCTTTGCAACAGTCTTATATTCAATATTATAATCAGGTATCCCGAATGAATCAGCATTCACCCCTATCTGCTTATAGTATAATCCGACATAGTAATTAACAACCACATCGAAGACGATATTCCTGAATGCTTGAGCCTCCACTTTATCCTTCAATCCTGATATCTCATCAACCTTTGCCGCTATCATTGAATCGAAATGTCCCAGCAAGATGTGCAGTAATTCGTGCACTAATATTGATGCAATATAATCAGGATCCTTCGACTCTACCGTAACAGGATTCAATACGATTTTCATCTCATCGGTAGCAAACCCTTCGTACCCTATAATGAGATCTCCTTTTTCGCGACTGCTTGATACCACAATAGGATACTTAGCAAGAAGCATAAGGAGCGCGGGATCCCGGCTCCCTATGCTCATACGCGCATAAGTTAATTTTTTATTTTTATCTATCATTATGACCTCTTTTGTTTACGAGATGACTTTCTATACTCCTCGACGACCTCTTTTATTACCTCAAAGTTATCCGGATCCTCCTTCTTAAACCGTGAGAGGAAGTTATGTATATCAACATTATCGTGCATTGCTAGAGTTCCCGTGAAAATATCCGGGAACTTATCAGCAAGAAATGCTGCCATGTGCCCAGCGAGAGGGTGATATGTCTGCTTATCCATGCATTCACTTATGATTCTTGATGTATAGAAGTATAGGAGACCATACTGATCCTTGGGCAACTGTTTCACAAGCGTCGGATTCTTCTTCAGCTCATCATACTTCGGGATTTTCTTGTAATCCGACTCGACGAAGCCCTTGATGGCCGCCGCTACCTCAGCACCTACATAGACATCTATGTGGTCGATAGGAAGCCCCGCCTTCATCATCTCGGAGCAATCCTCTATAGCTCTTGGAGGCACACCCATCGTATCCGCATCAAGTTTCATGTGCTGGTTATAGATCGAGAAGAACATAAGGAGCCTTTCATCCCAGCCTTGTTTAACTCCATATTCAAGGACCTCTTCTACTTTCGGTACCAGCTTTACCTTCGCGCTCCTCTCTATGAATGCGTCATCCATCTCTATAACGATATAATTATCTTTGCCCTCCTGGATATTAGCCGTCATAACGATAAACGTGCCTTTAGGAAGCGGGCGTCCATTGAATGTCTTATACTGTATAACTTCAAATAATGCCTGCTGTATGAACGGATTACACCTATTTACCTCGTCAATAAGAAACACTGTATTTTCTTTCTCAGGAAACCAATCAGTATATGTGAATTGAGATTTACCATCTTTCACAATGATTTTTCCGAGCAGATCACCAACATCCTCCATATCGCCGGGCTTAAACTTCTTAAATGGCAGGCCGTGCTCATCAGCAAATTCTTTAACTATGGCAGTCTTGCCGACTCCTGTTGCGCCGACAATAAGCACCGGCTTCCCTGCCTTTCTCGCAGCAGGTAGAATCGTATCTTTTACTTCCTTTATGTTCTTTACTGCATATTCTACCATCTTGACCTCCTTTTTGTTTAATTAATAATGACAATCAAAATAGACAACCCAATAATTATTGATGTCCCTTTCACTTAATGGTTTGTCATCGTACTTGATATATTCACCTCCCTCAGGCATGCGCTTATGATATATGCAACCTGCACTCATTAAGTCTTCATATAAACTTTTACTCAGATTATGGACAACAATGTGATTATATACATTTTGCCATTCACCATAATTATTTGTGTGGGGATAAAACTGTTCATTTTCATACATCAACATAAATTTGATGAACTTTTTTATATTCTTATTAAATGCAAGTATAAGCGCTTCGTACCATATCCTCATTGAGTACACATATTCATTGATAGCATCAGATAGCTTTAATATCGTTCTGCTAACATGGAGCATCTGATAAGGATAATGTGGGGAATCATAGATGAGGTCATTGAATGCCATGTCGATGAATCGGCCGCACGGTAAGCAATAGTCAAATCCTAATTCCTCAATATCAACATCATTATACATGAAATCATCAGCTTTATGCAGCGCTTCTGCCCTTGTCTTTGCTACCTCTTTTGGTACAAGAACATGTAACAGCGTGTGCATGGTATCACCTCCTTTACATGTCATCCTCCTTTTCCATATTTATTATAGCTTGTTCAACAAAAATCGCAATAATATCCTCCGGAAAGTAGTCATATGGAATTGACTCATCGTATTCTTTAGTAAGCGCGCCGCCCAATGTCAGAGCCTCCACAGTAACGCTATCAGTATTGCCATAAGGATCCTTTACCACTAATGGAACATCGAGATAGACTTCGCCAAATTTGCACTGTCCCAAAACTGCCAACAACTGCAACCTTTGCATTGTCATTTTTAACTCCTTATGATTGTTCTACTATTAATTGTAATTCTAATTATCATAAGTTTTTATGTGCCAATAAATTGACTTTATCATAAGGAAAGGTAAACAGTTACAAGAATAGGCAGAAATAGGGCAAAGCCCGCCGGCCTCTCCATTCCCAAAAAGTGTTGCTAACTCATTGATTTTCAAAGAGCTAATGAGGCCTGCCGCGGGCTTCCCCATCAACCCTAATAATAGTCCCATCACCACTTGCCCTTTCTCATCATATGAAATGTTACACCAACCATTATAATATATAATATTGCGATTACAAAAGCACCTGGGTCTGTATTCATTTCTCTACTCCCCCCCCCACATTAGTACTTATTAACAATCATTATATACTGTTATTGTATTGCCAGTAATTTCGTTCTCTATGACAACACGACATGGTAAAAGAAGACGATATTTTCGTAGCAATTCTGCCAACTCATCTTCCAGTATTTCAGCCCATTCCTTATTTCTGGCATCAACAAATAACGATTTGATGGTAAAAACCGTCCTCATAATATCCTCCTTTATTCATTCTTTCCCAACCCACTTTCTTCCGTCTGTTTTATTTTACATTTGATGCTGAGATACTTTTCAACATTCCTATACAATATATTATAAAACTCCACATGCAAGTCATAATTAACTAGGTTAGATATACGCTTAAGTTCTCTTTTATCCAGATTCTTAATCATGCGATACAATTCTTTATCTACATTATGGCCCGAGATTTTCTTATACCAGAAAGCAACTGCTATAAGTTCATGTGTCAATTTAAATTTAAATTTGGGGGGCTTAGCTTTTGCTCTACTAGAATCAACTAATATTAATTTCATAATATCCTCCGTTGTGCCTTCTTTAATTTTTTGATAATCCATTTCTTCAAACTATCTGGCACCTCTTCCCATGTAACTCGCCGCCCTAATGACGACATATGAATATCAGATTTCTCACCGATATAATATAGAACACCAAGAGGATGCTCTGGATCTTTCGAAGCACCATATACATCCCTATTGTTTATTACCACTGTGTAACAATCTATAACGCCGGGATTATAATAGATTTTCACCTCAGATGGCTTTGGCCATGTTTTACACATCAATAAGTTGACTTTCTTACCCATTATCTTCATAAAATGTTGCAGAGATGAACTCACTTCCTACTATTTTACCACAGAACTCACACTCCACATCAAATGGTGGTAAACCGACAACATTAATATCAACCTCGAATATCGTTCCGCAATATGGGCATTTTAATTCATAACCAGTGATTTTTTCATTCATATTATCCCTCCTTTTCCTTACTTAATGCTTTCATATATAGATATGAAAGCCGATCCATATTAAGCTTTGCGCAATGCTCACATACTGGAATGGGATTACAAAGATATCTTGATTCGCTATGTATTACTAGCTTCTCATCGTAATATGAGGTGCCTATGTACATGTTTCTGGTAAGGATCCTACCACAAATACCACACCTTTTTTGCTCCTCAGGCGGTTTTCTCAAAGTATCGATCACATCAGCTAATTCACAGAGGCGGGCTTCAATTGCTTTGATACTTTTCTCAAGTTCTTTCTGCATTTTATTATGATATTCATTGTGGTCAATTTTGTATTCCCTCATATTGCCAAATAATACGTCAATTCTCATTTCAACATTTTCCCGCATGTTGTTAAGATCCTCTTTTAGCTTTCCAAGGTCTAATTCTAATGTACGGATCCAATTATCTATCATTGAAATACGACTTTCCATTTCCTTCTTTTTCTTTCTACTGAACATTTTATACCTCCTTTGTTTTTTGTTCATCAAATTGACTACAAATCATTGGATTCAAGAAACTGGCGGACCTCTTCCACTATCCGCTTTATTATATCGTACCTCCTTATCGAATTTAACGATATTACTTCATCACGGGTTAAATATTGTCCATATAATTTCTCTACATGTCCATTTTCAAACCTATAACCATACATTGATCCGTCCTCAGCAATGAATTCAACCTGTGCTTTCTCAAGGTAAGGCGAGAGGGCTTCAAGCAGAACATCAAAATCATCCCACCTATCAAAATAATCGCAATCCTCGATCATCAGGAAATTATGGCCAGTAGACTCATTACGGATAACAGATACACTACAACCTTGCAAAATCCGTGCGGATCCGGATATAGACGCAGCCTTCTTTATAGCCTCCTTTATATCGTGGGTTGTAACACCATCCTTCACAGCAATAATATAGAAGCTGAGTGTGCTATACTGGGACATCCCTATCCTCCCTGTTTATTATTATGCTCATCATTTCTTTTATCAACCGTTTTGATAATTCATCGAAGAACCCTCCAAACACAGCAACCAGCATATCCGCGTCTTCTAATGGCACAAATATTCCCTTTGTTTCAATAAGCCGGCCGTTTTCCACACGGTACCCATGTAGTGTAGCATCATCCTCAAACAATTCTATCTCAGCAAAATCAACAATATCCTTTATAGCATTCATTATTCTTTCTACATCCTTGACAGGTACTAATGCATCCATACTAAACCTTGAAAGCCACATACGCGGGCGGTCAAGTGTGAGTCTCGTAAATCCTGTTTTGAGCATATAGCGAGCAGCTTCATTATCAATCTTTTTTATTACTCTAAGGATGTTGTCAAATTTTTTCTCATCAGCGTATATGTCAAAACTAATTATTATAGCTCTTCTTTCAGTCCTGAGTTCTTTACATATGTTATCCATCATATCCTCCCTATTGAAAAATATCACTTGTGTTCTATTCCTAATCCTTCATCATGGAAGCCACTTCCTTTATTAACCTCCTTGCTATCTTTCCAGACTTGTTTCCAAATAGTGCACTTATTAGTTGCGCGTCGTCTACTGGTACAAATATGCCTCTTGTCTCTATAATCTGCCCATCCTCTACCCAATACCCTACGAGGTTATCATCATCACGAAGCATTTCAATACTTGCAAGATCAACCTTATCCTTGATAGTATCTAGTATCTCCTTTACATCTTCTATAGGAAGCCACATATCAGGATCAAATCTTGCAAGGTGTGCGTAATCATCATCTCTACTAGTTATAAAGCACGCATAAATCATGTAGCGGGCGGCCTCATTATCAATTCCCTTTATAACATCAATAATCTCACCAACTTTCCCTTTATCTACAGAGAATTCGAAATTTAGTAGTATAGCTTTATCACCCATCTTTATTACTCTCCTTTCTTGGAGGCGGCGGCTTCACCCCTGCATGCAATGCTAGAATGAACCATCGTCTCCTAGCTTCTTCTAAGCCGGCCAGCGCGGCCTCTCTTGTCTCTCCCATACTCATGCATCCGGGCAGATCCTCTATCTCTGCAACCCATTCATCATTCCACTTCCATACCTTAATCGCATAGCTGCGCTTCATATACTTTTCTATTTCATCCTTATATTTCCTTTCTACCTCTGCAAGTTCATCGTTACTTATGAACCTTCCCATGCCATTATCCTCCTTTAACATTTACCGCCTCCATATAACTCTTTCAAATCCTTTTCCATTTCCTCAAGGCATTTTTCACATCTATCACATCTTTGTGGGAACCATCTTTTGTGTTTCTTACACCATTCGAGACCCGGTTCCCACAAGGGGCATTGGTGGTCTTCATCTGTTCCTACCTCTCCATTGATACCGAGTCTTTCAAGCTCTTCCTCTTTCATACAACCAGCATCTAACATACTGCCACCGGATAATGCTACACCCGACGGGGACGGATCGAACCATTCTTCATAATAATGCTTACATGTTTTACATATACCTACCTCTATATTCATGTAGGACCTCCTTATCATTAATAAATGACAACCATAATGACAATAAAAATGACAATGAAGCCGCGGCTTCACCCATAACCCTTTTATAGGCGGCGGTTTTTACGGGTCTGCACCTCGACCCTATTAAACTACCGACCTGACAGCCCGGTGCGAGGCCTTCAACGGTCGGGTGGGATTGATACCCACATCGCCGCCTGCTTATAATATCACTCATCCTTTTGTTTTGTTGCCTTATAATTGACAATAACTTATTCGTCAATCAAGGAAGCGCGTCTTCCTTCTTCAAGAAAGCGCGGCTCCTTTCCTAAAAACACTACCCTTACAAGATCCATAAATGCATCTACATAGATTCTACCTCTTACCTTCCATGGTAGTGAGCTCCACCTCTCATCATATTCTAACCTGCCTATCAATGACATTGCACAACATGAGAATATAATCCTGTACAAAAGACCATCAATAAAATTATTAAACCTCTGCTCCATTCTTCGCATTAATCTCATTTATGTAATATGTTTTTGTATTCCATCTACCCACACCTCTAACCCATTTTGGTAGACAGTGTGGGTAGAACCATCATTTAACGTGACACAAGCATATATAGTATTATATTCATCTTTACAGATTCTAATAGATTTTATCCCATAGGATTTAAATTCCTCATATCCTCGGAGACATAGCCATGGGTAATAATAACATCTATCTTCTATTTCAACCCCTTCGGCTTCACTTATTTCTCTTATTCTCTGCCGAAGGGGTTCAAGTGATTCTTCGACCAGCTCCTCCAGCCTTCGTCGGAGCCGGTCGCAATAAATATCTCCCCTCTCGTCTCTCCCACTTTCACATTGCCCATTATAAAAATATGGGCAATCTTCGCAATTCTGAACCCTCATCAACTCTTCCTCTATAGAAGAGTATTCATCTGTTTTCACTAACATGCCTTTCCTCACCCATATATAAATCTTCGCCAATAACTCAGCGAGGCTGCCGGCTTCATACATCACCACATAACTAATGCTGTCCCATCCATGGTCGATATAACCACCACATAACTTACTACCATCTAATCCTTCTATACCAAGACATACTCTTATCTTACCACCTACTTCTATTTCATCATCTACCATAACACAATGAGGACACTCAGAGATTATTTCATCAGCAACAGGTGCCTTAATAGCCACACCTTGCATAATAAGCCGCCGTAGTTCTGCATTATTAAAGTGGTACTCGAGCTCCCATTTATCGCCCTTATGTTTCCGCCAGTAGAAGCCGCCGCCTCCCTGAGGGAAGCCGGCTTCCTTCAACTTCCTACATAACTCCAAACTAGGAACAAGCTTTCTTATGTTACACATCATCCGCCTCCTTTTTCTTTATTTCTATTAACTGCTCCGCCACCTTATTTGTAAGCAACCCTATTACCTCTCTTACAAAATCACTCCTCTCCATTAGTACATACAACAGGCGACATATGAGCACATCAAGGGTCGGGGCTTCATACATACACACAACCCTATCATGTTCAATAAAATTCCTATGAATCAGATGAAATGCATCTCTTATATCTGCTGTATAATCAGGACAAATGCTATGGTCCTTACTACTATCATCCTCATATAGCACCCAATAATATTCAGTATCCCTATGATGAATTCCCAGCTTCTCAAGTTGCATACATAGGTCAACACTTGGTACAAGACACTCAAATTTTGGTGATAAACCTTCGAACATTATTTACCTCCTTAATTTAAAGAATATGCTACCTTCTTGCAAGAACCGCCCTTATACATTATACAAGGCTTAGATTTCCCATATTCATCAGTCCTCCATACAACAACATACATATCCGGCGCCGCCTTCCTACAAATTTTGCGGGCTTCTCTCCTCGCCCGCTTAAACTTCCTGTACTCACCTACTATCGTAATCCCGCCGGCTTCACATAAAATAACAGTATATCTGTCCACACGAAATTCTTCATTCCCTGTCCGCATTTATTCCTCCTTAACATCGGATTTAACCATTCTATAATCCTCAAAAACCTTCCATTCTTTTCGCTCATCATCCCATACCTTCCTATATTTCATCCACATTACGAACGCAAGCCAAAGTTGCTCAAAGGACTCAAATCCCTTCACATCACCAGTAAGCCAGTTGCCCTTCTGCTCGCGTATCCACTCGTCAAACAACACATGCTTCCACGCCAATCCATCAGGGATCATCTCCTGCAATTGATCCTGTCGAGGAAGCCAAATTTGTAAATAGGAAGGATCCAACCCCTTGGACTTATGAAAGACCGCTATACCCACGAGAATATCTTTTTTCATTCCTGCAAATTCTGCATAAAAATCTCCCTCGCGGGGCTCCCATTCACTCCGTAATTCCTCCGCCTTAACACACATCTCAATATATTTAGATGACAAATCCATTCAGGATACCTCCTTATCCACATCAAACAAATCCTAAAGGGCGCGGGCTTCACAACAAATACTCCCGCTTAATCCTCCCTATCTCTGCATTAATCTCTTCTATCCGCCGCCTCACTCTCCTTAACCTATCCCAGTCCTCACCCGATACCAAAAAATCATCCAAAACAACCGCCTCACTCCAAGGAGTAGACGAAGCCTCACGCGGTAACGCACGAACCTCCACAGGCTCATTAGATAAACGCCACCTCTCCTCAGCTAACCTCCTCACCTTCTCCCTCATCTGCTCCCTCACATATAAAAACCCCTTTGCAATGTTTATAATATGCCTCAATCTGAATAAATCAACCTCACTCCGCACCTCCAACGGTATCTCCTCAACAAGAGACCCAGCTACCTTCCCGCCATGTTCACGACGCACCCTATCCACCAAACTCATTATAACATCCGACGTCACATTAGCAAACGATAACGACTCAAATTCCTTCTCCACATCACGCGATATCGAAGCTATACGCCTCGCATTGATCAACGACTTAAATAATGCCATACTTACACCTCCTTGTATGTTTTCCTCTCACATAACATCTTCCCTATCAATAACATCTAAGGCATACCGCGCGGCTTCCTCTATATCACCAAACTCCTTATACCTAACATTCCACTTCGACGGCTTCCTCCCATATCCACCAACCTCTCTCCCCGTCCCCGCATCTACCACAATAATCTCACCAGGAATAAAAACATCCCTCATAATACGATGAATATGCCACCTCCTTCCCTCATGCTCAATATCAAACTCATGAAGCTGCGAAAACAACACCTTCTCACCAGCACAAGAATCAACAAACATATACCCATCATCCGTCAACGATATACACGTATCCGCACAACAACGCTCACCATGCTCAGATGTAGGATCCGAAATTACACCCTCAATAACAATAAACTTCAAATCCATGTTATTACCTCCTGTTAATGTTGTTAATACCCCCGTTACATCCAATGCATAACCTCTATGTCAATCCATTACCCAACCATAACCAAGCCAAACCATGCAGGCCAGCACTGAGTCTACGAAGTCCACCAAGGTCCACCAACCCTCCACAAACCCTCTACAAACTACTCTACTTCTACAAATGGTTCTACAAAGTCTACAAGCGGTCCTACAAACGGTCCTATACATGGCCCTACACATGGTCCTACAACGGTCCTACAAACTGAAGAGGCCTATGGCGCCTGCTGGCTTCGTCGGGCCTCGCTCGACCTCTGATGGGTTTCGTTGGGTGTCCTGACCTCGCTGGCTGGTTTTCGGCGGAAATTTGGCGTTGTTTGGGCATTTTGACCTCCTTTGTTTGATATTTGTTTTTATGCCAGTAGATTGACTTTATTTTAGTATGCGCTCTATGGCTCTTCTGAAGTTTTTTAGTGTTTGTTCTTTTGAGTGTTTGATTATTTTTTTGGCTTCGTTCATGGTTATAGGGCGGGCTTCGATATTATTGTTTACGGCGTAGTGGTATGGTACGAACAGGGTTTTATTGGTTTTTATTATTTTGAGGTATAAACCGCGGCATCCTATGTCGAAGTCCTTTTTCATATCCCTATCTACGATCATAGCCTCGCTGAGGTAGGTATCTGGTATTGTTTCGAGGGTTAGTGGGTTGGTGAAGCCGCGGCTCCTCCTTACGAAGTAGTACTTGCAGTGGATGCAGTGAAGCCCGCACTTTTTTACTTTAGTGTTAAGTTCCATGTCATCTGAGATCCACCTACCCTTCTCCTCGAATGTATCATATTTATAGCAATATACGGTGTTTGTTCCTATATCATATATGGTTTGTATATGATTATCTTCGGGCAGTAAGATGCACATCGCGACCTCGCGTTGGTGGTGTATTTTTATATCCTTATTACCGAGCAACAATCTTGTAATCTTGTTTTCATATTGTTCATATATTTTATCTATATCAGCGCAGATATATATTTCATCGCCTTTTGATAGGAGCTTTTTTATTGCTTCGGTGCAGAGTGTTATTGAGTTGCCTATCTTGATGGCTTTTAGTGGTATTTCGAGGTGTTTGCAGATGCTACATGTAGGCATGCTGGAGTGTTCACTTGGTTCTGCGTATGATATTTTATAGAAGAGGAATGGGAATGCTTGGAGTGAAGCCGGCGCCCATGGTGGGGAAGAAGCCGCGGCCTCCTTATGTTCTCTTGATACTATATAGGCTGAAGCCGCGCCGCCTAATGTATCAACGATAAAATTAAGATGAAACACCATCTGCTCCACAGAATATTCTCCTTTGACATCAGGATCCGATTCCACTACATAAACCTTACCATCCTTCATTCCATAGATAGCATATATCATCCCCATCTACTCCTCCCTTCTCGTATAAACTCCCTCAGTCTTATGGGTTTATCATGTAGTATAAGAACGCTCGCGTTGTTGCGTGCTATGATATCGACCCAGAACTCATCTGGTGTGACATATGTATTGCTTATTACGATGATGCCTTTGATTTGAGCTACCTTCATCCATAGAGGAATATGTTGCTGGACATACAGACATGGTACATCCTGTGGTGCTATTATGCTACAAATACGGTAGAAGGAGAAGGGGAAGCCGGCGACCTCTGCTGGTAGCCATGGTGGTTCATCAGGTTCGTTGTTGGTTGGAGGTGGTTGGTCCATGTGTGATGGTAGAGGTATTTCATTGCGAGAGAAGATGTATGAAGCCCCGCCCTCTTTATATATATCATATAAATTACTAATAACATCACTTTTATTAAATATATAATTCCACACGAGCAGATTATCTTGGTTCGTGAATGTTGGTTCTAAATACAACTTAGGAGGGATACCTATTTTGATTGGACTGAGTATGACATAGTAGTAATCGTCTGTCATGAAGCCCGCGCCTCCTTTTTTTATCACCTCTCTTTTTCTTCGCCGCCCCTCCCTTGCCCCACCGCCCCGCCTCATTGCCCTGCCTACGGTTATGACATATTTTACCATATTATAATGAAAATTTTATTATTTTCAAGATCTTTCCCTTCCTTTTTTCCTCATTGCGATGCCGACAGTTATGGTTTAGTTACCGCAAAATTGACCAAAAAAATTTACGGTCTACTTATTAGGCCGCCAGCCTGACGCTGTCTTGAATGCGTAGAACAAGCTCTTCGCCTCCTCTTTACTTATACCGTTCTTTATCGCGATCTGCTCGATGACCAGATCCTCATTAGCAGGAAGAGGAACGATATCAATCTCGGATGGATCCTTATCGTCTCTGAATCTGATGAAGCGCGGCGCCCTGAGAGCTTCTTTTCCTAGATCCATCGCGCGGACTTCGATGACTCTTCCTTTATATTTCTCAGGATGGAGCCACATGTCATCTCTTATTTCGTCTGTGAAGCCGGAACCGACCATCGCGACTACTTTACCCGTAGCATCAGCTGCTGCTACCTTCCCTGCGGAGTTGGATAACCTTCCTGTACCGGGCAGAATATCAACGATCTTCAAATCATAGGTATCAAATCTTTTTACCTTATACCACTTATCCTCTCTTGGCAATCCGTTGGGATCCTTTATAATGATACCTTCGCCCAGTGGCAGATCGTCATCGATCATGTCGCGGAAGAAGTCGGCGGCCTTATCAGGATCACTGGACTTGAAGTGTATCATCTTTGGCACCGTGAACATCCTCTTGGTCGCGGCTTCAGGTATTTGGTATTTACCATAATAACTCTCATTAAGAAGCCCGACGATATCCTCGTATATGGTTCTTCTTTCCATGTATGAAGCCGGCGCTGGTATCAGTACTCCGTCCTCTGTGGCCCATCCGATCCAGTCGAATACCATTAGTCGGATTAAGCCGCGCTCCTTCTGTGCAAGGACGGCATTCTCGGGACTCGCGTTGAGCATCCCGCTGAGGACATTAGCTCCATCAGGATGCCACAGCTCGCCCCGCAGGACCATCCCCACCGCCCGCTCCGGTAGCCATAAGCCCGCGCTCATATGAGGAACATTACCCTCTCTGTGGATCGGATATCCCTCAACGGAATACCTTCTACTTACTACAGTAAGAGTAACAGGCACTCCATCAGGCAGATAACCCTCATATTTGAGGAAGGCGCGCTTCAGTGCGTTAATCGCGGCTCTATCTAAGACTGGTTTGACTATAGCTGGCTGACTCACCTTGAACGACGGACCGGGGTCCTGGCTTTTCTTGGCAGCGGTGAAGACCTTGAGGACCCCACCGATGGTCCCCACCGCCCGCCCCGCTTCTTCCCGCGGGCTTACTATGATTTGATCCTCTGTCTTAAGAATCTCATATTCTCCTGTCTCGAAGAACGGTGCGTTTATTCTTATTATGAAGTTGGCACCATCGACCTTCCGCTCTGCGATAAGCTCCTTACCTTCCTCGACTCTCTTGGTGACATCCTCCGCTGTTTCGAGGGCTTCATACACTCGCCTCGGGAACCATAATTCCGTAAATCCAGAATGACGGATCGCGATATAATTTTTATCTGTCACCTTAATGAACTCCCACCATCCGGACCACGGCTCATCTATTTTATACGGTGTGAATACCTCAACAGATTTCAGGTTGGATCTTACTACGCCCGGACTTTGGTATTCGATGGTCATTAAGCCGGCGCCGTATTGCCCTTCGGGGATTTCACCTTCGAAGTCCTCTGCTAGGATTTTATGATCCTGGGATCTTATCACATTTGTTTTCCATCCGCTTGGTTTCTTAGGATTATCGTCAGCATGAAGCGGCGGCTTCTTCTTGAACACGAACGATATCAGTCTTTCGCTAGCACTTTTGAGGAGGCGCTGGCTCCGTGTCACAGGATATCTGAACCGGAAGTCCCAGTGAAGCCCCGCCGCCCGCGCCTCATGCCTATGCACCGTCACCCTAGTAGGATATGGTTTCAGAGGTCTTAGCTCCATGTTCTTCTTATAGAGCGCCCGCTTCGTGGATCCCTTAATAACACGCTTTGCGGCTATCTGTGTATACGCTTTAATGAGACCGTTAGTAACAGCCTTATGCAGGAGAGCACCGGTTATCTTCGTACCAAGGGTTGCTGCTATGTGCCACATTTGCACCTCCTTATATAACCTTTTTCACATTGAATTTTTCTACGAGGGCATCAGCCATCTTCGCAGCACATTTTATACAGTATGGCCCGAAGGTTTTCTCCTTCTGGAACGCTCGGTAATCATCCTCATTATTACTGGTTTTTCTTATATTACCAGCAATGATGAGGAATGCGAGGTCCTTCGGACCATAATTTTTACCACATATTTTACATGTCCACTTTTTACTTTTTCTGAATAGCATATCTCTACTCCTTTTGATGTTGTTTACTCTTGAGTTCTTCGTGAAATTCAGCAACAGCTTCTTCTACCTTAGTGGAAGGCGTGATAAACAGAGTAATACCATTGAACTCTAGATCGATATACACACCAAGCCGCTTTGAGGTTTCAATAGCCTCTTCAACGGCATTCACTATGTGTGTACCGGGTAATGGTTTCATGGTGACTACCAATTTCATCCTGTCCTCCTTGTTGATGTGAGGCCCCGCTCCTGCCCCACCCCGCCGCCCCCATCAACTTATTAAGCTTCTTGGGCGGCCTTCTTCATCGCATAAAATTCCTTGAGCTCTTTTGCGCTCAAGCCCAGCTTGACAGCACCAGTCATAATAACAGGCACCGATACCACAGGTGGCGCCATCGTTGCGATGATAGCACCAGTTATAGCTCTTCCTACATTCAGCATGGATTTCAGCGTGTAATGTTTTATGTCTTTACACTCCTCAGGTCTTATATCCTTGGTTAACGCCGTACTTCCGAGGACGACCTTGGCAACGGGCCCAACGATCGGCAGCAATGTCAGGCCAGCGCCAATAGCCATGGTTGGCTTATCGGCCTCTATGATCGCGTTTCTTGCCGTTTGATACTTCTCTCTTATGAAGCCGCGGCTTCTTTCTGCTATATCCTTTATCTTTTCGCGCGGCTTCACCTTCTTTACTTTCATAGCGAGTTTCTTTACCACATTACACCTCCTTGCTTCTGATTTTTATTAGCTCCTCCTCTATTTTTATATCAGGATCCATCACAAAGAAGATGAGGCGCGCATACCTGTTAACAGGATAATCAGGATAACCACCGATTGTTTCCCATGTGTGCAGACATATTATATATGTATCGCTTTTATACACGACCTCAAGCTCATCATATGTGCAACAGTCTCTTAGCATGTTACCAGAATTAGCTATCCATCTCTGTCCTACTTCTGCTTTTTCTAGGTCACTCCATGTAATCGTGATCTCGTCGCCCTCTCCATTATAGTCGAGGGCCGCGAGTCTGAATGCAATGTTCTGCTGCACTGTTTCTACCATCCTAATACCTCCTTGTTTGTTTTAGTTACCACTAAATTGACACCCGCCGGGCTTCACTCCTCCTCATATTCCTCCTTGTAATATTTTTCCTGATGCGGTAATAACTCCACTAGTGTCCCGCAGTATACGCATTCATATGGAGGATTGTCAACCCTGGCGTTCTTTCCTGTCCACATTCCACACACAGGACATATCACATTGCCTGTAACGCTTACATCACCAATAACGGTGACTTTTTCACACATGTTTACCTCCTTCCTGCTTTTTTTCCTTACTATTAAACATTATCCTGCGGGCTTCCGCCCCCACCGCCCGCCCCTCAAAGGCGGCGGCTTCTTATATCCTCCGCCGATATGATACACAATATAAACGAGGCTAATAGTGGTAACACAGCTAGTAGCATCTTAATTATCCTCCTTTGTGTAAGATTTGCGTCAGATGTGTCAGATTTGCGTCAGATTAGCTCTTCTTCTTACTGAGTAATGCGCTCATTTGGATGTATACACTTATAAGAACACTTGCCAGCAATCCTACTATCATGCCGGTTACCCCGACGAACAGGGTAACCCCAACAGCCACCAGAATGCAGCTGATCGCAAAATCGCGCAGGTAGTGATTGCCTCGCAATCCTCTGATCAGCCCTTTCTCCTTTATTCTCTTCATGCCACGGGTCAGACTTATATACATCCATACTAAGCCCGCGGCCGCCACTAGGTATAGCAACATAATACACCTCCTTGTTTATTCGCCATTTGATTGACTAGGCGGTTATGACATCATGGCCGCCAATGCTTCGGTGGCTTCCGGCGGCCCTTCTTCTTCCTCTTTTTGTTTTCAAACGCCTGTCCCGGCTTGATTGGTCCTATCACTTCTCTTGATAGGTATTTGATCACCTTTGATATTTCGCTGCCGGGCTTCTTCTTCCTTTTGCGGCGCTTCTTGCCCACTCCTACTCCTCCTTGGATATGTTTATGCATAATATAGCTATCAATGCGAAGAAGGCTGTATACAACATACTAACCACCTTTGCGAAAAGGGGGAGGAGGCCCCAAACATCAGGACCTCCTCCCTGCTCTGGCTACCCTCAGCTATTCTTAAAATGGTGCTTCGTTGTCGTCCTCCTCCTCAACTGGTGTGGATGCAGGCCTGCTCCGACGCCAGCTTGGACGCATAAACTCACCGATCGCTATTTTACATAGCATTTGGAATGTCGGAAGACTGCAGATCTTGGTCTTGCCGAGCCTTACAACCTTACCGTCGGATATGAGAGTCTTCGTAGTGCCATCATTTCTCTCGTGCGTAATTTTCCACTCAGGTTTCGCTGCGCACATGGCAACCTCGGTGCCATTCAGGCTGATCGAGTTTCTGATGGCATTGTTGCTTGTCGAACGGAGCATGATGAAGAGTCTATTAGGACGCCTTTGAACACTGATACCACAATATGTCTTATCGGTAATGCGGAAGGTAAACACGGTATCACCTCCTTTTTGTTTGGTTTTTTACATCACCAAATTGACCTTTCAGATATAGTGGCAATGTTATCAGTCCAGCAATGAAGCCGCCGCATTGAGCAGCCGTCACATTACCAGTTAGTGCTGCAATAAGGAACGATACAGGGAACGCGGCCATGAAGCCGACGGCTGCTCCCTTTAATGATGCCTTTAATGTGTTTCTCATCTCTTTCCTATTCCTCCTTTCCACTGTTGATGAAAGAGCGCACCTTCTCAACCAGCTTCTCCTTCACCTCCTCGGCGCGCTCTGTAAGTTCCTTCCCCATCTTCCTCAGTTTCAGAAATCTGAAGAATCCAATTATTCCAACTGCTGCGAGGATGCTTCCCACTATTCCTCCTAATAACAAGGCGAGAATCGCGGTTACCCAGCATGCGAAATCGGGTTCGTCGCTGATTATGTATGGTGCGAAGTATGATGCGGCTGCTAGTATTATTCTGCTCATTCTTTACCTCCCTCTGTCGAAAACATTTTTGATAATATAACTCCTAATATAAACCCTATTATAAATGGTATGTAGTCAATTACTCCAAACATTGGTTCAAACATTTTTTGACCTCCTTTCTCCATTTTCTTTCCTTCAGCATAAGTTTTACTGACCTTACCATGATGTATATGCCAGCAACAATTGCAGTAAGGCCAGCAACTACCAGTGATGACCTTATGAATATTTCACTTAATGTTATAAACATTTCTCCTCCTTTGTTGACCCTCCTCCCCTCCTTGATATGGCGGGGCTTATGGTGGGACAAGGGGAGAGGCCTAATTGAGGGAAACACTTGGATCAAGGTGGGAGAGGGGAGGAGAGCCCTTTGATTTAATCTTCGTATTGTGTGTACCACTTGTTCTCTCTGGCGTTATACCATATGTAAATCTGTAAATCGCCGAAGTCTATATGTATGTATGGCATCCCGTCCGACCAGTGCCACCTGAAGGTCATCCAACCGATTGGTTCTGTTAGGATCTCCAATTTCGGTTCGTCCTTCTTTGGATTGAATGCCCATGCATATAGATCGAGTCTCTTCTTGTATGCGTACGGTGCATCCGGGTGTCTGCATACTATGTAGACTGGAACAAGCTCCGCCTCGGGGCCTATGGGAGAGGATACAATGTTGCCATCTTCATCTATCGCGACGGGGAATTCTACATGCGCCTTTGCTGTGTATCCCACAGGATACACAATGTGCGCATGATATTTGTTATTCATTCTAACTGATTTCCACATAATAACCTCCTTGTTAATTTAGAATTTTATTATGATTACTTTCTTGCCTTTCTCTCTCATAACTCGTATCATATGCCGCGTCCCGGGGCTCTTTCCGTCCCAGAACGCGACAAGCATGTCGGCTATCCGTGCCATTTTTTCATTCCTGCGATATCCTGCAGATTTCCCAAAGCGCTCCCAGTCCGCCGGATACACCTCCAACCTGAAGCCGCGCTCCCTCGCATACTTCTCGCCTAACCTGTCGGCTCCGCGAGCACCTCCTGATACTATGGTTATACCCGGGATGTTTCCAAGGATCTTGTCCAGCTCCTTCTTAAGCAGATTGTAATCGCTAAATGTCCTAGAGCCTGCGATTATTACCTTCAAAATCCTGACCTCCTTATCTATTATAGTAGATTTTTATCTTTGCACTCCGTCCATATCTCCACCTCAATCTCCGCTTTAGCTCGTTTATATCCGCAGCAAAAATCTCATGGAGGCCGTCAGTTCTGACAAACCTCCATGATTTTATATTCCCCACGTAGGTTGGCTTTCCATTAGGGGCATATGTATGTAGTTTCTCCTTTGTCCTTACTGTTATAACATCAATGTCCTTCAGTAACGGGTAAAATTTCAACGACATAAAACACCTCCTTTTTTAATGTGAAGCCCGCCATTAAATCGAAGCGCGCAACCCGGCGGGCTTAGGTCGCGCGCTTACTTTTTTTATTCCACTTTATTGACCCAGTCGGCTTTGGCATACGGCTTGCCGTTTATATACCACCTCTTCTCGGACGTTATGAGCACGGTTTCATAGCGCTCAAGTAGGTAATCGTTACGCTCCCTTACCACGACAGCTTTAGGCTCAGGGATGATGGCATCGGTACCATGTGGAGGTGTGGGAGGGAAAATTGAAACGAGCTGACGTGGAAGGATGACAAGAGAAAGGTGTTTGCCTTTCTGTTTGATGCGACTCCTGATGGTCTTCTCGAGACCCTTCTCGACGATTACGTAGCCATACGAATCCGCAGCCTCCTGGGCGAGTGTGTTCGCCATTTTATTCCCTGTTCTGGCTGTGTGTTTTACAATAACCTCCTTATGCTGGTTATCAGCGTAGTACCTAGCCAGCTCATATAATTCCATAAGCTCAGGCTTCTTAATATCATATTCTTGGTTAAACTGCTTCACCACTAACTGTGAGTCGCTGTGTATTGTGGTATCACCCTGGATGTACTGGCTAATGTATGTCGCAAGAACTAGTGCTGCCCATTCAGCCTCGTTGTTTGTTGCCTCCCCAATGGGTATTGATAGTGATATACCAACCTCCGGAATATATATCCCAATCCCAGCGGGACCGGGATTGCCTTTTGATGAGCCATCAATGTAAATGTTAGTCATAATACCTCCTTTATTTATGGTTTAACTTTTCGTAAGCCGAGGCAACCTATCGGTCGTATGCTTCCACTGCTGGTCTTTTCATATACAGGATGAGCAATCGTGTATAACTTGTCTACGTTAGGTAGGTTGAGAGCAACTGCTGCAGAAGCATATTGATTACTAACAATTATTATATCAGCATCATCAGGGATGGGATCAATATCCTGTATCCTCTGTGTTATAACTGGGATCATAACCTCACCGTTCACTGGACATTCGTAAAGGATGCTCGGAAGGAATTCGGTTTCATGGTGGACATTCAGAAGGATTCCGGAGGGTGGAATTATGGTAACTAGCTTGGTTTTTTCAGGCTCTATGAAGTATTTCCTGTGCTCACTTATGTAAACGGCGTCCTCAAAAATACATATCTCGTGAGGAGTGCAGTTTAAGATTTTCATTACATACCTCCTTTTATTAGGCGGGCCTCATTACACCACCATGCAGAGCAGCAGGGCGAGGCCCTTAACCCTGAAGCTCTGCGAAGAAAGAGAGCTATTAGGACAAGCGTTCTGCTTCCTGTCTAATCCGAACGGCATCCCTTACTACCTCTAACAGCGAAGGCGGTATAACCCTATTGTTCGAGGTTTTCCCAGTGCGCAAATCAACTGCGACAGCACAATCATGCTCGTAAAAGTATACTATATCCCCATCCGGGAAGAATGTTCCATTAGCAGTAGCAACATTATAAATCAGATCGTTGGTGTATTCGCCGGGATCGCGATATGGTGTATAATGATCCTGAGCGTCCGGTGTTTCACAACCGGTAGTGCTTCTCACACATACATCACACCTGCCACTTCTACACAGACGGCACTTATCAAATAACATGATAACCTCCTTATTTTAATGTTTTATGCCCGCCATTAACCAAGCCAGCAAGGACCGGCGGGCTTAGCCCTCACTGACTATTAATTTCCAACTAATTGACTACACAAGTGACGGGCCGAGGGCATCCTCTATTTTGGGACGCCCATACTCAACCTTCCACCCATTTTTAGGCGGAAGGTTGCGGACCCACCAGTCATACCACTGGCGGTCCATCACCTTTATAAGTTTGGATCGCTTGAAAAACACAGCGATCCACTTCCTTCTTCCCCCAGAACGAGGGGAGAAAAACCATATAATCTCATTGGGTCGCACCTTGCCTGTTTTAACAAGATGCGACCACTGCGACCCAGTATTCACATTCTGGGCCGCTAAAATAAACTCGTAATGGTTGCGCCACCTTTCGATGGCGCTCTCCCCGGATAACAACTTGGGGAGGTTGATTCTCAAGAAGTTAGTTAATGATAACATAATACACCTCCTCTTTTGGAGGTTGCCTGCCACTTTTACCCACAGATAAGGCGAGGCCGGCAGGCTTAACCCCGCCTTATCTTACTACTCCAGCTCATTGACTCCATCACGAGCCAACAAGCCGGCCAAACCCTCCGTCACCCTCGCGGCACCGCTCCTCGCAGGCCGCACACAGGGGAGGAGGGCTTGGGGAGGCCTCTTAGACCCTCTGTCGAGGGAGCTCCAGCGCCACGCCAAGGCGGGCCTCCAGTGCTGGAGTAGCCCCCGGCACGGGGGCTTCATTCTTTTTTCTCTCCACCTCCTTTCTAGCGGGATGAGCTAGCCCGGCCACCTAGCCCATCCCGCGGTTTAAGGTTTAACCTTTAATCGAGCTTCCAGAAGTTGAGCCAAAATTCGCGATCGGCATTAGCAAGAGGATGAAGACCAGCAGGAGTTGTAATCCTAAGAAGCCGCGCGATTTCCCAGTTTCGCTTCCGACCAGTATGAAGTTCCACAAGAAATCTCACATGAGATTCAAGTTCAGATTCGGTACCAGCAACAATTGCAAGGAAGTCGTTCTCAGCAACGGTAAGAGATTTCCAAGTGGTAAGAATTGCCTGAGGTTCAAACGCAGCAAGAAGTTTACGGAATCGCCGGTTGAGTCTCCGGAAGTTCCTAGTAAGAAGTATACGTAGCTCAGCAATCCTGCTGTTGAGGAAGCGCCTACGCCGATCCAGTTCCCGTCTCCTATTTTTGAGGGTAGCCAGAGCATCGGATAGGGTATTAAGCCTAGGTAGCAGCCACTTTTCCATTTTCTGCCTCAGAACTTCGTTTCTGATCCCAGATACTAGGAACCTGACTTTAGTTTCAGGTTTCGCATTAGCGAAGAGTCTCCGGCTCCGATTAACTACCGTATCAACCGCCGTCACTTTCTCCGCAAGAGCATTCACTTCATTTTCTATCTTCCGTATCCGAGAGAGCATCCGTCCAAACATGCGCCTCCTTATGCGATCCCACTTGAGGAACAATGCCTTAACTTCTGGATCAATGGTGCCATCAGGAATAAGATCCTTAAGAGACCTAACTTCTGGCTCAGCAAACTTAACTTCAGGAATAAATTCAGCAAGAGGACCTGTCGGAGTTATGGCTGCTGGATCAGCTTTCGCGGTTCGGTTAGTGATCATTTGAGTAATAGTATCAAGCCTGGCAGTCGTACTCGCGAGTAGATGCAGTCCCGCTTCTACCTCATGACGAAGCTCCGGTTCTTTACCATTAGCAAGATTCACCGCAGCTTGGAATAGCGCTCCAGCTTTCGCAATAAGATCCACATTAATCTCAGTATCAGAAAGAAGCATCCTAGTGAAGCCAGCATCTGCCCGTGCGATCATCTCCTTCCCTAGCTCAATATTTTCCACTTCAGTACTAGGATCCATTCTCCACTTCCCGAAAGAGATTTCTTTTATCTTGCTTCGTATGCTATCGAAGAATTCCTTAGCAACAAGAGGCTCCTTGAAGACCTTGGATGCCGCGGCGAGAGCCACTTTGTCGCCATCGGCATCCCATCCGCTAGGCATATCTGCAGGGTGTACCAGAATCGCATGCGCACGATGGTCAACAATAATAGGAAGGATAAGAGTATCACCAGGCAAGATGGGCGACTTCTGTATGAGTAGGAGTTCTCCATCTTTCAGACCAAGCATACGTGCAATCACAGGAGGAATAACAGCAGTGCCGGGATGTGCATTCTGAAATCCCAGATAGAAGCCCGGGCCTAGTCTCAACTTCCGAAGTGCGATCTTTAAGTGGTCCAGAAGCACTCTCCGCAGGAAGCCTGCCTCCTTTATGAGGCCGAATTTCCGCAGAATATCAGCAGTCAGAGTCAGCACTGCACTAGGTTCATTGATCGGATCAGCGTTTTTAACAAGGATATCAGCCGCTACCTCAGGATCAGAAAAACCATTAATAGCTTCAGCAATCTGCTCCTGAATCCGTTCAACAAACTCAGGCGCTGGATTAACATTCCATCCGAGTTTCCTTGGCAGAAGGAACCAGCGCGGCAGAGCTTGGCTGAGACTGATGCCACCCGCGAATACGGCACCAACCTCATGCAGCATGATGGTTCGCCCGAGTTCGAGTACGAAGCGCCGCCTCTTGATGAGTTTTGCGGTGTCAGCATCAGCGACGATATCAGTCCCTGTCTCTATCTCAGTAAGAACTTTATCAGCAAGAACCTCATCTCCCAGATACAACATCAGCCTCTGGAACCCGACTCTGCCGGGAAGAACTGGTACCGCTATCCCTTTCAGTCCAATAGCTGTAATCTTAAAACCACGTTTAATAAGAGCACGAGTTACCGCAGGGATATCAGCTTCTGTAGGAGCATGAGCACGCGCAACCAGCTCTGTAAACCTCTCGGACACGAAGAAAATTCCGTCTACACCCATTTTAGCATCGAGCTTGAGGCCGCGAACATCCACATTAGCCACTCGCTCAGGTTTAAAGTGCCAGCCCTTATTTGGGATCTCCGGAGTTGTCATCATCTGAATTCGCTTACCAGGAAGAGTTCTCAGATCAAATCCGTGATCGCCGAGGATATCTGCAATCACCTTATTAACCTTATCAATAGCAGAAGCAGGAACTACTCTAAAGACCCGACAATCAGGAACCATGGTTGGTTTCATTGGAAGATCAGAGTTCAGATCAGGATCAAATGCGAAGAAGACACTAGCACCAGCTTCAGCGAATAGAATAGCAAGAGGAGACTTCGGTATTCTTTCCATCATATCACCTCCTTTCCGCCGCGGATTTCGTTGCCCTCGGTGCGGCACTCCGAGGGTCGCCGGGCTTCGAGCGTCATTGGTGCCAAGGCTGGCCATAGAATGAAGCCCGGAAATTCCATGGCCATGGCCGGGCGCCTCAGCACCTCTGCCCTCTTTTTATCCATTCTTTCTTACCTCCTTTATAAATAGAGGGACTCTTAGGCCCTTAGGCTATTGACCTAAGGGAGCCCCGGCGCCACGACAAGGCGGTCCCTCAAAAAGCCGGGGTTAACTCAATTTGACATCATTATTATCCTTCTCTTTCTTTATCCACTCTATCAATTCATCCACTAGGCGCTCCACATTATAATCATCAATAATAAGAAGCGCCCTCCTGACCTTGTAGCCGAGCACCTCATGCGCTTTTAGCACATGCCTCGGCATCCAAGGCCAGGTCTCATTGTATCCCCCATTATATTTGATTTGGAGAAGGATTACCTCCTTCTTATGGGGGATACCAATGCTGACGTCGATTTTAAATACGACGTCAGCTTTACTCCCGATAGGATAGTCTATTAATTTCCATCCCGCCGGAAGCTTGGAGGATAGTTCTTCAATGAATCTATCCTCCGCTTCGAAGCCAGCTCTATGCGCCTCATGTGCGATAGAGCTAACCTCGAAATCCGGGCGGATTATTTCATGACATTCCGCCCAGAATTTTCGCGCTATAGTGCGGGCATGCGTTTCCATATCCATGGTTGCCTCCTTTTACTCGACAAGAACATGATATATTCCATTTATTTTCTTTACTTTCCTTACTCTAAATAAACATTTATCCACAATTACTTCCTCTTCTTCACAATAAGGTTGCAAATTCAACAATCTCCCCTCTGCTTTAGTCATAAATACAACAGGAACTACATCAGGAAAATTATATCCTTCCCACAAATCCGGGTCATCAAACTCGTTATCATAACTTCTCTTTTTTCAAATTGCGAAGCGCTTTGCAACTGCATAACGCCTCGTCCAACTCATATTGATAGATATTTTCCTCCCTATCTGAGGGATAGCATATACAACATCCCCTCTGAATAATAGTGATCTTACCTTAGGACACCCTAATAACGATATTTTTAAGGCGAGCTTAGAAATATAGATACCTCTCCCCTTCCACATTCTCAGCAAAGCGATCCTATTGTCTTTTGAAAATATCCCGCACAAAATTCTCAGCTTTTTCAATAACAGCTTGTATTTCATTTGGAGATGGTTCAGCTTTATTTCCCAACTCCTGTAAAAAACATTCCTTTTAGGATCTTTAATGAATAACGAAATGACCCACCACATTGTTACACCTCCTTTTGCCCGTATTAGTTTACCAAGGGCACCATCTGACCTGCGGGCATTGATCAGACGGTGCCTATGTTACAAAACGGGCACCGTATAGTCATGGTAACAATACGGTGCCCTCACAACATCCCCTTTTATTAGGGTGCTCTTAGACCCTTAGGGATTGGACCTAAGGGAGCCCCTCCACCACGTCAAGGTGGCACCCTATCGGAGGGGTAGCAAGGCCATCATGTGAGGCCTTGCTTTGGCTTGGGCGGCACCTCATCATCTTACACATAAAAGCGATCCAACCCCTCAATATGAGGGGTTGTTTTGCTCTCCCTATCAACGATGTACAAGTTAGTCCCTATCCGAAATATGTCATGATACTTACACGCCTCCGGCTCCACAATAAGCTCTGCATCCTCAGGTATATATCCAACCCATCCTTTGTACAAGCACCTCCGCACTAAGACATGAGTAAAACAGCTGGAATCAACAAGTGTAAGTCTATCATCATCATCATCGTAAATTCCGATATACCAGTAGTTATCTCTCACCAAGACTTTAATGACTTTTACCGCCACGATAAACCTCCTTTCGCCGCACCTCAGTTCAGCCCCCGACACGCATGCGGTGCGGCATTTACATACGTGTCGGGATGCCGCCCAAGCCATCGGACGCTCTTAGACCTAGCCACAAGGCTAGGAGCCCCTCCACCACGTCAAGGTGGCGTCCGTCGGAGGGGTAGCAAGGCCATGCGAGACCTTGCTTTGTCTGCGGGGGCACCATGAATATTATAACTCTGATGGACGGGGCCTCTGTAACGATTCAAAATATAGCGATAAAGCCTCCATGAATGTCACAGGAATCCCTTTTTTCTTATACTGGAATGGAGGCGCCGGAACATTACCCAGCACCTCCTTTGTTATTTTTATTGCAATGTAACCTCTAAGTTCCTTAAACCGGTATGTCTTGATTTCACCATTATTATAAATGGTGATAGCATTCACGTTTTTTGACATCCTCATTTTATCCTCCTTTTTCGCCGCGCCTTGGTTCTACGCCCAGCATGTACGCGGCGCGGCATTTACGCACATGCTGGGCTGGCGCCCCCGCAATCCCCTATTAGCCGAGGAAGCAAATCAAAAATCAAGGGGGCAGGGGGGTCGAAATACAATCCGACCCCCTCAAAATCCACAATAGAGACCTCCTGAATTTTTTGCCGATTTCTTGACCCTTATGGACCTCCCTGTAGACTCATTCCGACGGGGTACCTTGCGGCATAGGGAGGTGTTCTATGAGGTTGTTGGTTGGACTGGATATGGGCTTGTGATGGTTATTGTGTTAGGGTCTGGGGGGTGTGGGACCTCTTGTGGGCTTGTTTGTGACTATGTGGGTTGGTGTGGGCTACCCCTTTTCGACCCTATGGGTCTGCTCTCTATAAGGCTTCCTGCTTCAGCGAGGGATAGCTAGGCTTATGTGAAGCCCCCGCCAGAGCCCTCTCCACAGGCATAAGTTCGGGCCGCCCCGGCCCTACCACCCGTGAGGTGGGTGAGCCCATTTTTTGTGATGTATGTTGTGTGTATGTTAGCATTTTTTATATACCTGTGCTACCGAATCCATTTTGGTTGCGTGTTGTGGGTGTTACATCATTGACAGGTTCGAATTCGCATGGATGTATTCGTGATATTATTATTTGGGCTATTCTATCGCCGTCTTTTATGGTAATGTTTTTGTTACCGAGGTTGATGAGGATGACCATTATTTCGCCTCTGTAGTCGCTATCTATGGTTCCTGGTGAGTTAAGGACCGTTAGTCCGTGTCTGAGTGCTAGTCCACTTCTTGGGCGGATTTGTGCTTCGTAGTTGTTGGGTAGTTCTAGTATGAAGCCGGCCGGTATGGCTTTATATTCACCCGGGTGTAGTGTTATGGGTTTTTGGAGTCTTGCGAAGATGTCGTAGCCTGCTGAACCCGGGGTCATTTTTCTTGGCATTGTACCGCCGGGCAGAAGTTTTAGTTTGATTTTATTAGTGTTACTCATGGCTACTGGATTTAATTTGTTCGTTCTTACTGTTACTAATAGGTTTGATACCCAGTACCCATTGGGCACCGCATTCACATATTAGTGTCATCCTTTTATACCCTTGCGTATCGGATGCTGTGAATACGATGGACACAGATTGACCGTCTTTTAGGTTCCATCCTTCTATTATGTTTGTTTTACCGCATACGGGGCATGTGAAGAAGCCCGCCCATTTTTGTTCCTTCATTTTATCTCCTTATTGTTTTTATCGTTGAAATATGTTTTTCTAAATTCCTCTAGGATAGGTTCATCACCTGTACCATAGAGGACGGCGTGCATCCATTCAGTTACTTGATCTGCTGTATGGTGTGGAAATACATCCTTCATGCATCCGAAGTATTTTTGCCAGTTGGTTGGTTTAGGTTTTTTATGTTCTTTTATAGTCCATTTTTTGGTAGCTGTGGCGGATCCGTAGGTTGTGAGGATGAGGCCTATAATTATTATTATTATGGTGTATGTAGTGGGATTATTGGTGTAGTGGTGGAGGAGGAAGCCGGCCGCAGTGGTAAGGAGGCCCCAGAATCGTTTGCTTTTCCAGAAGGGTTTGGTGTTATTATTGTTATTATCGTGTGTGCTCATTTTGGATCTCCTTTATGTTATGAAGCCCGCGCTTCAGTATATTAATACTTGCATTATAATCTCTATCGAGGGTTGCACCACAGAACGGACATTTATGTATACGATCGTGGAGTGATTTGGGTACCTTATGTCCACATGAGGAGCATGTCTGCGTAGTATATGCTGGGTTAACCTTGATGACCTGTGAGCCGTGAAGCCGCGCCTTGTAGGATGTTAGATTGATAAGTGTGTTCCATCCTGCATCGTAGATGTATTTAGAGAGGTGAAGCCGGCGGCGCTTGCTTACAAGATCACGTATTTTTATATCCTCGAATATAATAATATCATAGTTAGTAGCAAGCTGGTGTGAGATATGATGGAGGAAGCCGCGCCGCATGTTAGCTAATCGTTCATGGAGTCTGGCTAGTTTACGCCTCTGTTTCATATAATTAGCACTCCCTCGCTGCTTGCGCGAGAGCTGTTTTTGTACACGCTTTATACGTTTTTCGAGTTTGGTGATGAAGCGCGGGTTAGATACAATATTACCATCACTTGATACGATGAGATTCGTAAGCCCGAGATCTATACCGATGATGCGCTGCTTATTATTAGTATCGATAACGATAGTAGCGTCATTATTATTGGGTACTTCAACTGTTACATATACATACCATCTACCGCTGGGATGTCTTTTTATAGTAACATTTTTGGCTTTAGTCCAGTCGATGGGTCGGTGAAGGCGGATTTTTAAGCCGCCGAGTTTGGGTAAATGAATATATGCGAACTTATCATTCAGTTTCTCAAATTTAATGACAGGATACCCATCCGGATAGTTTTTATGAGTCATCCAAACTTGTGGATATGTAAGTGATAGATATTGATCAGGTTTTTTGGGTTTAGGCGGACTTATATGTCCTTCTTTATTCCTGATGGCTACAAAGAAACGCTTATATGCCCAGTCAATCTTATCAATTATAGCCTTTAAGACACCTGAATAAACGAGCCTTAAGGCAGGTTCCTCTCTTTTAAATGCGGTTAGGTTACGTTGCCTCTCAAATTTTGTAGGGGTTCTATGTTCTTCATCCCATATACGTCTGTATTCATTTATTTCGTAATTATAGAACCAGCAGAGGATGGACAGCCAGTTTTCTAGTTTGTATTCTTGTAGTGTTGTTGGATAGGCTCTGAATTTGTAGGTGAGGTAGGAAGCCGCCGCCTTATCAGTATTTTTTGATCCCTGTTTATTCATTTCATTATGTTACTATATGATGGAACATTTTATATTGGATATGTTACACTATGGTATAACATCTCTCTCCTCTGTCTCTATGGACATATTGATCATATCTATTATGTCCTCAGGTAGGGAGTGAAGAATCTCTCTGAACTCGTCCTCACCATCGAATACATAAACAGATAAGCGCCCGCATTTTTCATAGTCACCACACGGATGAATGCGTCTTATATCCCATGCGACCTTATCTTTTGATGTTATCACCTTTATGTTGAACTCAGCATTGACTATCGTTGACTCTCCCTTCCATATGTTAACGCAAGGATTAACGCAATAGTTAACGCATAGGTACATTCATGCATCTCCAAACCGTTGCATCAACCGTTCCATGCTTTTTCTAAAGAGCTTCACCGATGCGTACAATAGATTGGCAGCAATAGCAAGATAAAGCACACCTATAGGAGGCTTTGAGAGGAACGGTACGACACTTGATACAATAAATGCAATACTCATGTTAGCAGCAAACTGATGATAACGAAAATAATGATTCAGTATTCCTTCGTAGACACTAACATCATCACTTGATAGATTTTCAAATGTTATGTGAGTTTTTGATGAAATACCACATATGAAATTATAACGAATCGTATCAATAATAAGCCCCAGCATGAAGGATGATACAGCAAATGCACATGCCCATAAGCCCCACGGTATAGTTGGACCAAAAAGTCCTATCTTATATATATGGAGAAGAAGGAAGAAGCCCGGCAGAAAATGAGCAATAAAAACACCATATAAGAAACTCATTAAGGTCCCTCCTTATTTTGATAACCTTAGAATAAACTGAATCCTACATAAAGATCCCAACCACGATCAAATGATTCATTAGAATTAACGAACTGGCTATTATCGTAGGAAGCCCCGACATAGAAGGTGGGTGATAATATAATAATGCCCTGACAGAATGATTCAGAAAGAAGAAACGGATTCATAAGCGCCACAATGATTGATAGATCTATACCTACAGACCCAGAAAGACGCATGTTGGTGTAGTCGAAGCCGCCGCCCCTTCCGTAGCCAAGCCGGCCGCCTAAACGTATGAAGGATAACTCCTTAATAAGTGGTATATCAACATCCATTGATGCAAAAAGACCATTACCAGATCCCTTGGGGGTTCTTATGTGTTCATACCCGAGGCCGGCGTAAAGAAGTGGATATGATTCCTCATCATGGTTGAGTAGATATTTGAAGCCCCCGCTCCAGTCCTTGTTGTAAACATTTTTGTCAATTTCAATATTGATCGGGAGGATATGAGGCAGGGCATTTGATATAGCAAGAGCGGAGAGAATTAATAAAACAGTAAATATTTTACGCATGTATCACCTCCTTTAATAGTATGTTACAGTATTATATGTATGGTCATATTATAGTCAAGCAGAAATTTTTGGGATAAATCGTTCTGTATATAGAACAATTTTTAGGTAATTTTGTTCTGCAGACATTACAAAAAACCCAATTTTTGATGTGATTATTCAGTAAGAATATCTTCTCTTTTTTCTAATACCCATTCTAATGCTTCGATTTTACCAAGGTGATTATAGTATGCTGGCAGAAAATCAAATCCTCTATCTTCAGTCATTTCCCATAGCTCACTTGCCTGCTCATTCAACTCTTCTAAAGCTGTCTTAATTTCCTTTTTACTTCTCATGTTAACCTCCCTTTTAATAATATGCAACTATTATATTGATAGATACTGCTGTGTCAAGTCCAAAATGAAGCCGGCGGGGCTAAAGAAGAACCCGCCGTGCCAATCCTAGATCCTTATAGGCCTAGGGGGACGGCGGGGAGCTTAATTATACGGTGCGAAGCGGCGCGCCTTACGGACCCATACCTCACACCATTTAAGAATATACCATAATAATAAATCATGTCAAGAAATTAATCGTATGGTAGGGATAATCAGTCAACCATAATGATCAAACAGTAGGGATAATTCATCAAGTTGACGGATATGTTGACGATAAAGTTGACGGAACCAACTGCTCTGGAGGATGCTGATGGTATGATAAGAGAAGCAAACCCAACCAATGGAGACTCCAGATGAGCAAAAAACACAAGAATGGCCGTTCATTCTATTCCATCACAATCCCGACATCTCTTAAGGTTAACTGGGACATTATGTCCAAGTTCATCGAAGATGAGTTCAACATAGTACTTAAGGTCGAGGATGATACACTTTACTTATCGGGACGTAACAAAAAACTTATGAAGGAGGTTGGTAATGTCATTATAGAACTATCCTTATCAGGAGTTACATATAAGAGCGTCGAGGAGCTGGCGGCTATATGGGGAGATTATCTAAGCGCGCGCCATATAATAACATATGATAAAGCCGGCCGGCCTATAACACCTCTATCAGAGAACCAGAAGCACTTTATCAAAGCTGTGCAGGAAAATGATATTACATTTGTGATAGGCCCCGCCGGAACCGGTAAGACATATCTTGCTGTTGCACAGGCTGTAGGAATGTTAAGAAGCCGCCAAATAAATAAGATTGTAATAACGAGGCCTCTCGTTGAGGTTAATGAAAAGTTGGGATTCCTGCCAGGGGACATAAAGAACAAGGTAATGCCATTCCTTATACCAATATATGATGTACTTGGGGAACTCTTCACCAAAAGCGAGCTTGAAAATTTAGAGAAAAATGGAGTTATTGAGATCATTCCCATCGCGTTCATGCGTGGGAGGACTATAAAAAATAGCATCGTTATTGCTGATGAGGCACAAAACCTTACGATTTCACAGATGAAAATGTTGCTTACTAGGATTGGGTTGGGTACAAAATATATTATTATAGGAGATATAACACAGAGTGACATACATAATGGCAAAAAGAATGGACTTCTTTATGTTGTTGAGCGCATAAAGAGGGTGGGAAGCCGCGGCTTCGGTATCGTTAAGATGACAGATGCCGACATAAGGCGGCATCCTATTATAACGGAGGTGCTCAAATTGTTTGATAATTTGACTTGACAGTAGAGATGTATAATTAATATAATAAAATTTTTACCGGGGTGGCGGAAACGGCGCAGGGGACCCCGGGACGAGTGTCCGTGTGGGTTCGAGTCCTGCTCCCGGTATCTATTCTGCAAGCCACCACCAGAACATAAGATGTACAAACACAAAAATTAAAGTGAAAATTAATACTGCACCAAAAATACATAGAAACATATCCCAAATACCAACAAAAGGTATGAACCACCCGATATAAGGTGGTATAAAGGATACACAACTTAGAATGATCACAGAAAGACCCATAATGAATAGTGTCAACTTAATAATTGACATCAATATTTCCTCATTATATTCACAACAGACCTTACTCACTAGCCTTTAATTCACATGGATATTCCTCCTCCACACGGAATATATCTATGATTGGATACTTAAGTACTTTCTCTTTCCTCAATAGACAGTAAACCCCGCTTTCACATATGTCTGTGAGACATTTTCATAAACGATCGGATATGATGTACCTTTTAACCACAGTACAACCTTCATAAATACCTCCGTCACAATATAAATTGTTTCAATATGGTGCCCTTCGGTACATGTATTATGTAATGGTGAATGGTTGGTTCACCAATAGCAACTAATTTCCACTTAGGAAATCGCGGCCTCATTTTATAAACACACACGTTACCATAATATGTGCTATCCTCTAGAATAATAGATTTGGATGCCGGGATGTATACCAATTGAAATTCATCTCCAACCTTTTTATAAGCTACATATATCATCTTTTCCTCGATATGACCTACACCTAAGAAAAACTCTCCCCGCATGTGTTGAGATGAATTAATCGATACGATAGTATACTCATCATCCTTATATACCTCCTTACTCAGCGACTCATATGCAAGCATCCCAAAAAGAATGGTCCCCGCATATGATGTTATCATTACAAGTATGGAAATAATAATACTACGTGTACGCAATAAGATATACAACATAATCAATATTGGTAAAATAAACCAAATCATAGCATCCTCCATATCAACAATGTTAAACCTTTTGTTACGATTCCCCTGAATCCTTTCTAATATACTTATAGAAAACAAATCCTAATATAAGCCCCACAACAAACCAGAAGAATCCCATAGTTCACCTCCTTATTTTTATTATTACATCACCTTGAATTTCAAAGTCAAAGAAACAGTTAGGCGCGCGCTCCTTGAGAACCTTTAAGATATCAATAAATACCTGCCTTATTTCCCATTGTGCTGAAGCCGCGCCCCTTAACTCTATCATATGTCTCCATTGACGGAAATTAGCGGTTACAACAATTTGCGATGCACACGCATTAGGTAAAACGAATCTCGCATCCTCTTTAGGAATACCTAATGTCAGAAGAACGCTATATAATTTCTGTAAATATCGCATTGTTTCTTCATATAGAAGGCGGGCTTCCTCATTACCTTCTATTGAAGGAGGTACTATATAAGTGAAGCCGGCCTCCTTCACATATCTTTGCGATCGTTGCGTATAGGAACATAACCTGTGCCTAACAAGCTGATGAGTTGCTGCACGGGATATATTCTTAATAAGGAAGGTAGCAGATGCATGCTCTAATACTGATAGATGACCCCACTTTATAAGCTTACGTATGAGTTCACCAGGTTGACCTTTGGGTTCCGATGCATGTGATACTCTACCAGCCTGCTCTATAAGCTCCTCAGCATTAGGGGTTATTGATAATAATATTATATCAGCCAACTGCTCCTCCTTTTAATGAATACATTATCATCATCTCTTGCAATCTTGTCAAGATTCTAACAATTCCTCATCAAATATTTTTATTAACCGCTGCCTGCAGTCATTCCAGCCACTAAAATAAGCCTGCAATTCTCTCTCTGATTCTGATGGAATGTTTTCTTGCCGTAATCTTGCAAGCACAAAATTTTTAATGTCTTTAACCAACTCCTTCACAAACCTCTCATAGATAACTCTCTCATAATAATCATGGGATAATAACATATCCACCTCCTTTTTTTCCCACTATAATATGCATAGAAGCCTAAATGTCAAGGTATAATTTCAAAGATGAAACGAATACAACACATACTTTTACTAATAATAGTATTAATAATTATCGCTATAGGACATCCCTTCCGTCCATTTTATGTTTTCTTCCAAGAAGGCTATAATGACACAGCATATGTGGACACTACAGATGCATGCATCCCTTGTTCAACATCATATAATGTAACGATCTGCACAACGGCTGTCATATTATCGCTACCTATTGACACAACAGACGACACACTATGGCATGGTTACTTATTAAAGCTGTGGATAAAAGACACTTCAGGATACACAAGCGATACATTTTATGTGAATGATACATGCTTCAGAACACTATATCAAGTAGCGCCTTGCAACATAGCGCCTACATGTTCATTGGTATGGGGGTATCATTTCTGGGTCATAAATTTAGATTGCATTAATCTACAATATGGCATCTATATAGGCGATGGTGATAGCATATGTGTCTACATCAGCAAAGATATGCAACATGGCCAGAAATGCATAGCGATAAATAGCAGCACATCAATACATCAACTAAGAGTGATAGCCGGAGATACAACACCTGTTTACATAAGTGAATTCCCTGTCATCTCACATCCAGCTTATTCAGATACATACTGGTATGACATACGTGGAAGAAGGACACTACCGTATAGAAGTGGAGTTTATCTACATAAAAGACGGGTTATCGTAATAATAAAGTAATCATTTGAGGCGTACCTTCACTTTACCATCCTCTATATAAACAGTAGGTAGGGTCCCTTGAAGCCGGCGCCCTCTAAGATCAAATCTCCCTTTTAGGTAGCGAAGCCGCGGCTTCCCCTTATATTTATCATCCTCTATAATAAGACTACTTGTATCGGGCAGAACAATCCTCATAATTTGATAAAGCGCTAGATCATCATATGCGATACATTTGCGTCCCCAAATACTGCCCTTCGTTATATAAACGCATAATGAATCGCCATCTGTTAGACTGGGAAAAGCACTATCTCCGATGTCAATGATCCAGAGATGATAACCCCAAACAGTACTACATGTTGGAGCAAGATGATCTATACAAGGCTGCACCCTCCACAAAGGTATAGATGCTGATGGACATGAATGTATGTCGCAGCTATCCCAGATGGTATCAGCAGAGCTATCATAGATGAAAAACCTGAGGGAAAAACCATACCATACATCATCAGTGCTATCTGTATCGGTACCCAATGATGAGATTACCTGTAGTGTACATAGATTGCGATTGAAGGAAGCCGCGCACTTCGAACAGATATCCATCGTATCAACATAAGCTGTATCATTATATCCTAACTGGAATAGAACAAAGAACCACCGAGGCGGCGGAGGTGGGTCAGCAGCAACCAATGATATCGCGATCGCTAATAGTATGACAATACTAATTTTCTTCATCTTTATCTTTTTTAGATGGCATAAGCAATTTAGCTATAAGTACAATCACACCTACAATTACAACACCAATTATGCCAAATGTCCCTATCAGTGCCAATGCATCCATTTCAGGACCTGTGAATGGATCCTGAGCAAAAGCGATGTTAAAGATACCAAGCGCCCACAATATGTAATATAGTCTTGCCATCATTCAATAATACCTTAATCAAAACCTATTGAAAATTCCCGGAAATACGGTATAATCAGACCAAAAGAAAGGAGTATCTATGATTATAAAAGTCTCACGCAGACAAGACACAAAAACTGTTTCACAAAAGGGCTATCCTATTATAGCGGTAATATCCGGTAATACACACTTTTACTCCGGTGGGCATTATTATATGTATGAAATAGCTGTTGCATTATCTGAACTAGGAGCCGAGGTGCATTTCATTACGAATGTGCGTCCAAGACATTTTGAAAAGGATTTCAAAGATTATGATCTCAGTAAAATTCATTGGCATGTTGACAGAAACTATAAAGCCGACCTACCTCCCTTAGATGCTGTTATTGGTTCTCCTATCCATACAGCCCTCATAGCCGTTGATCTTGCGGGCCTACATTCATGCCCTTCAATTATTGTTGTCTATGAAACACCTAACTGGTACGCGGAATATGAGGAGGATGAACATAAATATATGCCACGAAAACCACCATTTGAGATGTTCAAGCAAGCCTTAATAGAGTGTGATCGTATTATAGCAATAAGCCATGAAGGCGCTAAATACATCCCTCAATGGGATAGCAGGATTCCACCAGATAAAATTAGTGTTATAAGACCTGCTATAAATCATAAATGTGCTAATAGATATAAAAATAAATCCGCAAGAGAACGTAGTGTTACATACATAGGTAGATTAGTATTTAACAAGCAATTTTGGGAGCTCTATGATGTTATAATGAATGATCCTGAACCATACGTATTTCATGTTGTTACATCAACGATATCAGAAGCCGAGCGCAGAGCACACATGGGAAATGAAAAACATCCTGTCCAGTGGCATCTTAAGGTTGGTGATGATAAAAAATTCGAGATCCTATCGAAAACATCAGCCTTAATTTTACCAACCAAATTTGAGGGTTACGGTATGCCTCCACAGGAATCATTATATCTGAATACACATACAATTGTTATGGATCTACCGGTTTTCCATAATGGGCACGCAATAAAGGATGATGCGCATTTTGTTAAGGACATGAAAGAAATTCCAAGTGTAGTACACAAGGTACTTGGTAAGACATGTACACCTAAGGGGCACATACCGACGATGGAAGATATGAAAAGAGAGCTTCTGCAGGTTAAGGAGATACCATTTAAGTGGCGTTCCGAAGACGATATCCTCATAAGCTTTTCATGCTGCGTCTTTAACAACGCTAAACATATAAGAGAATGCATTGAAGCAATTTATGATCACGCGTATGAGATAATCATTGTTGAAGGCGCCACCGATTGGTGGGCTAACTACTTTAATAGTCCTACAGGTATTAGCACCGATGGAACACATGAAATAATTATGGACCTTGTAAAAAATGATAGCAAGGGGATTATAAAATATTATGGTCCCCTGCGTTTCCCTCATAAGGTACAGATGAGGCGTTATGCGGTAAATAAAATTGATAAAGAAGCTGTGAGAAGCGGGCGCCTCGTCTATTGGATCGTAGATGCTGATGAAATCTATACTGATGAAAGCATTAAAGCGATGAAGCGCGCCATCCTAACGCACCAAAAAGGAATTGTTTTTCAACCAACATACAGACATCACTGGATTGATCCACGGTATGTCATAGAAGGCGGGCCATGGAGTGCACCTCATACAAGAGTCGTCGTGTGGAATAGGAAATACGGCTATCATAAGCGTGATCAATATTATGTACAGAGACATAATGAACCACTAGATGAACAAGGCATAGGGCTTAATATAATGAGGCCAAAGTATTATGTAAGCCGCGGCTTAGGTGTATTGGTTCCCGACTGCATTGTTGACCACTATGCATATGATTACAACTTAGAGGCCAAAATGCAATTCTATAAAGAACGCGGCGACAATGCATATAAATTAATGGTTGCTGTTATGCAATGGAAGCCTGGCAAACCATTACCAAAAGGTATTACGATCAAGCGCATAAATTAAACATGCCGTTCAAAATGGGGTACATCCTTGAATGTCTTAAAGTTGCCACCCCATCTATTCTTCTTATTAAGACTCTCCCAGTACTCACCAAACGGTTTAATATCATTATAGTCCCATGTTAAAACATAATATCTCCCATCCACAATAACAATCGTCTGCTCATACTTATATTTTTCACCCTCCTGTATCGGCTTAAAGAAATTAAGGTCAATAGCGAGCCGCTTCAAATGATATGAGTTCATTGTCTTACTGCGTCCTGTTTCCACATATATCCGTTGTGTCTCAGGAGAGCGCCAGAGCTCTCCCCCTGTAACAATCCAGCCTTTTTCTTCGACATACTTAATCAGTTTCACTACATCCTTCAGAAATTCCCACTGTTCCTTCACTAATGACATCTTCCTGAACCTCCTCTTCTTTTGGTTTCTCCTTTGACCCTTGGAAAATAAGACGATGCCCTTCGTCTTTGCTTATTAATGCGATAGTGCCTCCAAAGTCAATCTTACCAATATAATTTTCATCTTCATATTCAATATATACCCATCCAGTATGCTGCCCACTGGTGTCTACAATTTTACCATCCTCTTCGATATAGAATGCTGGATCACCACGTTGTGTAATAAGACACGCTTTATAGTTACCATAATCATAATAAAATTTGTGGAAGAATAACATATGCACCTCCTTATGTTATAATTCCTTGTTTCACCTTTGACAAATATTCTAATAAATATCGTTCTTTTTCCCCATCTCTATTTTCTTTTGTTATTATGGGCCAGCCGCGCTTCTTACAGCTATTATTAATCCATGAGCGACGGTGGAAAATAGTAAGCCCGCGGCTTCTCATCTCATTAATAGCCTGCCTACTAAATCCACCACTGTATTTATATCCAAACAACTCAACGAACATTCTCCGGAATTCATCATAGACATATCGTGCAATGATACTTGCCGCCGCTATTGAATAATGCGTCTCATCACCACCATAAATGCCAAATTGGGGAACACTTAATCCATCAATATCATAATAATCCACGAATACAACCGCATTACCATTATCCTTAGTGATTCGATCTACCATATTCTTAATAACATCTAATTCGTGCTTACGATAATTGCCACCACCATCTACAATATGGAAATCACAGTAATCAACATAAACAGGAAACCTTTCCATAAGTGATAATGCCACCTTCTTGCGTTCCTTTACCGTAAGTACCTTGCAATCAGCAACAGGTATTAATGGATACTTAATAGGCGGAACAATTTTAACTGCACCCACAATAATAGGTTGCAGAGAAGAAAAGACATTTACCTCATCAAATCCAATGATAGTCATACCTTCATCAAGGTATTGTTTCTCATCAGGATCAAAATCTGTTAACCAATGCTTTTCCATTATTCCTCATAGACATTTTGTGTTGCCCAATACCCTAAACAAATAGCATCCGCTATATTATGGTTATCTATCTCCTGTCCTGCCAGCTCAGATGCAAGCCTCATAGAATAACGCTTGCGATCAATACGTTTCGTCTGTGACGAACATTGCAATATATTTGTCTGCCATGTCTGGGGTTGCACAACCACAGGAATCCATCCATTACACTCAAAGATTGTTGCAATAGAAGCCCGCACCTCAACCAATCTTTCAAAAGTTAAAACATTCCTCTTACTTGCCCGGGGATGAAGCCACTGACCCTCTATAACAAGCACCCGCGTACCTTTATCATATGTTGTGGATAGCTTGTGCATTTTATCCAGAAATTCTTCATCTCTATCAATCAAACCCCAGCTTTTCAAATGCCCATTCTCCCATATGCTATAACCAATGCGTTTCGTATCGGGATCAATAGCTATAATAATCATTTCTTAAGCCTGCTTTCTATGAATTCCTTTAGGTTATCTTTATTCTGGTAAATTTCTAATGGGTAAATACCATTCTCAAGCAACCGATCAATCGAATATTTCTTACCATCAATCTTTATGGAATTACCTTCCATAGGTATACCAAAATCTGAAGCCGGCGCCAAATCAGACCACATATCAATCAAACCAATATTCGGCTCAACCAACAAAATGTGATTCTTGCCCTCAATGATACTTGATGTTTTAGTTTTGACAATCGTAATCTTCACTGTGTCAAACTTGTATTTACCACTTATACGGTGGAAAAATAGTTTCAAATGATAAAGATGCTTTAACAAGTAAGGACCCGGCTCCCTATAACTCATATAAGCTTTGGTATATCTAGTAACCTGTCCACCTATGAGATCCCTTATCTGGTTTATAATAATCGCAAGAATTTCCTTTTCACCTATTGCTGGGGCCCATACTTTAAGCTCGCGGCTTAGTAAGCGCGCCAGCTCTGATACCTTCTGCTCCTGCGGCTTTGCTCTCTTCTCAAATTCAGTACTCATAGCAACAGCACTATCAAAGACAAACCCAACAATATCATCCAGATGTTTGGCATAAACATCACGTATATCTTCAAATATCTCCTCAGCTGTTGAACCACGTATAACAATCATTTCATCAAGCTTGCAACCTTGGATCTCAGCCCATCTCCCATCAAACATGCGCTCTGCATCAACATAGACAGTAAGCCCGCCCTTCTTCTGTTCCTGCAGAAGACCTACTAAAGCAAGAGCCAATGTTGTCTTACCAGTAGAAGGACCACCCCAAAATCCTATGAACCTGCCTAACGGTATGCCATATAACGCTTTCGCCATAAAGGGGAAACGGGCTGATAAATCTAAGTACTTAGTACTTGATAGTTCAGTCGCTTTTATTATTGCCATCTTAAACCCCCTTTATCAATCACACTTCCCACCATACCCACACTTTGGACATGGGTTATTACAATCAAACGCATATTCAACACCTCTAGTTATAATTTTATAACCACACATGGGGCATACATTTATTATAGCATCATCGGGTACCTCACCATCTGGTAGAGCACCATTATACATATTTGACGCTTCCTGCACAGCCTTCTTGCGTTGCTCATATTCCTCCTCAGGTGTAATACCACGCAGGAAATATTTTAGTGCTAATCCCCAGAATCCCACAGGAGATGCAATCTTGTGTCCTTTATACCATGTCATACCATCAGCAGATTTTATGCTTGCAAACTCATTAATAATACGATCAACGACACGATGATATAATTCTTCATCTCCAAGGGCATAAATCTGCTTAAGGAATATCGATGTGATCACATCTAGAGCAATAATAAAATCCGAATGTGGTATATCCTTACTACCCAAGAAGATTTCCAGTGGTTTACCCTCAACACCCGCTACGATAAGATAATAGTTTTGGTCCCTATAAGGGAACTTATAAGCCTTTGCATCAAGTGTATCAGGCCTCTTCCAATCAGATAAAAAGAGGAACTTGCTCTTCTTCTTACCACTCCTTATTACAGCCTGCCGGCTTCCTTCTCTGAACACAGTTATACCCTTTACCCCATTTTTCCAAGCATCAATAAAGAAGCGCGACAGATCATCCGTTGTCCATTGAGCTGGTATCGTATATGTATTGCTAATAGCATTATCGATATGTTTCTGTATTGCCGCATGGATGGCTAATTTATCATAAGGATCAACATCATGCGCTGTAACCATATATGGTGCATTCACATCATAACCATCAGTATTTTCTACCCATTCATATATAGGTTGCTTAAATTTCATCATCTTATTGAAGCTCTCGCTCCACCGTTCGATCTCAAAATAAAAAATTGGCTCAAATGCTGCATTAACCCCTGTCAATAATGATATCGACCCCGTCGGCGGCACAGTTAACAACGCAACATTCCTTATACCATGTTCAGCTACCTGCATCATAAAGTCCTTATTAAAATGCTTTTTGATAAATAGCGCCTGCTCAACATAATCCTCGTATGAACCATCCTTTTTAAACTGTTCAACAGCAGGCGCAGGGCCTAACTGCTGGGCGAGCTTAACAGATTCATCATATGCTATATTACATATAAATTCAGCTATGCGCTCGGCTTCCCTAACAGACTTAAGGGTACCATATTTAATGCGCTTAATAATAAAATAATCAGCCAGTCCCATAAACCCTATACCAACCCGCCTCTCAAATTGAGCCTGCTCCTTTACCTTATCTATAGGATAATATGCCCTGTCAATAATAGCATCACCTAATCTAACGGCAAATCGCACCGTTTGTTCCAACTTTTTCCAATCCATACGGCGGGTAGACAGATCCACATGAGCAACAAGATTGACGCTTAAGAGGTTACAAACGGAATAAGCCGGCAGCATCTGTTCCCCACACGGATTGCTTGTAGCAATCTTTGCATAGCCTGATGAATTTGATGTGCGTTCGACATTGTCTATAAAAATAAGCCCCGGCTCCGCTGACTCCCATGCAGTCCTTACAATCGTATCCCATAACTTCTTCGCCCTTATACTACGCTGGACCTTCACAACATCATTTTTGAATGATAGAGTGAAGTCATCATCAGAAATCATAGCATCCATAAACTCATCTGTTACCTTAACAGATATGTTAGCATAGCGTACCTGAAGCCGGCTTAATATATACCTCACAAAATCGGCCTCCTCATCATCAACATTCAGAAGAGTAAAATAACTCTCCATCGCATTGTTTAAATCACACTTCATTTTTACGAATCGCTCGATATCAGGATGTGTTATGTCAAGACTTATCAACAGAGCTCCACGACGCCCGCTCTGACCAACCAATCCCGTAACAGCAGAATATAACTCAGCCCAGCTCCATGCACCCGTAGAGACCTTCGCAGATCCTGTATGAACCTTTGCACCCTCAGGACGTAGCGTTGATATATCTATACCACATCCACCACCTGATTTATAAACGATTGCCAATTCCTTCGCCGTATCAAAAATGCCCTCCATGCTATCCTCTGGTGATGCTATGACATAACAGTTAAATGGCGTTATACGTTGTTCAACACTCCTTCCAGCCGCATACAAAACACGACCGCCAGGAACAAGCCGCCAGCTTAAGTTACCATCATCATCAAAAAAGATGTTATCTGTCTCTATAGGATATGGTTTAAGGAAATAATCATATACACGCTGAAAGATTGACTCGATTGGTTCATCAGGTTCTGCCTGATATTTTTTGGCTATCGTATCTCTTATGGTCTTATACTCATCAGATATTGGAATCATGTGCCACTCCTTTCGCTACATGCCTCCCTGCTTCTTAACAATAATGACACACGCTTTATAAATGCATAAAATAACCCGAGATATACTAGATAGTCTCTAACAGCATCCTCATAGGAATCGTTTTCGACTAATAGTTCACCCTTTTTATTAAATGTTATCATCCTGCTGACCTTATCAGCCATGCGCCATATGAAGCCGAGGCCTATATCATAAAAATCCTCCCATTCATTGTATTCCCGGGGAAGCCGCGGCTTCATCACAGCAACAAACATAAAATTAGCCAACGCATCACCACCCAACCCCGTTGCATAATCATGGTTCTTTTTTGTATGGAGCTCCTTTATCGATGCGATAATATTATCTAATGGCTGGCGCTTCACAGATGTATAGTAGTTAAGCAATTTAGCGCCTTCTATAATGATAATTGACAACATTAAATCCAACCCTTGGCGGCGGACCTCATCACAGTTGCACTTAGGATGCGCAATGATCTTTACTAAATTACGCAGCTGCGCTAGTGATCTTACTCTATCTGATATATCCAACTTATCAAGGTGTATGCCTCTCTTCGATATGAGATCTAAATATTCCAAAAACAGACGGTCACCTCTAAACCCATCCTTCTCAATAATAAAATCATCGCGATAAAAATAACACAAGGTAGGGTCAATAACAACATCGGATGGACTTGAACCCATATCCACCTCCTTTGTCATACATTATAATTATTTATTATATGTTTTAATATAAGTGATGGCGTATGGCATTGCGGAAGATTTTGGCAGGTAGTCCCATCAAGGACCTCATAACCCTGTTGAGCAAACCGCGTCTTGTTATCCTTCCTATCTGCCACTTCTTGCTCCTCATCAGATTCATCACAAATGTATCGATGCGCTTCGATGCTGTCAAGTGATTTTTTAATATAGGTATCGGTTGATCTATCTTCCTTACCATCTCAGGCGCCTTGGATAGAGCCGCAAGACGTGTCCCAACCTGCGATATCTCCCACTTTAATCCTGCATATCGTGCCGGCATGCGCAACAGGGATGGTTTGATACGTAATGGTAGGTCTACATAACGAGGAGACCATAACCTTTTGGTATAACGATTCGTATCCTTTATATTACGACCCAGTTCTAATAACCTGTGATTTAACTTAAACATCTCTCACTGTGTGTCGGCCCCGAACCATCTCCGCTGTCGGACATCCTCGGGGTCCCCACCTCCACACGGAGGTGAGTTTATCCGCACGGGGCCTGAAACTTTTTTTGTTCCCCTCACTGTCCCACCATGAAGCCCCGCCAAGGGCTCATTGTCTATGTTAATTATACCACCTATCGATTTTACATATCCATGCTTTTGCAACAGATACAGAAGAGATGTGTGTATATAGACCAAACGACTTGTGTTCCTACATTCAAGTCTACCGAACTCCTTATAAGTTCCGATAGGTAATCCTATCTTCTCAGCTACGTTATATAGGTACCTTACAGCATCGACGAGTAATTTGTACTTGAACGTATAACGGTTGCGGTCCCTAAGGACTCTTATCTTACCGTCAGGTATGTCGATATCCGTCAGTTCCAACGGTTGATTACGCATGTACCGTATGTATAGATCAATGATGTGATCAATGTCATTTTTTATAAGTATGTTATCTAATAGATATTGATGTGATGATAGGATCTTATGTAAGCATCTTGCTATTATATGTAGCAACGGTTGCCTTCGTAGGGATTTCATGTTGGTAAGTCGTCTGGGTGTTATGTGCCGTATCTGTAGGTTATGTATGGCCTGTGCTATAGGTTTGTAGTGATGAGCAAGCTGATGTATGTGTCGTTGGCGTATGTACTTTAATGACTGTAGTTTCTTATCGAACGTAGCGTTTAGTGACCATGTTGATGCATATGAGTAGTCAGGTGATGTTGATGGTCGTATGTTATAGACTGATATGTATGCTTCATTAGATGGTGATGCATCCTTATACTTACTATGTATAATGTGCTTTTTGTAATATTTACGTATCTTAATAGCATGATTAGTCTGTTCCGTGGTTCGCTTGTAGGATCTGATGTGACGGATGGTTAGAGGTAGTGCATACCACTCGGACTGAGGTAGACTGTAGACCTTAATATCTTTATGAGGAATGTATCTATATGCAGATGGTTGATATGCGATCTGTGGGTTGATGGGATCGTTGCGATAGTAGGTACCTTTATTAGTATGTTTTTTCTTTATGAAATGATATGTTGGTATAAGGCGGAGAAATTTATGTTTTTTAAGGTATGTTATGTGCCGCCTTATGGTTGGTATGGATAGCTGGAGAAGTGAGGATATGAAATCCTGTGACTTGGGCATGTGCTTGGGGTCGGCGGCAAGGAATGCAAGAAGTGTTATTATCTGTGTCTGTATATGTGCTGGAAGCGAGCTTATGTAGTTATGTATTGACTCAGGCATGTAGACAAGCTTGAGAGGCCAGCCCTCTGGTGCGAGAAGCCGCGGGTTTATGTCCTTTAGGTCCTTGAGAGAAAATGAAAATGATGCGTATGATGTATTAGTATCTTTATCATATTTTATCTTGAAGCCGATGGTTCTTATTATGTTGTAAACCTGTGTGTAGTGCTTTTTTAAGGCCGGCAGGTTCTGCCTGACATATGATTTGAAATCATCGTAGGGGATAAGCCCGCCGTTGTGCCATATGTAAAGAAGTGCGTTGAGTGTTTCGTAGAGAAGCCGCGGCTTCAAAGGACTACGAGGTGCATAATAATTCGATAGAGCATCACCTACATACCTGAGAACGCCGCCTAATGTGCTCACTATAATACAGTCATGTATGTCATCAGTGTAATGCTTCATCAACCTCTATCATTGTTTTGTGTGATTATAATCATAATGTAAATGGTGTCAAGAGAAAAAAAGTTGTTGACAAGATTTATTTGATGAATATATAGTAGTTGAAACCTATATCAGGAGGTAATCCTTGATAAAAATGATTGGTGATCATGTTCTTTTGAAGCCGCGCAAAAAGGAACAGGTGGGTGGGATATATCTCCCCGAAGCAAAGGTTGAATTTTTTGAGGTTGTTGATGTCGGTGATGGTATACCGCTCCCTAATGGTACATATGCACCAGTTGATGTCCATGTTGGTGATATCGTTTTGGTACCAGAACATGTAGGTGTTGAATATGAAGATGGTGATACTACATATGTTATTGCCCGCCTATCCGATATTGATGCCGTTGTAGAGGAATAAGAGGAGGATGGAGGCTTGCGCATCAAACGGTCTGACAAGGTCCTTCTATTTTCATCAGACAAGCAGTTGAAATTACATCTATCCGAGCGGTATAAGGTTGTAACTCCGGAATCTAATCGATTACCATTGTTTATTATATTGGATGCTGTTTCACGGTATCAGCACCTCGATGTCTTTTCATTATTAACATATATGTTTGGTTACTTATATTTTAAGTTAGGTGAGTATGCGCGTCATAAGCAGCATTGTTATCTGGTTGTGTTGATGAAGCCGCGTGTTTTGAAGGTTTCGTTGCTTGAAAAGAGATTAGTCAACCCCTTGAGCCGGTTGTTTAAGACCAAAAGATTTATACGCCAGACATCAGTTCAATCCGTGCGGTCGTTATCACAGCTTATATCCCACCTTGGTGATTATTATAATGATAAAGGTTCATATAAGGTTGCTATTTATCGGATAGGAGGATTCCATGAACATTGATATTACAGCAAAGAGGGTTGTTGATGATTATTTGGACAAGGCTGGTATCGTTAGTTCAATAGAAACACCAGACGATTTAGCTCTTTATATATTGAGGTATGGTCACCGTTATCCGTCTTTACTGGTTGATGCAGTACAGAGGGTATGGAATGAAAAGATTGATCATTATGATGACATCATATATGTAACGGCAGATAAGTTTGCGCAGTCATATTTGAAGGAATTTGAGGGGATTGTATATGATTATAGGAAGCCCGCCGGGCTTATTGATACGTATCTCCATTTATTGGATGTAGCCCCGGCTTCAACACTAATGTTCGGTTACTACTTTTACATACATTCATCAGAGCTTATATTGGTGGCGCCCCTCGATTATTATAATATGGTAAAAGGTGCTTATGAATCATATTTCTGGGATTTTGAACCTAATTTAACGATTTTTGATCTTATAACATATGCATTTTTTGCCAAGGCCTTAAACATGGGTGTTGCAATTTTAGAGGGTAGTGATATATCACTTAGTGTTGTGAAGAAGTTTATGTATCGCGTTAAATCCTTATATACGACAGAGGAGGTGATGGATGATTCAAAGGAGTGAACCTGTTGTTATACCATTACCTGTTAATATTTACACACAGTGGGATGAAATCAAAAGGTTCATTATCGACCACAAATACGATATGGTTAGTATAAATAAGTTACTTCACGATGTTTTTGGTTTGCCTAAGTCGACTGTCTATGCCTTGTTAAAGACATTGGATCTATTTATTGGTAGCTGGAAGGAATTGGATCGTGTTGATGTTGAGCCGGTATTGGGACAGAAATTATCCGAGCAGGATGTAATGGATTTATGGCCAGAGATTGAGAGTTATAAGAAGTTGGGGCGCGAGGGCTTCATAAAAACGCTAATGGACAAGTATAGATTGACATATTGGGCAGCGAGTAAATTATATTACCATGAAGGTGGGCATTCTAAATATGATAAGCGGAAGCACGCGGAGCCTATAGGGAAGGGCTTCAAGTCTGATGAAATATTAGACTGGCGGGCTTACTTGGAGGAAATGGAACATTTTCGTCATCGTATAAATTATAGCGAAGGCGATGTGAATTATGATTCCGTTTATGAGTGGCATGTACCGTCATCAAAGGTTGGTGTCATTTTTACATCCGACTGGCATCTTGGTTCCCGATTTACTGACTACAAGCGTCTTAAAGAGCACATAGAGCTTCTTATGGAGAATTTTCATGTATTTCTGGTTGGTGATATGGTTGATATGTTTTTATCATTTAAGAATAAGGCTGTTGAGTTTCAGCAGATAGTGCCGCCGACAACGCAGTTGAAGCTATTGTATAGTATATTGTTGGAGTTACAGCAGAAGGGGCGGCTTCACGTGATTTTATTATCAAGCCAGCGCGTTCATGACTCAGCTGTTAGTGCTGCGGCCGGCTTCGACCCTTACCAGTTTTTTGATGGCTTAAATACGGTCTATTTCAGAAATAAGGGTATTGTTTATGTACGCATGCCGCGGAGAACATGGGAGGTATTAATTTTACATAAATATGGTCGGAGTTCTTATAGGAATCCGTTTAGCAGACATGTTTATGCTATTGATAATGTTTCAGCGACAGCGGATGTGATTGTTATGGCTCATCTACACCGCAGAGATTATGCCAGCTTCTACTTTGGTGGAAAGCAACGAGTTTGTATAAACCTGCCGGGCTTCAAATATAACGATCCTTATACCCAATCATATTTTGATCAACATGAAGCGCCGTTCCCCGTTGTTGTGTTTGATGATGATAACAATACGGTTGATGTGTATCCATCACCGGAGGTAGCGCGTTATGTTATTAGCAGTTGATTACAATGTTGTTCATAAAATTTACAGGTATATGATGCATATAACATTAAATTATAATGAAGATTTACCAATTGAGGATTTGATAGGAGGTGTATATGCGAACGAGGCGAGAGGGCAGGTATCTGTTGATACAGGGTATCGATCCTCCGATAACAAGAGATGATGTATCCGCTGCAATAGCGATTCCATTACGCCGTTTGTGTGATATTATGCATGTTACTGATGATGGTCGTTCTGCGAAGATTGATTTAAGGTCTGTTGGGTTGGCTGAGTTGCTTGCTATAACATCATATCTTACCTTGCCGTGGGTTCCTGTAGCGATTGATTGGTTCCGTGTTAATATGAAGGCGCGATCTACATATGCTGTTGGTGTTATATTAGGCCGCGCGGCTTCATATATCCGTAAACAATTAGGCATAACATTAGAGGGGACAGATGAAGAAGATACAGTACAATCTGAAGAAACGGTTGAGGCCAATCAGTGAGGGTACGGCTGTTGTTGTTGATCTGCTTATCAGGCCACAGACAAATCTGTACATTCCAGAGTCTGTGTTTGTATTGCAATTTGGGCTTGTTTTAAACCCGGGGATCATCAAAAGGTTACCATTGGATTTACATGAGGGGGACATAATTTTGCGGGCTGCATGGAAGGCCGACCTTATACGAACATGTAGTGGTGAATATGTTAAGTCTGCTGATTATATTGATATAGATGTACCAGATGTGCCGGGCTTCATCATCAAACCAGATGACTATCTAAAGCTAGTTTATCATAGAGACATTATAGCAATTTTCGATGATGTTGATGATTGGGTAAAATTTGTTAAACATTTAAGCAAGATGGAGGGAAACTATGGGAATCAGTGTACCAAATAATGTTAGGGATGAGATGGAACGGGAGCGCCGTGAAAAGATTGTGAAGCACGCGCTCCTTGGTGAGTTGATGCCTATTATGATTGATCTTACGCGTCTGGTTACTGAGATACGTCATATACGTAACAAAGATGGTGATGATGCACCGCATCCTCATGTGAAAGATGATGTGCTTAATAAAATTGATTCATTGGTTGAGTTATTCTTTACGACATATACTGACTTTATGAAGACTTATATCAATGATATTGATGGTCTTGCGCGTAGTGCGCTTGAGCGTATGATGCAGGAGAGTATGACAATGGGGCCGGGGCCTCGCATACCACGAGAGTAATATGAAACTATGTAATGGATACTACATAGGTGAGATCATTGATGATGGATCTGTTGCGCAGCGTACTGATATTATTGTGCCATTTGGTGAACTATCATATTTGTTAAAAGTGCGCATTAAGTGGAAGGCATCATCTGCTTTGGTATATTCAAGGAGACAGGACAAGTATATTGACCTACCAGTTTCAGTTAATGTTGGTGATGAGGTGTTGGTTCTGAGGTTTGATACGCAGCCTCTCGCTTTACGTGGTACCAATGAGCCGCGCTTCGTTATCGGTAGGTTGGTAGACATCTTGGGAGTATATGGGAATAAGAACAATATTGGCGAAAATAAAGAAGCGCGATGAGGCTGCTAATTATGATTATAAATACGAGAAAAAATATGGAATCCTGAGACGTAAAGGGCGCAAGTGGGATTCGGAACAGGAACGTATATTATATAGTATATTAAGGCAGATATATACAGGTCGTAAGATCTTTAACCATGTTCGTTTTGAGGAAGCGCCGACCCTTGAGTATGATTTTTTTATACCTGATGAATTCCTTGTTATTGAATATAACGGTCAGGAGCATTACTGTGTCGTTGAAGGTATGACCGTGTATGACTTCTATGGTCGTGTGTATCGCGATCGTTGTAAATTGAATAATGCTTGCAAGCGTGGTTATACATACATACCCATTCCATTCGATATAGGTCTTACTGTTGGTATAGTAAAGAAGTGGATTGATAGTGGGTGGGATAAGGAAAAGGTAATACAACATTATCTTGAGTACTACGAAAAAAACAAATTCGGATAAGCTTGCGCGGGCTTATGATGAAACAATCCAGCGTGTCTGGGATACATTCTTCCCTGGTGTTGATATTGATGTTGTTGTTGGTATGAGGGATGCTGCATCTGTTGCCAAGCTACCTATCAAAAAGTGTACCCCGGCGTGTCCATTATATGATCAATGTGAGGTAAGGAAGAAGTATTCGCCATCGTATTGCCCTATGGAGTTTGTTAAGTTCTTTGAGCAGTTGACTAACATGGCAAAAGAGCTTGATATTGATCCTGATAATGTAGTTGAGGCATCGCGTGTATTGGATTACCAGTTGTTATCTCTTATACAGGATGCGATATTGGAAAAGATACAGCATAATGGGGTGAGTCAGTATGTTCCTGTTGTATCGGGGGAGGGTGTTATAGCGGAGGTTGAGGAGGTATCACCGTTTGTGAAGACGCTTATGGAGATTGCGAAGTTGAAAGGTAAGATACTAGAGGAATTTTTAGCAACGCGTCAGTCGAAGAAAAAATTTGGTGAGGGTGAGGATAGTGATCCCGCGCGCTACTTATCAGGTTTGCCTGTTGTTGATGCGGAGATTGAGGATGTAGATACTGAGAAGAAGGATGATGATGATAAAAAAGCAGATTAAAATATTAGAGGGACTTGCCAAGTCAGGTAAGGAATTTGTCAGGCGTTTTGGACAGTTCTTGCGTGGTTCACATAATTTAGAGCCGCTGGTTGAGTTACCCGCGAAGACATTTAGGAAGCCGCCGCCTCTGCTTCTGTTCAAGAGATCGGCGGGCTTAATAGAAACGAATATTGTTAAACCTAAGTTGGTAAGATCTACGGTAAGACGGTTGGAATATGCTATGACCCAAGATGTAATTAAGCGGATGCGGCAGAAGCTTAATTATAAGTTTTTGAAGAATAAGGTCGTACCGTTGACCAAAAATGTAAGAAGGGCGCGGCTTTGCACATCTTATAAACTTATAAGACCAAAATCGACAGGAAGGCATATACGTGATGTGATGTCTATACAAGGTGCAGGTATTGCTTGGGAGAATTTACATAAGCAGTCTTTAAATAAATTAGAGGCAACAAGGATAGGTTTTAGACCGAGGGTCAGGAAGCAATGGATAGGTTCGATCAGTTAAATTTATATGCGCAGCAGACTGATGAGTATTTCCTTCCCGAAGATAAATATAGACCGTTGCCGTGGAGGGTTGCTGCTAGTTATGTAGGTCTTGTTAAGTCACCTTTTACGGCAAGTATTGGTATTGGTAAGGCCTATGCTACCTTAGCAGGCACATCAATCTTATATCATTATGTGTATCGTCCCAAGATATGGCGTACTGCTGTTAAGACGGGAGAACTTAAGTGGGTTGGTTTCCCGGGCTTCAGAGGATTTGCGCAGGGTCCACGTGGTGGTGTGATGCGCAAGATGGGTCATTGGTTGTTTGGGCAGATGTTGAGACCTGTGTTGAGTACACAGGCTTATGATATGTATAGGAAGCGCGGCTTAATGGGTGTTGCCATGTATATGAAGCAGGCTGGTAAGCCGGGTCTAGCGAGAAAGATTTATAAGGTTGCTCGTGTTTTGGGTGGTGGTACCATTAAGGTTGGACGTGTTGCTGCAAGCTTGGGTCGTACTGCTGCTTGGGGTATGCTTGCGTATGATGTTGTTCGTGGTGGTATAGCACTAGCAGGGGCGGCTATGAACCGCGGGCTTCGCATTCTGGATAGAGTGCATACTACATTAGTGCGTCTCAGGAGAAATCAATTACCGGAGGCCTATAGGATGCCTCAAGCGGCAACACTAAGGTCGTTGGCATTACAAGAGATTCATACATCACGTACTAATGTAAGAAGTGTTTTACTGGGTAATGAGGCAGCTTATATGCATAGGGCATTATGAGAGCATTACGTAGATTAAGGGAAATATATAATAGGCCGCAGATAGCACCACGGAATGTTTACCATTTTGTTGATCCTTTAGCTCGTGTCAAACGGTTACGGTTGTGGAGGGGTCGATTAGTTAACAGTCAAGGCAAAAAGGTTGTTAACAAGATTTTAACATCTATACAGCGCAGGAGGCCGCGGGCTTCAATGGCGTTGAGTCGTAAATTGCTAAAATTAACCAAACGCAGCTGGATTGGATCGCGGCTTAGTCATTTTATGGTCTCAAAGGGGCGGCTTTGTAAGTGGGTTGGTGTATTAAATGTATTGAAGGATGCTATAAGAGTTAGGATGATAGCATGACAACGCAGATAATAAAAAGTTTACGCTCCCAAGTTTTTATACCGCCGTCGTTGCAGGAAATGGAGCATATTGCTACACGTATGCGACATTTTACACAGTTGAAGCAGGCACGTAGCGCGTTCCAGCGGGCGTGGAGTTTCGCACGCAAGACTGGTTTAGGAGCTGAGTATATTGCAGCAGCGCGCCCATATATTTTAGGTAAGTATTGGAAAGCTGTAACTGGAATATCAGGTGGTTATAAAGGTAAGGTATGGGCTGAGGAGGTTTTTAAAACGCTGAGTACGCACTATGCTAGGTTTACAAGGGCGCCATTAACCACAACTATGGGTGTGCGTCAGGGATTGCGTACACCATTACTTGTATCGGAGTCGATTTTAGGTAAGCGAGTTATATCATTGAAATCTGTTGCTGGTGCTGCAGCGGCTTCCCGTGCTGCTGCACAGGCTGGTGCTATAGGCGCTGCAAAGGGAGTAACAAATAGGGTAATGAGGAATCGTTTATTGAAGCGTATTGCCCAGGGAACATTTAAGTTTGCACAGACCAAAACAGGCGCATTTACAGCTGCTGTGCTCGGCGGGCTTATAGCATTAACAATTGCTGGTGCAAGTTATGTAAGAAGGAATCCATCAGAGGTTGCTTTGGCCCAGCTTAGGCAGCGTAGGGCCACACGTTATCCAAGGGCGCCTTCTGGTTTGGTCTTTGCCCTACATGCAACAAGATAATATGGAAGGGAAAAGGTTATCATTAAAAGAGCTAAGTGCTGATGAACTTTTGCGCATACGCAAATCCGCTTCTTACTTTGTTGAATTATTCCTGCGTGATCCAACCGACCCGCGCCGGCCTCTAAAACTCTACGATTACCAGCGTGAGGTTTTGGATTATCCCGGTAAGAAGGTTGTTATAAGAGGTGGCCGTGGTGTCAGTAAAACCACGATGATGGCATGGAAGGCATTACACCGTGCCTTCACGATACCAAGGCATGTTATTATTTATTTAGCACAATCGGAGACGATGCTGCTCAGATTTTTTACTGATTACCTTGACCGCTTCATTACAGATTCACCTCTAAGTAAATCAAAGGTTGCCTACCGCAAGCAGCCTCAGTATGAGATTGTATTGAGTAATGAGTCAAAAATTTTGGGGTTTGTTGGTAATTCCACGCAGACAATCAGAGGCCCGCGGGCTGGTACCATTCTTATTGATGAATGTTTTCACGGTATGACGAAGGTCTTAACACAGCGCGGGCTTATTCCCATCAGTCGTGTTAGGGATGGTGATTATGTTCTTGATGCTGATAGCAAATGGGTGCGTGTTATCCGTGCTGCGATGACGGGTGTTAAAGAAATGTGGGTTATTGAGCTACCTATATCAGATGAAAAATTGGTTGTTACACCTAATCATCCTGTTTTAACAAAGGATTCAGGATTTCAGCCTCTTAATATAGTTGATGAGATACCGATTAGTTGTCGTTATTATGAGCCTTTTGAGTATCCTAAGGAAGCGGCGCTGGCGCTTATTTATGCACGATATATAAGCGAGCGTGAATCGCTTGTATTTAATAATGAAGGTGTGCGGCTTATTATATCTGGTTATCCCAGATTCCGCACATTTTATGAGCGTTTCACGGCGGGCAGACATATTAATCCTGTGCTTATTGAGAAGGATTTTATAGACGGAAAAATTGATCAGCGTCTTTTTGTATATTATCTAGCTGCATTTGTTAATAGATTTCCTAAGATTGTCATCGATTATCTGACGGGGTTGGGTTATAAGGTTATAGCGGGTTCGCTGGCTAGTGATGATGTACCTAGATATGAAAAGGAGATAGGTTTTCCATTTTTTGAGTCAGGATGGTCAACGATTGTAAAATTAGCTGATAAGTTGAACCGTGATCCTGTTGAGTTATATAAGGAAATGAATTGGTACAATACAGGCATATTTGTTCCTTATAAGAAGAAATCTACCATTAAGGCGGCGGCTTATAACCTTACTACCGAATCGGGGACTTATTGTGTCTTTATTGGTGGATTCCGCATTCCTGTTCACAATTGTGATTATATACCTGAGCGTAAGTTTGTAGAGGTATTTGGTACAACAATGTCAATGGAGGATGTTGTTATATGGTTATCATCCACACCCAGTCCTAAGAGAGGTTACTTTTGGCGTGCGTGTAATGACGAACGCATGGGATTCAAGGAGTTTCATTTACCAAGTTGGTTGCATCCGACATGGACGTGGATGAAGGATGCTGAGAGGTTGGGCATACCTATCGAAGAGACAACAGAGTATCAAACTCGTGTTGAGTTTCCTAACCAAGCTGACTGGTTGCGTGAAATAGCCGCTGAGTTTGTCGATCTTGAGGAGAGTGCTATACCATCAAAATATATAGATGAAGCATTCCAGCATTATGACGGTGAGGTGAGCAGGAAGCGCGGCTTCCGCATCCTTGGTATCGATTGGAATGCGATGGCAGCAGGTGTTGTTATGGTGTTAGTAGAATACGATAATAAAAATAATGTATTTAGGGTTATCCATTCAGAAACGATTTCTAATGTTGAATATCATCACCAGAAGGCATTGCAACGTATTGTTGAGATGGTTAAACAATATCGCATTGATGCTATTGCAGCTGATTGGGGTTATGGAGAAAGTGATATACAGCAGCTTCAGCTTATTGGTAGAGCTAAAGGGATTCGCGCGCTTACCGACATCATGGCCGTAAAGTTTAATGAAAAGATGAAGATACCGCTTTTTTCGGGTGGTTATGATGAATGCTATGCTAAGGAATACCTTATGCGGTTGGTCAGGAAGTTATTTGAGATGGGTGCTATCATGCTGCCTCCATCGGAGGATGAAAGGTTGCCTGAAAATTACGCTGATGCTACGAATATGTTGGGATACCAGTTGCGTAATTTGCGTGCTAAGGTAACGGGGACCGGTCACCTTACCTATGTTGTTGAACCAGACCATAAATTTGCTGCATTTTTGGCTGCTGTCTATGGATTTTATAGGACATTCCAACCGCGTATAGATCCGGTGCAGGGGCTTATTATTTATAATGATTTAGAACGGCAAGAACAGAAGTTGGATCATGTTCCTAGTATAACATTACAGCCGAAGAAGACACAGCGGTTTGTCCATAGAGTTACAAATAGGTATAAGCCAATAAGAACTGTATGAAAATATATGTAAGTAACATAAGTGAGGATGATGTTATATCTTATGAGGGGCGGCGCAACCGTGTGCTTGTAGTTTATGAAGGTGGCCGCAAGGATGTTGTCTATGCTGAGTGTGGTAATGGATTCATTGATGTTGATACTGATAGGCGTGATATAAAGAAGATCAAGGGTGTGTTAAAGGGCGGGCGCTTAATCGACATTGATGTCCATGTGGACATGTTTGATTTTATACCTGATGTTGTAGAAAAACCCACCAGAGAGCGCAGACCTGCTGAACCCTTAAAGGTTGAGACGCCAGAAACGCTGACACCTGAGAAGGAGGAAGAACTAAAATTAGAAATGTTGGGGATTCTTACCAGCATTATCACCGGTTTACAGTATGCGCATAATTTGAAGACGTTAAATGAGGTTGAAAAAGTATTGGATGAGAAGCTTGCCAATTTATGCGTTAAATTTGACCCATCAGAGCGTCCTATGCTAGTTAAATCATTGGCTTTTGTTCGCGGGTGTAAGGAAAATCAGGTTGGTAATTGCGCTTATGTTGAGGATTTTAATAGAGCAATGAATATTATTAATGCCGCGCCTATATTATTAACAGGTACGAACCCTTTATTAATACCTGCTAGTGAAAAGGTTCCTCGTTATAAACTACCGGCGGGGCTTCCTCCGAACATCATAGCACGTAAAGATTTTTATAGGCAGTTAACAGTTGACAGAGATGTATCAACAAGTGCTATTGAGGATTTAAGGAGCGTTCAGCTTATTGATGTATGGCGTATTATGATCCTTAAGGCTAGTATTGAATTTTTGAAGTTATTGCGTAGCATATTTAGTGTTCTAAGCAAGGTACCGGGGTTAAAAGCGATCCCTCATACACTTGATAAATGGATTGAAGAATTGGATAAACAGTTATCACATTATATAGATCCTCAAGGTGATGTATATATAGGTAATGAAGGATATGTACCACCATTAGATCAAATTTTGCGTGAGGAGGCAGGTTATACTAATAATAATGATATAAATAATGCTTTAGGGGAATATACACAGTTTATGCAAGAACTTGGCAGGGGTAGCTCTGTAGGTATAGGTGGTGTTGAATCTTCTAATGCCTTAACATATGCTAATACCATTATTAAATTTTTTGCAGCTGAGTTCCCCAAGCAGTATCCTGATAAGATGCATTTATTGACAGCAAAGTATTATTTACCGCAAGCCAAGGATAAGGTTATGGCGGCAATTGGTACTGATTGGATGCACTTATGTACCCCTGAGAGGAAGGCTATAATGCGTGAGATTGAAGCGGATCCGCGGCTTAACTTTTACTGGGGTACTCTTATTAACCGTTTAGAGTCCGAGGAGGGTGTCCATTGGGTGATGGAGGAGAATGGCTAACCTTAGTGAAATATTAGCGGATGTTGAGGGCTATGTTTCGTCTCATTACCCTGATTATATAAGATTTTTGAATGGTAGATCCTATGAATTTTTAAGTACACCACCAGATGATAGAGATGATTGGTGGAATTTTTGGTATCCAGCGTTGCGGGCTTCAACTCAGTATATATGCCAAGATATTTGGGAAACAGCGGAACATGATATAGAAATTATATATTCGGAGTATGTTGCTAATATTGTTGTTGATTTGTTTGCTCATAGATTTCCTGATAGTGAAGTTTATTTAAGTAGACTTTGCACTGAAATAGCCAATTCCCGCGTACGCATTAGGTATGAGGGGGGTAGGTATATAACAGGAGATAGGTGGTCGCCGGAGGGATGGGAAAGAGAGGAAAATGAATCAGAATCAGATGAGGAAAGTGATTCATTTATTGATGATGTAAGAGATGCTATAGCACGTGGTGCAGAACATGCAAGAAGTTGGATTGAAACCCAAAGGGAACGTGTAAGTAATTGGAATAGACGCACATACGATAATGTAAGGCGGCGGCTTCGTGATATTAATGATGGTCTGGATGATACATGGGAACGGATGACAACACTGCCCCATAATTGGCGTGATGGATTGGATAGTGTTAATGAGTTTTTGGATGGTATGTATAGTAGTATATCCCAATGGCGTGTTGATTGGGGGGCATTTAATGAAGCTCTAACTGATAAAGGATTTACAGTAAAGATATTAGGTACCCGTCATTTGGATTTATTATATAAACCTCATACATATATCAATGATGTATGGAAGGAATATCGTTCATGGGCGCGGGCTAATGGGTTGCCGTTAGATGTCAGCCATACGAATATAAGACGATTTTTAGCTCACAAGTGGGGATTAAAGTTTGATCCTAATGATGTGGCTGTTGATGAAGGGCGTTTGGTTACAGTTACGGTAGGACGCCGTAAGCCGGAGAAATTTATCAGTATAAATTTTGGATTTTCTGATGCATGGGATATCATCAAGGAGGATGCTGTAGGTATATGGAATGAGTTTGCTGAACGCTATAATGTGCTAAAAAGTTTTGATTGGAAATATTATTTTATGACCCAGCTACAGGAAATTGTCGATGAATTTGTAAAGATGCTTACAGTTGATCCTATCTATTTAGCTTGTTGTCTTTTAGATACTGGTTTGACATTAGAAAATTATGTTGATCCAAAATTATTAAGCGCTATTGGTCGTATCCTTCAAATACTGACATATTCTCCATATATAGGTTTATCATTTGGTTTTGATTTTATGAAAGCTATTAATGAGTCGTTAAGCTTTATGATTCGTACGGGGTGGGTTATATTTTTGAAATATACAGTATTTAATGCAGTTGCTGGGGTGTGGTATAAAATTGATCAATTTTTGTATGAGTTGGGAATGTGTATTGTTGATCCGGAACGTTCTGAAACCAAATGGTGTAAAGATTGGATGGCTATTCTTAGGTGCATTCCCTTAATGGATTTTCTGTATTATTTGTATAATAAATTAACAGGCATCAAGAATAGCATTTTGTCGTTTTATTTTCAATTATTAGATGATCTTAGATTTAGGGAGTTGAGATTCTTGGGTGATATACGTGCTATTTTTGCCAACGCTATTAATATAAATATTATTAATAAGTGGCGTGGGTTCTTCAATAAACTGTTGGCAATTGTTGATGCACTTACTTTGTGTATATCGTCGGCTGATGTGCAGGATTATAGAGGGAGGTTTAGAGGATATAGAATGCCTATTGTACCAACACCCGGCGGTGAGCCTAGTGATGAAGAACATATTAGTACCTCTGGACATGTACCAGGTCCAGGTGAATCGACGAGCACAGCACGTGAGTTTTACCGCAGGGCTGTAGGCGGTATAGATACCGAAGGTGCTATAGAGGCGGGAACTTCCATACATGACGTTATTGCCACAGTTGTACCAAATGAATTGTATAGAAGACTTGTGGAATGGTATAATTTTGTGCAAGAACACGTTCATACAGAAAGTAAGGATGAATGTGATCGCCGGTTGATAACCGGCTTGTTTAAGCTAATGGAGGACTTGTATGAATAGATTGCTTAAGCAGTTATTGCAGCGTCTTGCAGGTAGGGACTTGAATGCGGAAGCGTTATCTAGTATCACTGCTGAGCTGCCTCGTGCGACAGTACATACGGTTAAGTATATGGATCCAAACAGAAGTATTATTTATGACGAACCGCCGCGGCCTCGCAATGCTGTTATGATCCATCCGCATTTTGATATGCACCAGTTAGCACAAATCTATGATTCTGTAGCGGGCGACCGGCCTATAATAGTTAAATTCAGAGATGATATAACTATAACAACACATGCTTTTTTATTTTCATGGATGGGTAGCCTGTTTGGTATAAGGAATGAACATCCATATGAGGTTGTTTACCCTGATGATCTAGAAACAATCGTACCTATATCAAGTGATGGGTTTGTGTTTACAGGGACCTTTAGGCCTGTAAAAAAGCTTATCCGTCATGCTGTTGATAAGGATTTGGTTATGTTCCGTAGCACATTAGGTGAAACGGTAGTAACAAAAGATCATTCTTTAGTATTTATAGATGGAAGCACTGGCACTGTAGATGATGTTGAAAAAAAGGTGCCTGGTATTGTTGCATATGTAAAGGATGTATCATTTTCTAAGGCGATAACATATAAACATTCGACGAGCACATTTTTGGGATTCGCACGCAATAGAGTTGTCGTACATGCACCATCTCTGGCTGAATTTGTGAAGTTTATGATTGTATTATTTGAGCATGGTGATTATGGTGTTTTTAATGATCAGTTAGGGTGGCGGCTTCCCGTCTGCCCATTTTTAATAAGGTTAATTGATGATAATAATTATCAGGTTACATATGATGACGAGTATGTTTTTGTACCGAATGATAGTGCATTAGGAGAGGTTCTTTCCTACTTGTTACCATATGGGTTGGATGCATTGCCAAAGTGGTTCTTTGATGAAAAGTTTATTAATATTGCTATATCAGTCTTTTATAATGAATGGGAAGGGTATTTAAGGAGTCATACACCATTAATTGCATCGTATATATCATTTTTATTAAGGCATAAAGGTGTACAATTTGCGTTAAATTATGATGAGGACGGTTATAAATTCATGGATATACGCAATTTTGAGATTCCTATTATTTATTCGGATATACAGGTGTTGCCATATATGAGTGATGATCCATATGTTTATGATGTATCAGTTGAAGGTGAGGTTTTTGTAGATCCCGTTGGATTTTTGACATTACATAATACAGAGGCTATTGTCCGCCGCGGGATTGAGGAATATGTTATTCGTATCCCATGGCATGAGGTTGAGGTTATTAGTGATAGCGTAAAGGCTAAAAACCACTTATTGCGGCGGCTTCAAATTATGAGGCGCCGCTTCAACTGTGACCTATTAGGTGAATTTTCGCAGTCATTTATAAGACAATTATTATTATTTGGTAATGTTTTTATCAGGATCGTATATTCACGTGAAACCTATGAAGGTCGCAAGCTGCCACTCTATCCTGAATTGCTCTATCCACCTGATGTAGCTATAATGTATGATATAAAGAGAGATAAGATTATTGGGTATACATATGATCGTTATGTATTTAAACCTGAACGCATTATTCATGTGACCTTAGCAAAGTTTCCTGGGTATTTTTATGGAAATTCTATCCTATCTGCAACTGTGGAGGATGTTAAGGTTCTCAGGTTATTGGAACAGCAAGCAGAGATTATGTCTGTTTTATATTCGTCGCCACAGATATTTTTGAAGGTTGGTACGCCAACGATACCAGCTGGGCGGCCTCCTAATGATCTTTTAGATAGACCGATGATGATTGATGCATTAACAGAGGAGGATTTAGCGCGTGAAGGGCGCCGGCTTGAAGGTTCGGAGCCCCATTCACTAAAAATTATTCCATATTATGATGAGCCTGTGGCTATATCGCCAGAGGCACCGATTGATTTGGAGCCGTTCTTGAAGCATTTTAAGAATCGTGTTTATCAAGCGCTTGGGATTGATCCTGTTATATTAGGTGACCCCCAAGGGTCAAATAGAGATACGTCTGTTATTGGTGAATCGGCGACGAATAAACGCATTGAATATATAGCGCGTCTTTGGCAGAGACATATTAATTTCATTATAAATGATATATTTATGAGTGAGGTGCCTTATACAGAGCCTGTTTATGTGCATTTACCGAAGATTGATACAACAGATTACATGGCACGTATAAGATTAGGGCTGAACTTATATCAAAATGGTATAATTACCAATGACGAAATGCGTCGTTTGTATCTTGGTTATGATCCGTTGAGTGATGATGAGCTTGCAAGAACCATTTTTGGTTTAACGGGGCGCTTAGTAATTAACACAAATGAAATTGAGTCTCAGTTAAGCCCCGAGAATCAATATGGGAGGCAAATGGCGCCTCCTAAGGTGAAGAGGAGGTGATATGGCTATAAAATATAGGGATGAAGATGGTAATCTTATTATAGAGGGTGTTGAAATATCACATCCCAATGTAGTTAATGATAATTTTAGGTTCTATGTTAATGCGGCTGAAAAAATAAATACTCTTTTGGAGCCGGCTCCTGTACCAGTGCTTTTATATCATCAGGATCATGTAGATCCGATAGGAGAGGTGAAGGATGCTAAGTTTACTGACTCGGAGTATGTTGAGGGTGCAAAAGCTATTAGTGCTACGCTTGTAATAAAGGATGAGGAGGCGGCTAAAAAGTTTGAAAAAGGTTTATATAAGAGGTTTTCTATTGGGACAAAACCGAAGAAGGTTGTCTGCAGCATATGTGGCAAGGAACGTGGTGAATGTGAACATATAGTAGGCAAAATTTATGATGGCAAGCTTTGTTATGATAAGGTTTTCGTTGATAGATTTCTGGAGGTATCTGTTGTTAATATTGCAGCTGATAAATTTGCTGTATTACACGAGAAGGATGATTTGAAAGATGCCCTTTTTGACGAAATAAATTTAGAATTAGACACGGAGGAAGATATGGCAGATAAGGACAAAACGATTGATACAGATTTCGTTGAATATGCTGAGAATATTTTAGGGGAGGATCTTAGTGAGGAGGAATTGAATGATCTTGAAACGATTATAGCGGGGCTTGATGAATGTGATGAGTGTGGTGATGAGGATGTTGAAGATAGCGAGACAGAGGATAGGAAGCTTCCTCCTGCGGGATCAAAAGCACGTAAGAAAATGAAGACCACATTCTGCGGTCCTAATAAGACATTTCCTGTTCCTGATTGTAAACATGGTGCTGTCGCGTTGGCGATGCTTAATTGGCCGCGTGTCAAAGCAAAGTATAAAGGCCAGATTTCGAAGATACGCGCTTGCATAATGAGAGTTGGCCGCAAGCTTGGCTGCGCATATGCGAAGAAGAAAAAGGATGAGCTTCAGGCAGCTCTTGATGATCTCAAGCAGATTGTTGATTCTATGAACCAGGCGCCGGCTTCACTCGATATAGATTTCACCCCCATTAATGAGCGTTTTGACCGTATTGAGGAAACGCTGGCTGAATTGGTGGCACTTATGAAGGATCTTATAAAAGGTATAACGGATAAGATGACAGTACCTGTGCCTGTTAAGGAATATGCTGCTGGTGGCAAGCTTCTTGATGAGATTAAGGCATCACTTAGTGAAGCCGTGAAGGAAAACACTGATAAAATATTGGAGTTTTTATCCAAAGCTACATCGGAAACCGATGATACGAAGACCGATGATGAGGTACCTAATAAGGTACTTGATGGAAGTGTGTTTGGGAAAATAAAATCGTAAACTAAGTAATATTATAGGAGGAAATTATGGCAACACTTAGGCCTGAAGGTTATTACCGTAATATGGCGCTTCGTGACATTCCGTGGAAGCATAAGCGGAATGTCGTTCCTTCAATAGGTGTTATAGCGGATATAAGAGCGGTTGGTCCGTTTGCACCACATCCTGCCCTGCCAACAGCGTGGATTAATAAGGTTGATGAGAGACCATTTGTCATACCTGTTGGTAAGATTGTATGTGTGGTGCCTATAGATTATTCAACAGCGAAGACACTTGGCAGAACAGATCTTTATACAGAGATGATATATCGTTCTGGGGAGAAATCTACTTATAAATGGACGATACCTGAATCGGAGCTGGGTTCAACCACATATGCTGATCCCTATTATGGTTATGGTGGAATACTGGGATTTATGATACCTTTTGGTAGAGGTACCGGAGGTGCTCATTATAGTCTTACGCCTGGTTATAAAATATCTGGAGAGGATGCTATGCCTTATTTTGTTGAAGGTGAATATGACTATGAAGGTTGGGTCCCATTTGGATTTGTAATACATGATGTGGAGAGGTTTGTTGCAGGGGATGATCTCAACTATAGGACGCGCCAAGCATATCCCATATGGAAGGAAGGGCTTCTTACTCTTCCATTCATGAATATATTGGGCCTTGTGCATGAACTGGAAGGTGATGATAATATTGAGAGAATAAATGCATGGATTAGGCATGATTTGACATCAATGGAGTCTGAGCCTACCAGTTCAAATGTGTATATGACTTATAAATATCTATCTAGATATTATACAGCTGCTGTTGGGAGTGAGTGTTCATCAGATTATGCAGGAATAACCGTATATACTGGATATGAATTTAATGTAAGGGTTATGAAATCTGGATATGTTGGTGTGACTTGTCATGGGGATTATCTTCTTACATCAGCATTTTCAGGTACAGAAATGTGGTGTGTTGGTACGATTGTTAATGTTGATTATGAATTCCCGAAGAGCTTTATGGAGATGGTTGACGCACCACCTGCTTCAGGAATAGGTACAGCTAATGGTGGGATACCAGAGATCGTATACCAGTACATGCATGATTTTGTAGTAATATATAATGAGCTAGCGGGAACAGATACATTGAGTTTGAAACCAGCAGATCTGATAAGTTATATAGATAAAGGTTATTTCGGTGCTGCTTATATTTTGGCTGACTTTAATCCTCTTGGTACATAAGATCGTAATAATTTAAGTTTAAAATAAATTTGGAGGAGGAAAATGGAAATTTTGAAGGATACACTGTATGAGGCGCTTTTGCACAATGGACGCGTTCAGGTAACTGATAAGCTCCGTGAGGAGTTTAAGTCCGAGATACCAGAGATTGCTGAGGCGAGTGAGATACGGTTTACACTTCGGGATGTACTTACTAATAGCATGCTTGCGCCTCTCTTCCCTGAGGTTATAACGGTTATTGTTGAGGACACGATGGAGCCGCTGCTTCTTATAACTAAGTTATATGATGTTGTTAGGGGTATTCCTAATGCCCTTACAGTAAGAATCCTGCTGCCAACACCGATGCCTGTAGTTAAGCTTTCACCTAATGCTCCCACACCGAACCTTGGAAATCCGTCGCTTCATGAGATAGGTGGTACCGTATCCATAACTGCGGAGAAATGGGGTGTTATATGGAGTGTTGATGAGCATGTTATTAAGAACAACCAATGGGATATCCTTAAGATGTCTCTTAGGAATGCTGCTCGAGCGCTTGCTAGACATAAGGAGAAGCAGGCCTATGAGCACATAAGGCATGGTGGGATAATACTATTCTCGAACTGGAGAAAGAATCATGCTGTTTTCAAGAACTTCCTCAGGGGGCGTGATATAAAGTTAAGGCAGAACGGTAGCCTTTCACCGAGAGACTTTTTCCAGGGTTATGCGTACTTCCTGCAGAATGAATTTATCCCTGATGTTGTTATTATGAACTCATGGTCGTGGCTTGTATTCCTTTACTCACCTCTTACTAGAGAGATTGTTATGAATGGTAATACCATTGCGCCTGACTTTACCAACTTTAACATGAGGGTCCGCAGCAGATGGCGTGAGGTATGGAACTCTCTTGGTAAGAAGGGTATTCTTGGTGGCAACAGCCCTGATGATATATTTGGTAAGATAGGTCTGAGCATTTTTGAGCCGACGAATGCTCCTTGGAGCTGGAATCCGCTTGGTGTTGAGGTTTATCATAAGCCTTCTTGGATGCCGGCTGGTATAACATTCCTTATTTCACCATATGCTGATTGGTCGGCCAATGCAACTGATTACATGAATAAATACTTTAGTGGTTGGGACTTTACAGGTGCTCAGTCGTGGGCAGATACGACAACTCCGAAGGACCCGCTTAATATATTTGCGCACAACGACGCTGCGAATAAGAATGATCCTACGAAGACGACAGGTTTCAAAGAAGATGGTACTGTGGCAACATCACCTAGTGATGCACGTACTTATGCAGATCCGACGCTTAATCTAACCGATATAATCATGGTTGATAGTTCAGAGGTTGGAATTCTTTATCAGTATTCAGATCCGACGACTACTAAGTGGTCTGATCCAATGCTGGATATACAGAATAATAAGATTGCTGAGGAATATGGCTTTGCTGTCAAGTGGGGTGGACGTGCTATAGGTATCTTTGAGGCTGTTGTCATTGATGAGCAGTATACCGCTGAGCTTGTAGCACAGAATGAAATAGCAAAACCGCTGTAATATAGATTAGGCCCGGTCTTCTAGCTCGTTAGACATTGTGATTCTTGTGGCTAGAAGGCCGGGCTTCCTATAGGAGGACTATTGTGTATTGGGTAAAGCTATCAGGGCGCGCACCTGTAGCTACGATAACTTGTGGGCATCGTGTTGCACAGGTATCAGTCCGGTGCCCTATTTTTCCTCTTAAGGATTTTACGCCTCATTGTATAGCTCAGTTTCAAAGACATGTTGATGTATATATCATAGAGGAGAATTTTCCTATTGATGAGGACCGGAAGGTAGAAATTTTCTCTACGCTTATAGATGGTGATATTGATATCGAACCTTCTGAGGAGGAATTCGTTATGTGGTTAATCTCCAATGGGTTCCAGCCTAAGGGTACCTATCATAAGGTTGTAGTGAAGGAAACGGAGTCAGAAGAGGAAAATATTGTGTCTCCTGAAGTAAGTGAAGAGGATGGTAAGGTTGATGATGTTTCTGTACAGGAATCTGATACAGTTAATGAGGTAACTAGTGATGAAAAACCTAAATCGGTAGGGAAGAAGAAAGGTGCGCGTCGAGGTAGAACAAACAAGCGTAAACGTAAATGATACGATTATAATTTCATGTGATCAGACACCTGATAGTAGTACTGTAGATGAAACGACCATCCGTCTTTATTATAAAGATTATCCCCTGCCGCCTTCCTATGATTGCAGGGTCAATGGAAATAATATTGAGGTAATACCAGTTGAACCGTGGTTGGCTGGTTATACAATAATTTTAACAGTAGTTGGTGAACAGTATGGTGTTAAATCTGTTGAAGGGGAGTCACTTGAGGAACCGGTTTATACATTTACAATAGCTGTATTACCTGCAGAGGAACCCGGCACGGCGCCTTCATATGAGCATGCATTAGTTGTAACGGCGACAATACCAGAGGATTATTATACAAATTACACGGGTAATCATATTAAATTTTTCTTCAATGTTCCTATTGATCCAAGTATCGAGGATGCATATGAGGAACATGTTTTTATACATATTAAGCCTGTAATAGTCCTACCTCCTAATAGCCGTCTACCGGTGCCACCTCAAGGCTATCTTGCGCCTGAAGCTTATTCTGTTGATGTTGATGGTACTACAATGACTGTAACAATAGATGTGCCTATCTATAATGCAGAAATAAATGTTAAGATTGTTGATATCCATGCATTGGATATAAGTTATGTTCCTATATCAAGTTATGAAATAGTATTTACATATAGATATACGCCTCTTCTCTATACACCTGATTATTTTGAGGTTGATCTACCGGATGATGTTATCTATCGGTACATTTTGAGGGCAGAGGCAATAGCTGACACACTTTATCCGGGTATTCTTGATTGGAATGACCCTGAGTGGTGTGTTGTTATGTTTGTTTATTATATGACGCAGCGGCTTATTTTAGAGCGTCTTTATGGCATATTAGCAATAATGGGTGGTTCATTTAGCAAGAGATTGGGCGATTTGCAGATATCGTATAATATTAGGCCTGATAATGATTTGAATAAGTTGCTAGGTCCTCTTTCTGCGTTGGTGCGTAATAGGTGTGCTAAGGTAGCTTTACATGGTGTCATACCGGGGCGTCTTGTCTACCCGATCCCATATCACCGTCCTGATGTAGCATGGCGCCGCTTCCCCATATTGAAGGATTATTTTATTGAGGAGCCTACGGTATTTATGGGTGATCGGGCATGGGATTATGGTGTGTTTTTCAGGAAGCATATGGATCAATTGGAGACAGGTAGAGAGGTGCTTGGTGAAGAGAATGTATGAGAAAACTACCTTTACTGATCCGATAAATCTGCGTGTTGAGATGGATTTTTTTATGGATGGTGGAGGTGGTATAGGTCCCAAGGGACATTATGTTATTTTACGGCATTATTTAGTTGATCAGAAGTCTGATTATTACTCGCACATAACAGGAGAAGGGCATGGCGGGCCGGCTTACAAATTTGAGGAAGCTTGTATAAAGACACGGCGAGTGCCATTTAGATCGATGCAACAGGAAGCTGACATGACTCAGATTGGTGAGGTACAGAATTATGATTATATTTACTATTTTAGATATGATGATGTGCCGTTTGATTTACTTCCGGGTGATCATATTTATGAATTACAACCTCCTTATGATTTAGATGGTAGTGCGGATGACGAGGAATTACTCAGAGTTCCGCGTTATGCGCGTTATCGTATAGGATTTGTGCATCATTATAGAGAGCGTTCGGGGCGTGTTGAATATGTTGCAGCATTAGTAACTTATGACAGTATAGGTGGTGAAGCCCCGCTTATGAAACAAAATGGCTAATAGTAATAGTACAGCGCAGTTTGTAGATCTTATTTTTGATCCACGGTTTCTTGATGCGTTGAAGTCTAATGTTATACCGAGGCCGATAAGATATGGTGAGATCTTATCCTTGTCGCAGTTATTTGGTGTTATAAAGCAGGTTATTGAGCATCTGAGGCCGCAGTGCAAGGTTTATCCGGCATATGGAAAGCATTTTTTGTATGCTTATGGTCTTGTTGATGATGAACCTGAGGCGGGCTTCAAAATTCCAGATGAGATTATCGGTTATGTACTATATAGTGCGGAGCCTGCGACGATGGGTGGTTCACAACCTGGTTCAAGTCCACAGGTGCGGCGGCCTCGTCCGGTACATAATGCTTTAACCGTAGATGTGGATTATGCTGCGCAGTTATATTACTATGCACTTGATGCGTACATTGATTTTTTCTTTTTTGCAAAGGATACACAGAGCATATATGAGTTGATGGATTGGTTTCAGGAATTGATGTTTTCGACGCTGTCGCCTTTGTTAAAATATTTGGGTGTAGAGCAGGTTCATTTTGATTCGGCGGGCTTCGATGAATACATGCGTTCTGTTCGACCAGAGGTTGTAATTCCGATAATGAGGTATTATTTTAGGATACAGCGTCTGTATGTTTCGTATCAGAAGATTATTAAAGCAATTTTGTTTAGTCTTATAGAGGAACAATAAAACATAGGAGTGGGGAAAAATGCCAAGGGATATAAGAGTAAGATTCAGGCCTACGTTGGTTACCCCTCAGATAAGAGGGGGGTTTCCCACGCTAGGTGTTTTGATTATCGGTACGGCTACTGATGGCCCGACAAATGAGCCGGTTATTGTAAGGGGTCTTGAAGAAGCACAGGAGATTTTTGGCAACTTAGGTGAGGGGACTCTGCTGGAGGGTTATCATGAATTTATCACAGGTGCTTCACGTGGTGCAGACCTGCGTACTGTTGTGGGGCTTATGAGACTGGATTTCGGTGAGTATGCTAGTGTGGAGCTACCAGAGCCATCGACGGGTACAGGGCTAAGCGAGCCAATGGGTGCAACGGCGCTTACTATTAGAGCAAGATATAAAGGTGAAATATACAATATGTTTACCATATCATATAAAGCGGTAGCTGGCGGGTTTGCTGTATCTATAGTTGTGCCAGCTGAGAAAGATCCATCAGGAAAAAGCCAAGAATATGTGCTTCTTTGTGACCCATCAGGTAGTAATACAGAGCTTATAAATAATCTTACGGAGCTGGCTAATGCTATTAATCATCATCCAGTGCTGGCACGTTGGTTGTATGCGGAGGTAAACCTTCTTGATAGTAGATATTCAACGTATATATCCAATGGATTTTATTCGGGAGCTGGTGAGTCATTTAATGCGTGGGGTGTAGGATATAATGAGACTGATAAGGTTATAGATTTTGTGAGCCGATTTAGTGGCTCGCCTAGTAGTGATGTTTTGGATTCAGATGGTGACGATACACTAGGACAGTATCATCCTTATACGATATTTGGGACGACTCCTATCAATGTTAGGGCCACATCACTTGACAACATACAGAATATAAGGAATTTTGGAAAACTGGCATTGTATGATGTGTCTGTGGATGCTAATACGAAGATTGCTAATTTAGGTGTCTATCCTCTTATACAGACCAAAGCCGGTGCAACAAAATTTTATCCCATAAGCGCATATAATGATTATGATGATGATGGTATGTATATTGATGTACCTAATTATCTAAGGAATTGGGACACCCCCGCGACAGCTAAATATCTTATACCGGGTAGATTTCCTGTATCGGAGGCTGTCTTCTATATGGATGTGATTCTGAACCCCAGCGGGGCTTCAGGGGATGTGAATTATGTCGAAACTAATATGTTCCTGCCTGTGGATGTTTATGGTGATGTATCACTAGCTAATCTTATTAATGCATCAAGTGTTAGTGATACAAGACGGTTTAGTTATAAATGGATAATACAGACAGAAGCCGGGACGGTTTATGATAGTGGGGCATCTACTTATACGGGTTGGATGTTGCCTCTTTTCCATTCTCCAATGTCATCTATCGGTGGATTAATATTATTCCATCAGAAAGATGGATCGCCGGTTGATGAGTTGGATACGATATTTGGTTCATGGAAATATCTCTATTTAGGTGTGCCTTCACAGGTAGGTGGATCGGCGCCTGATTGGTATTCTACGACATCTGATGCAGCTACATTAAAACTTATTGATACAGGGGATAGTGAGAAGGTCCATATAGGTTTGGGTCCTGCATCAGCATTTTTCACGAAGACTGATGTAACGAGCCATTATGGTAATGAGACATCACCGGATGAGAATTATACTAATGCTATAAATACGGATGTAAAAGATTTTGATGGTTCGTATTCAGGTAATGAGTTCAAGCTCTATTATTCAACAGATGGTTCATCTTGGCATGAAATTCCTTTGTATTATGAATATGATGGTAAATATTGTTCTGGCCTTACATTAGAGTGGACATTTAATGGTCAAACAGATCTGGCCGCCTTAACTGACCTAAATACATTCAAGATCAAATTCTTTGATGGGATCACATGGTCCTCGGAGGATGATCCCGAGATCAAAGAAATCCAGTCGAAGTATCCATTCCTTGAGGTTGCGAAGGATACCAGCACTGGTGAATATTATCTCGTAATAGCTGCTGGAACAAGAATAAGACTAACGGGTTATACACCGAAGGTTATGTTGAAGTACCTGCCTTCGAGGGCGGCGCTTAATGACTGGTATGAGTATACTGTCTATCAGGATAGGATTGAGTTTGGTACACCTTATCCATACACAATTAAATTCAAGGTTCATTATCTCAAGGAGTTTGTTGAGAATGTTGATTACATATATGATTCCGCACAGGGTACATTCCAGATGCTTGACTCTGAATTGATACCACCTGATAAGCTAACATTGCTTTATATGGATTACCAGTTTGAGCCTGAGTGGTTTGATACGTCTCGTATCTATACATTATCAGGTGGTTCATCTGGGTTTGAGAGGGCGCGGCCTCTTGAATACTATGCAAAGTTCCGTACGGCCTTGCAAGCTATAAGCACAGATGATAGATTTGACATTATAGTGCCAAAGGGTGCTTATATAGACACAGTTGATGAGGTATATGATGCATCTATATCTTCGACGACATATGTTAATGTAGGCTATGTGGATCTCTTTGATGAGTTTACGCAGAAACGTGCTGATGATGGCAACCCAACGATTGTTATCCTAGCAGCGGAACCTTATAAACCTGAGACAGCTATTGTAGGTTATACCCGTGAGGGTATAGCTAATTGGGTAACAAGGATGACCGATACTACATCAATTGATCCCCGTTCGCCGGCGGGCTTAATTGCCTCTGTGACTGACAATCCAATGATGTGTGTTACTGTTGTACCGATAGCACTTATAGCACCGGGCGGCGCTTATTACATATCGGATGGAGCTGCATTCCTTGCGGGTCTTGCTGCAAGATTCCATTATGTGCCCCGCACTGCAGCTAATGAGAGTCTTTACAACCTTGCACTTCCTAATGGTGTCAGACCTGCGTTTAGATTATCGGAGTCACAGGTTGATGCATTGCTCAACATGCGTTACATAGTGTTCCACATGGGTCAGGATGGAGCGCCGCGGCTTATGAGAGATACAACACTTGCCCAGCCATTTAGTTCATTGAGTGCGCTAACCCACCTAGCTGTGTTGCTGCGTATTAAGCAGGGATTTATAAGAAGGCTGCGGCCTCATATCGGTAAGATCGTTAACGCTCAGACGAAGATGGAGGTTGATGCAGCTATAACATCCGAGTTGGCACTATGGCAGAAGAGTGGGATTATACAGCAGGCTATAGTTGATATTGATTGGGCAAGTCTTGAAGGTACATTGGGAGTATTACCAGTGCATATTACGATTGTGAGATCACCCATTCTGAAGGGTGTTGAAATAGATATTGTTGTGCGGTAAGATTGGTGGAAGGAATATCAAGTAGAAGGCCCTCCGTATGAAGCGGGGGGCCTTTTTGTTTTGGTATGTTGTCTTGAGATGAAAGATGTGAAGATATACATTGATGATGGTATTTTATATGTGGAATTTCATGAGTTCTACGATCGGGCCGATATATTGATTTATGATGTGAAGGGCCGGCTTATTCATGAAGGGACTGCGGCCGGCTTAAGCGTCTATACATATGACATGTCTCGTTATGCAAGTGGTCCTTACATTGTTGTTATTTTGGTTAGTGGTAGAAAATATAGTAAGGTAGTCACATTGCATTAGTATTAGGAGGTTATTATGGGACTGACATTAAGTTCTAATAAATATGCTAAGACATTTAATTCCTTTTCAGGTGCCGATATATTCATAATCTTTGAAAATGCTACTGTTGGGACAATAACCCAGCTATCTTGGAATATAACGAGGGAGAAGGCCCCTCTTTATGTTCTTGGCCATGTTGATGCTGTGGGTACATCACGTGGTAAGAGAAGCATTGCTGGTTCACTTACAGGTCTAATCTTTGACCGTTGGACACTCTTTGATCTGGCATGGGGATCTGACATTACAGGTGAAGGTGGCCGTACCGGTGAGTATGCTGAGTATGCAAGGAAGACGGGTGATATCTTGGTGCCGGGTGATTTGATGTTTGTGGATTATGCTGATATATATGGCACTGATGTAGCACCGGGTACTAGAGCATGGCCTGTAGGTGGTGGTGGGTCTGCTGAGGAAGCATGGAAAAAGATGCTTGGTTGGGAGCCTAGCAGGGTTGTGTATGCTGACCAAATGCTACCATGTGATGTAACGATTGTTGGTATTAATGAGGCAGGTAACTTTATGGTTTCGAGGATTTTTGGTATAGATTTGCTATCAACAGGTGCTGGTATATCAATTGATGATGTAACTATGGAGGAGCAGTATACATGGTTTGCTATGTCAATGCTACCATTTTTACCGAGGTATACAGGCGGTGAAGGTACTGGCTTAGAACTTTATAATCTCCTTAAGGAGTATTGGGGACTACCGGGTTCAGAGATGGCGTCGTTAAAGTCAGCTATGGAGACAATAGCTAGAGCAAGTCGTTCTGGTTTAGGTACTGGTAGCACTACTGGTGGAACAGGTACTGGAGGAACTGGTACTGGTGGAGGAGGTTGATGAGATTAGAGGATGCTGAAAGCAAGCAGTATGTATTTAGTTTTAGTGGTGCTGATTATATACCATTTGCTTTTGTGGGGGGGCGGCTTCGTGCGCTCCCCCTTGTTATGACGATAACGGCTTCTTTTGTTGCTGATCAGGCGCCAGCCTTAACCCTTGGTAGTAAGGTACCACTGACAATAAGGCCCGGTCATGTTACTGTCGCGGGCTCCATTATAGGGGCTGTTAGTGATGTACATCCTCTCTTTCCATTGACATCATTGTTTGTTAGGGATGTGCGCTTCGGTACTGATGTTGCGCTAAGGACATATGAATTACCCCTTTTTGATATTATTATTGTTGGCATTAATGAGGTAGGTAGGACGACCGTTGCGAAGGTTTATGGTGCACGCATCCAGCAGGGAGGATATACGTATTCAATCCAGGATCTTTACACAGAAACAACATTTCAGTATAGGGCGCTGGATATGGATGAACCTCAGGTAGCACCTGTTATGGAAGGTGAGATGATGCATTATATTAATCCAGCCATATTTTTTGACCGGCTTAATAGGATTCCTATCTTAGCGAAGAATAAAGCGGAGGTTGGTGCTGTATTGGGTGTTATATTATCATTGCGTGCGAAACTTATTGACATCTATGACAAGATTGCTAATGCAAAGAGTATAGAAGAGCGTGAGCATTGGTTGCAGGAAGCTGAAAATGTGCAGGAAGAAATCCGCAGGTATGAGGATGCGCTTAATACGACATTGAGGTTATATTCGAGGACTGTTATATCAGGTAATCAATTTGCGGATGCTGTATTTGGGGATTTGGTTTGGCCGCGGGATTTGAAGTATGTTGAAGTGGAGAAATCTTATGTATATCCGCAGCGTTATTATGCATCTGTTGGGGATACACAGAAGATTGGTACCTATCAATGGCGTTCTGAACATGAGACTGATATGTGGAATATATATACCTATTTCCAACAGATTTATATAATGTTACGAGATTCGTATCGAAAAGGAGATGTACCTATGCATGATTTATATAGGAGGTGCTTAGATTTCCGTGCGAAGTTAATAAGTGCTATGTCAACCTTTAAGGAGGATAAATATTTACATCCATATTATGGTGAAGCTTTATTGAAGCGTTATGATGAGTTAATTAAGCAGATAAGAGAGAGACTATGATAGTCCGCCGTTTTGTAAATACTAACATATATAAGAATCTACAGGAGAAGCAGGGCATAACGGACAATGATGGTACTGTTTCCTATAAGCCGGCTGAGGAAACGACTTTTGATATACCTTATTTAGAGGATTTTTATACCCCTGCGCTTATTACGCTTTACTTTGATGGCATAAGGATAGCTGAGGCTGTTTTTGTGGAATATGTTTATAATGATCAGAAGATACCTGTTTATGGTTATGGGGATCGTTATGTTCGTGCATTTGAGGAGGGGCATCATTTAATAAGCGGGCGCATGGGGTTTTTATTTAAGGAGACGGCTTATTTATCGAGTGTTATTGATTTGGTATCAGGAAGCCGGCTTATTACCACACCCGGAGGTGAAAGTGCTGTATATGCATTGCTGCAGAGAGTACTGAGCGATCCTGAGGTTAATGAAAAAGTTGAATATATGAGGCAGATTTTGACATCGGTATTTGGGTTGGAGCCCTTCAAGGTTGGGCAGCTTAATGCTAATCAGATGATTAATTTATTAAAGATTTATAAGTCTGTTATTTATATGACTGTGAATCCCCGCTATGGCGCCACAGGTCCTTTGGTGACAGAGGCAATGAACAGTAGCGAAGCGCTTAGTTCTCCCTCATCGCCACTGGTATGGAAGATCGGCTCGCCTCATGTTATATCGGCAATGTTAGATATGGAGGATGTCTTTGGTGAGGTGGCTATTGAAGGATTGTGGGAATCAGTGGAAGATGCATTATGGAGTAAGGAGGTGCCGGGCTTAGACATTGCACCCATCGTAGAGCATGATTTAGGTTATACAGGTTATGGGTATGTAATATCTGACAAAACATTTGATGTTTTTATAAGGTATGGTGCTGATGGATCAAGCATTACAGACCATACAGTTGAGGTTATCAATGATGTCCATCTTGTATCAAGTGGCAAGAGCATCAATGTTGGCTCGCCTGATCTTGTTGTTGAGGTTTTGGAGTTCATAGCGCGCACTAACAATCGGCGGCTTAATATCTACCAGCATAAACAGGTATCGGAGACGGATGAGCTTATTCCACCGCAAATGGATAGTGGTATGAGCGAGGGGAAGAAGTATTTTAGTTATAAGAAAGAAGAAATGGAGAATGCGAGGGTCGGGGATCAGGAAAAGGAGAAATATAGAAAGCTTTCAGAAGAGGAATTGAAAGAAATGCGGGCTACCTTGTGCGGTCGTTGTATTGATGAAAGATGTAGTATCAAGGTGGGTAGTTTTGGGTTTAACACGTTGAAAGATAGCTTGTTTGAACATACAGGTATAACATTAGATATTAGCTATCGAGGTGAGACTCATTTTGGTCCTTTGGTCATATATGAAAAACCGACATTTACTTTGAGTGTGGAGAAGACAGTTGATAATTTGTTGGCTAATATTGCAAAATTATCGCAGGCTGCTACAAGGGGATCATTGGGTGGATTTGTAGTAGAGAAAGGTTTGTTGGAAGTTGTGTGGGGGCAGCATCCTAAACTTGAGCAGCAGGGCCCTCATAAAGTAAGGACAGTTGGTTGTCCTTTTGCGTTTGCGGAGGCGGTTGTAGAAAATTTGAAGCCATCATTTTGTTTACGCTACTTGAATGCTCTTTTAAGGTATAGTGCCCCACCGAGTGCTATTATTGATGATTTGCGTGCTATTTTAGATTATGTTACTTCGCATTCAGGTATCGCAAGTTTGAAGTTTCCTATAGCTATTGCTATGGCTGGTCATGGTGATGAGTTTAATAAAAACATTTCGCAATATATGAAAGGGGTTCATGTGCCACAATTTGATGTATATGATGGATTAAAGATAAGTGTAAAAAAAGCACTACTACAAATAAATGAAGGGGAAAATACTCCTTATAAATTGGCTGTTTTGCCGTTGTACATAATTATGATTGATTTAGCTGACCGTGAATCGGTATTGAATTTTAAAAATAAGCTTGACACATGGACATTCCATCATTATTATTACTGATGTTAAATCTTAACAAAGGGGTGGTATATGGATCCCAAAGAGTATAAACAGCAGCATGGTGTTGATATTTTTGCGGTTGGTTGTAATGTTCTGAAAAATACTTATAAGGCATATTTTCCTATTATGTCTGTTGCTGATCTTACGACTGATGTTATGTATAATGACCCTGCGCGGGTTCATCTATTAAATGTTGTCCGTAACCTTGTTGAAAAGATAAGTTTAGGAACGATGACTGATGATGATTTGGTTGCTGTCATGGGTGGTTGCATTCATCTCGAAAAGAATATGCAACCTATTGATCCGATGTCTGTAGAGAATGCTATAGCTAAGCTCTTAGCTGAACGGTGGATTACTGCGATGGGCTTCTTTGATACACCGCGGGTTTATGTTGCTGAGGTGGATGGGCAAACATGCGATGTTGTTGAAACTGTTTATGCAGGTAAGGTTTACAAAATTTATCTAAAGCCTATATCAGGTGACAATGATCCTCGTATTGAGCATGTGTTGAAGGTCTTGGGTAGAGAGTATACGATTGATCAGACATATGATGTATTTAGAAGCTCGGTTGTGAAGGTTGAAGCCGCGCCCTTTGGGCAGCTATCGTTTGAGGATGTTGAACTTAATGATAAAGTGCTGTTTGCAAGTGCTGTTATGGCGTGGATTGAGAATACAGGTAGCATTGAATATGATTACGAAATTATATAATGAATCTTATACGTATTAAGTATGAGGATACCACCTATGAATTTAATTATCCCACCCTATTTGATTACTACTTGTTTATTGATGGTCAAAAAGTTCGGGTATTTGATCGCCTCGCATTAAAGGATTATAGTATTCCATCAATTAAGAAGGTGCGCATTATAACCATCCTCTTTCGTCACTTCCCCGCCTTTGCTACAGAGGATGAGGTATTTTCCAATATACCGGATGCTGGTGGTTTGATTTATTTAATTCGGGCATTTGGATATAAACCTCACGAATTATTGCAGTTAAATCCTTATGAGCTTGATTTTGCGGTAAGGTTGGCGGAATATATAAACAATCCAAAACTAGAGAATGACAGTAGTCCGCAGGAATAAGCCCTTTCTTTTCCAGAGTGATTTAGCACGCATACGCACAGATGAGACATTGCGCAGCCGTTATGGGTGGGGTCGTACACTTTTGCGTTTTGGAGTGGCGATGGCTTCCTTTGCTGTTTTGTCTTATGGTGCGCGTTCCTTATCGCGTGCATGGCGTGCATTGGCCACATCTGGAGCATTATCACGGAAGTTTGTTGAAGGCGTTAAGGTAGTAAAGAAGTTAGGGCTTGAGCAGGGTAACTTACTTGATGTAATATTATCAGTATCTAGGCGTGCGCGTCGAGTTGCTTATAAATATGTTAAGTGGTCGCAAGATTATAGGGATGCGTCGCGGCTTCTGCATTTTGGTAAGGCATTAAGGAAAATATGGAGCGGTGGTAAAGCATCATTAAAGGGTTTTAGGAAGGCGCGTGAGGCTTATCGACGGGTTGGATTACGAGGTGCATTGTTTGGTGCCTTTTTGCGTGGTGCAGAAAGAGGTGTTGGATTTGCGATTTTATCTTCGGCTGCTGATGCATTAACACATTCATTTATAACACCTGCGGATAGAGAGAAGACAAGAAAGTATGGTCCTGTTGCTCGTGTGAAGCGTTTTTTCACTGATGCTGTCCTATTTAGTGGATTACAAGGACTTTGGGGTGTATCAAAAGTTGCCTTTCCTACCTATATACATAGGTATAGCCCACAAATACAGCGTTTTCTTACCCGCATTGGAGCGCCTACTTATGTGGCTAAGTTTTATGGATGGAGGCGTCGCTTCTATGATTATCTAATTCGTGCTATAGAATATAAGCAGAAGTTTACTCAGAAATTGCAAGGTGCTAATATATGGCAGCACATAAAGCAGCAGATGAAGGAGCATCCCGGGTTAGGTGCTATTGCAACCTATTTGCGGGAGCAGATAAGGGAAGCTCATCTACATGCTAAGAAATCGTTTAGGAGGCCGGGTGGATTTCCACCAAGGAGTGGTTATGATACGGTTATAACAATGATGAATTATGCGAAAGAGGTTAATGTTAAGGATCCTAAGTTTGCAGCGGAGATTGCAGCTCAAGCTGTTGGACGTTATAAAGGTGTGAGTAAGTGGCGGCGGCTTCTTAATATCGAACGTGAAAGGTTGACCAAGAAGCAGGCTGTTGCTTTCAGGGAGATGCTTGAGAAAATGGGGTTTAGCAAGTCATGGATCGAGACATTAAAGGGGGAGGAACGCAAGTTTTATGAGAATCTGTATTACCGTGTGATGAGGGGACCATTGTTCCATGGTCCCGGATGGTTTGAAGTAGCCGGGCAAAAGTTTTCACAGTATGAGACGCGTTATTTTGTAAAAGGAATTCTCCAGAATCTATATGCTGGTCGATGGAGGGGGGTTACACGCATTTTGGCTTCTGCGGCGGGCTTAGACCTCTATGCCAACCGCAGACCTGTATTTATCTTCCATCCTACCATGGATATTCCGATGAGCGTTCCTATACCGACTGATGAGGGTGTTCGTATGCTACGCTTGGTAACCGAACGTGGTAATGATCGGGTTCGTCATGGGATTGTATTCTTACAGAATAAATTGTACAGATTATCGCCGACAGAGGAGGGTGGTGAATATTTTGTGGATAGGGTTATAGAGAATGTTAAATTATATGAGAGCCCGGCTTATAACATATTAAAGAGGGAGTTAACGCAGTATTATATCAAGCAGAGGCGGCGCACGGATGAGATAGGTTTGCGTCCACCCGGTGAATATGTTAGGGATATAATCAGGAAATTATCGCGGGGTGTTGATAAGGCTAGCTTAGAGGAATTGGTTAATGTATATAAGTCAACCCGTTCGACGGCCCATATTATCTTTGGTAAATTGTTATCAAAGAAGGAGGTCCGTGAGGTTGCATCGCAGATCTTGGAGCAATTAGGCGCGAGTAGAGCGCAAAGGATCTTGCAGATGGATGAGGCATCATTAATCAGGGAACTTGAGAAGGTTATAGAAAAGCCTGCACAGGTAACGGAGCGGCTTCGTAACAAGTTTATCTATCTTATAAATGCATCACGGAGTAGGATGAGGACTATGAAGGATCTTTTGAATCAGGAGTTTATAGGTTCTGGATATGCAGAAGCACGGGCTAGGCATGTTATTGAGTCGTTCTTAATTGAGCAGCATTTGACACCAGAAATAAGGGCGAAATTCTTTAGCAGGCTTGCTGAGGAGCAGTTGATCGGGAAGTGGATAAGGAAGCCGGCTTATACACATTTCTTCAAAGCATTAGCAGAGCTAGCACCTGTTGAGATGGATGCAGAAGCTCTAAGGTCTACTATAAAGGGCGCGCTTAATGATATTGTAGTCGGTTGGAAAAAATTACCTACAGTTGATCCATTTAGGCCGATATCTGCCTTATTCCAGTATGGTGGATTGGGTATCCACAGGTTATTTGAACCTACCATAGAAGGTATACGGGTAATGGGTACTACAGTACCATTTACTGTTGTTAGAGAAGGTATGAGTCCATTTAAACGGTATACGGTAACAAGTTTATTGTTTTCCCATCACTTACGGCGCATATGGGGATTTATGGATTATGTAAGCAAAGCTCCTCGCAAGTTTCCTATTATCAGGCATTTATTAAGGCGATTAGACCCTAGATTGGCTGATACGGCGCATATCTTTCCATTTGAGACTAATACTACTGGTTGGACGGCTTCAGATATGATAAAGAATTTATGGAAGCCGGCGGCTACATTATTGGCATTAGGTGTAGGATATAAGGCTGTTGATACATTCTTTGATGAAAGTGGTTTATTTGAAGGGACTGCATTAGGAGAGGGGTTGACACCTGCTATACTGGATGCATATGCATTAGGTCGTCTTTCCTTGGCAAGAGTATTGGATATTGCAGGTGTAACTGATGCAGCGCGGTATTTAGAGGGATTAATGCCGGGGTCTACGACATGGTTGCCGGGTGCACTATATGGCGTATGGAAGTTTGCACCTGCGGGGCCGGCGGCTTCCGCTATGGGTGCATTAATAATGGGTGCTGTTAATAAAATGTTAGCGCCATTTTTGCCTGATTTAACAAAGAGTTATGATCAACTGAAAAGGATATATAGAGGTGAGGAGTATGTGCCTGTAAGGAGAGCAAGGTATTGGCCTCTATCTTTAACTCCTTGGGAGGGTTATGATATTGAATATTGGCGGCCTTCTCTATGGTTCATTGTAAGACAGCAGGCAAAATACACTCCTGATATAAGTGGTAGCAAGATACAGTCCTTGTTACAGGGTGACTGGTTGTTTGGTTATAATCCATTGCGTATGTTTGATCCATATGCTAAGGAAAGACAGCATTATTTCTCTAGGCCGGCGCCTCTCACACAGTTGCCATTTTGGGATGTGCCAGTTATAGGGCCGTTTTTAGCTTTAACTGTTGGGCAGGTATTGAAACCACAGCAGATGATGCATACAGCCTTTTTGAAGGAGATGTATCCCGGTGAGTATGGTGTGCCGAAGGGTGAAGTTGTCACACCGGAGGATTTATCTAATCCTGATCAATATGTATCAGCTATGCAATCCAATCAAGCTGTTGCAATGTTAATGAATAGATATGCGGGGCGGGCTTACAGGCATGTCACAGGAGATATGCTTAATAGAGGTATAACAGAAACTCTGTATAGATCGATGGAGATGGCGGGCTTAAGAGGTTACCTAACATCGTTATTATTAGGAACACAGACACCGCTTAATTTCAGTAGGTATCTAGAAATGTATGGTGAAAACGAAGGGTTTTTATCTGAGTACTGGAACATGGAGCTTAATGATGTAGCTGGTGGATTGTCTGAGATGATAAGAAGATTCCGGCCTGACAAGCGGATAAATACAGTTAACCCTATCCCCAACCTTATGGCACAATTTTTACCCGAAGGAGAGTATGGTGGTAGCGATTTTCTACATGGTGATCCTTATACTAAAATTCCTATGGGTTTCATAAGATTGCCAGGGACTGGATATGAAGCAACACATAATGTAATGCATACATTTCCTGCATCGTTAAGAATGTTGGGTAAGACAGTAACAGAGATAAGGGACATTATGGCCGGGTGGGAGGATATTATTGAGGAGAGAACGGAACGGGAGCTAAATCAATTTTATGATGCCAAAAAGATTGTGCAGGGATTGCTTGAGATATCAGGACAGAATGTTGAGATGGATGTGCAGATTTACGATCCATATAACAACATTGTTGGTACCGTTGATGCAGTTGTGAGGAGAGGGCGATTTAGGCAACCTATTATTATACGTCCTGTTAGTGAGGAGGAATTTAGGGAGCTTGTTGCCCCGAAGGAGGAGCATGCGAGTCAGGTAAATTTTGCTATGAAGTTTTTTGGTGCGAAGACGGGTAAATTGATTTATGTGAATGTAAGATCGCCTGAACAGATTAAGACATATACCATCTTTTTTGATCCATCAAGGTTAAGAGAGGATATAAGTGCATTAAAGAGGGCGAGGGAACAGGCTGGTGAGTTGTTAAGGGCAGGAGCTGTTTTTGATTATGGTCGTAGTTATAGCTGGTTTGATAGATATAGAATTTTAGCTGATGTTGCTCCTTTATCTGATCAATATAAGCAGGCGCGTGCTATTGTATTGAAGCAATTGCAACAGGGATTTTTGCCACCTGAGTTATGGGATGAGGTGCATGAGATTGAGCGAAGGCGGCGGCTTCAGCTTTTAAAATATCCTATGTATGTGCGTCGTTTTACTGGTGAAAATGTTGTTGAAACGGTGCAGAAGCTTTTGCATCCGCCTAGGCTTTCCGGCAGGGAGTTATCGCTATCTTTGAATCCATATTTAAGGTCGCCTGATGAATACAGTTTACCAGAAAGGATCGTAGGTAGTATCTGGGAGACATTTACACATTTACCAACACCTTATAATAGGAAATTCTTTTTCCAGTATTCACCGTCAGAGATTTATAAGTATTTCCATTTATATGATCGGGAGTATAAAGCATGGACGCGGCCTATTGAGGATTGGGTTAAGCCACAGGTTAGGACGATGCTTGCTTCACAAGGCGTAATGGAGGGCGCGGCTTCATGGGCTACAGCAGGTTATGCTGTTGGTAGGTTATACGGCGGGCTTATAGGTGCAGTGGCTGGATCCATATATGGGTTGATACCTAAGCCGCCGATGATACCGGAGGATGTGGAGAAGGCGCGCGAGGCTTATTCGTATTATGATAAATTGAAATATGCACGTAACATGCAGTTTTATGTTATGACAGGTAATAGAATATATGAGGAGCGTGCTGAGCGGACCTTATTGGGTGCGAAGAACTTACGTGATTATGTAAGAGCATTACCACGTTTTGAGCGCCCATTTACTGTAGCGTTTATGAACATAACTGATGAGAGTGAAAGAGAAAGGATAAGGCAGATTATATCACCTGAGGCGCGTCGTGCCTTGGATGCAGCATGGGCGAGACGTGAATTGCGGTATAGTGTTGAAGAAGGTGGTTATGAAGAGGTACCGAGAACACCAGCTAATTGGGCTGGTTGGATTTTTGCGATACCTGATGAGGATATTTATGTGAAGGAGCTTGAGCAGCGGGGTGTTGATCCTCTAGATTTTGGTTATGGTTATCATGGTCAGGCAGCTGCTGTACGCCGTCTATCTGAAGATTTTGCTATACCTGATCAAACTGTAGACGTCGTAAATATTATGGATGTACAGGAAACGATAGTAAGGTCATTGCAGGCGCAGGGTATTAATGCTTCTGTATCCATCATGGGATTTGATAATAGTAGAAGAGTTGATGTTGTTATTTATAAATAATGGCAGTTATAAGGAAAAAACATACATATTTGCGTACTTTTACACGCAGGAAGGAGCGGGAGAAGGGCAACCGTTTTGCGAAGTTTGGACTGGGGGTTGCTGCTCTTGTGCCCATTGTTTATTTGGTCAGGGGGCGCGGCTTCGAAAGGCTACATGATTTTCTTAAGACCTTTGCTGAGGCTTCATATAAGAAAGAGGCGCGGGCTTCAGAAGCATCTCTATGGGCATATGGGCCTCTTGATAGGATAAAAAAGGCATTTATGGATAATCCATTTTTATCGGTACTGGGTACTGTTACCAAAAAGGAAGCACAAGGAAGGTCTGTAAGGGAGGTATTGAATAAATTAAAGGATATTGTCGAGCTCTTGCGTGAATATTATTCGGTAGCTGAAATAAGAAAATTATTTAATGAGGATATTATTCCTTATGCTGATAAAGCGTCTAAGCTTATTGTTGAGGAGGAAAAGCAATTAGTATATAAGTATCAGTTAATGTTTGAGCGGGCGCTTAAAATTCTCACGAGGAAGATTAATGAAAAAGGGTGGCTTCCGCGAGACCCATTTCATTTTCGTCTCCTAAGTAAGTATTTACCACATAGCTACAAATTTGGATTGTTTTATGGTACGATGCCGAGTTTTTCGGCGCCTCTATTTGAGATTTCTACAGCTAGTGAGCAGTTTGCACAGATTTTCCAAAGGGAGATAAAGAATCTATCAGAAAGTGAGGTTTTACTTGGTCAACATGTTGAGCAGGTTATAAAAGATTATGTAAAAAAGCATGTAGTTGTAAATCCTGAGTGGGAGCTTGCTGCTAGTGAGGTGTTTAAGCATCTATCAGCTGAGGAGCATTTACAGGTCCGAAATCTTGTTACAAGAATTACAGAGCAGGTAGCTAAGTGGTTGCATCGTCATGCCGGTATTGATGCAACAGATTTGCCTGATGTGCATGTTGTTATAAAGGCGCAGCGTTATTATGATGTTCCTATGCTAGTTGCTCAGCTGTCGGTTGTTGATCTGCGTGGGGTCAAAAGGAGTATAGAGATCAAGCTTGGTGTTCCCCAGAAAAGTGGATTGATGGCAGCTATAGGAAATTATCCAACAGCAAATGTCAGATTTGCTCAAGGTAACAGGGTAAGGTCGATCTTTTCCTTGAAGCTGGAGCGCTTAGGCGAGATGTTTGAGCATGCCTTGAACGATTTATACGAAGGGAAGTCAGAGGATTATGTTACCAGACGCATTCATAGAATCATTGGACGATATGATTTATATGGAACTGGGCGTAATGATAAAGCATTCCAGTTGGTGCATTCCATTGTTGATAAGGACTTTAAGGATTATGCGGCTTATAATGCTAAAAAGAGATTTTTGAAGCGCGCTGCTGAGTTGGTGCTTGGTGTGAGAAAAGGCAAGTATCGGGTGTTTATGGATGCTGAGTGGGTTATGGCTGGTATATCGAGTACTGGGACTCAATATGCAGTGACTGAATCCCGCCGGCGCTTGATATGGAGTTTTGCCATACAAGTTTTTGATGATCTTGGTAATGAGGTTGATAAGTTGGTTGTATTTATAGATCCGAAGACGATAAGCGATGAGTTCTTCATGTCGCAGGTGCGTCGTTTTGGATTATCAAAGGCAGCTGCTGAGGAGGCATTAAAAGCGGTTAGAGGTCGTGTTGCGATGCCTGCTGGATATGTCAGAGTTGATAGTGAGATGGAAGCCAGCCGGCTTATATGCAAGAAAATAAAAGACATAATTAATAAATATGGTAAGGATGATCTACTTGTTATGGGTAAGAACTTCTGGAGCTCAGAGGTTGCATTGTTGGAGCGGGCCTTTAAAGCTGACAGTAATATATTAAATTATATCAAAAGAAAGTTAGTTGATATAGAGGATATATATAGGTTGGTATATGGTGCTAAGGCTATTAACAGGTCATTAAGTGTTGAGGCTATTCTCGATTATGTAAAGGTATCGGATGAAGGATCGAAGCTATTGGGCCGGCTTCTTAATTATGAACCGAGGGTTGAGGTCCAAGCGTTTGCTAATTTAGTTAGGTCGCTACATTTTGGTGAGCAAGATAACAGGATTGCATACATCCTATCAAAAATTGCGGAGAGCATGGTTAATAATGATCCTGAGTTGCGTGAGAGAGTACTAAGGATTTATGATATTGTAGCGAAGTCACAGGGAGCTGTTTTATCATTTACAACGCAGCAGGAGTTCATGCAGCGGGCTTACAATTATGTAAAGGAGCAATTGAAATCTGTTGGTGTTGGTTCGCCTAATGCTGCGCGTAAGTGGCGTTTTGAATATCCGTTTAATCCGGCTGATTGGGTTCCGCTATTTGTTCCCACCTTGGAGAAACAGAGGTATCAGTTAGGCCGCGGCTTACCTTTATCGGAGGCGTCGAAAAGATTGCTTGAAACTCTTAAGAAGGAATATGCTAGGCGCGTATTAGGGTTGGGTGAGGCTGATATCAATTATCTAGGACCGGCGCTTATTTCTATGCCATTTAAGAGATTCCTAGAACAGCAGATGTTATATAATGTCCGTAGTGTATTTACGATACCTGTCTTCTCAACATTTTTCCCATTTGCTGGCGAAGGACATATGTTTATACACAGGAGACTTACTGAGCTATCGACAGTAGTGCAGGAGGTGATTAGTCAGAAAATTCCGATAAGTAGGTTGGAGAATATGGATGCTCGTATGCAGTTGTGGGTGAAGCTTTTTGAATCTGCCATGGAGGCTGTTAAGACATCTCCGAAGTTGGGTGAGTTAATTAAAAGCAAATTTAATAATGATATTGTTAAGTTTTTGAGAGCTGTAGATTTGTCGATTGTTATTGGTAGATATCGTGGATGGATAAAGGATTCTGAGCGGTTGGCTAATGTTTTAGTGCAGTTGTTTCCGGGGTTTCCTATCAAGCGTTTTGTTGGTCATGCTATTGGTAGGAATCTAAGAGGTCTTACTATAAAGCAGTATATGGCACTGCGCCGCGGTGTGAGTGCACCAAAAATAAATTTGGGGGATATATGGAAGGAGATATTTAGCGACAAAGCAGCTGCTCATCCATTATACGACATGTTGAGTAATGATAATATGTTGAAACTTGGATTGATGGATGAGTCTGCTCAGGCAGGTTATGCACAATGTGCATTAATAAGGGAAATCTTTAATAGATTGGTAGAATCGGGGCTTCATCTTACCAACCCAGAGCAGTACATCAAGTATGGTACTTTCGTAATGACGGACCGGCTTCAGCTTGGTGATAAGGTTGTAAAAATTGGTTATAATGGTAAATTGGTTTTTAATAAAATAATTACATCTTATGATCTTACAGGTGTACCTTCATTAGATTTTTCACTTACCTATGAGATAGTTTTGCCAACTCCCTTAAAGTGGGTTACATATTATCAAAAAGGTATGGGGACAGCACAGCGCTGGTCCTTAAGCCAATTTCCATATTATCTTATAGAACCGGCACGTTTTATGGAGCGTGGTGAATTGGGCATCTTTATAGAGACAGAGATGACCCGGCTAAAGGAGGCATTAATTAAAAAATATGGTGTGCGGGAAGCCGCCAATGTTATGTCAAAGATGACAAAGGACCTCAATGATTATATGAATAGAGTGGTTAATTACGCTATTAAGGAGCACGGGCTTCCCATCAAACTTACCAGTCCGTTGTTTATATTCAATCCCAAAATGATGGCAATAGAGGGCAATTATGATTTGTTTAACACATTGACAACAGAACAAAAGGGATTATTGTGGACAGTATTTTTGGAGGGTTTACCTGAGAAGGTGGGAAAGATTGGTGGATATCCAAGCTTGTTTGATTATCTTGAGGCTAAATTCAAGGAGCATGGTATTGTTGTAACTCCCCAAGAAAGGAGGATATTCAGAAGATATGTACAGAAACAATATGCGTTGTATAAGAACAAAAAGATAAGCGAAAAGGAATTTTTTGAAACAGTCTTGCTGAAGGACATAGCTGATGAGAGGATACGAAACTGGTTTAGCAGATTATATTATGGAGATGATAGGGAGCAGCTGGCGCGCTTATTCGATATATATCAGATAAAATTAGGTAAAAGGGTTGTTGAGCTTATTGGTTTGGGCCGTCATAGCCCCTTTGGGTTGGGTGATACGGCTCTAACTAGTACCTACAAAAGTTTTGTTCGTATACCAATGCAGATGTATTGGGATATCCATCGCTGGCCTCATTTAGAGGGTATGGCTCAATTTATTGATGCCTTCCAAGCTCAGAATCTACCTATTTATGAGACACTTCTTAAGATGGCTGATATGCTAAAAATGAGTCAGTCATCTATTGATGAGTTGGTGAAGGCAGGGGGTATCTATGCTGTACCGGTGCGGCGCTTCTTTGACTTTGTGCGCAAACATATGAATCTTCTTAGGTCAATAAGGGAGGATATATATGTACCAGAAAAGATATTAGAGGAGGCTCATGGTGATATGGTTCGTGCTGTCCAAATGATGCTTGATCTGGGTGTATCGTTAACGGATTTTAAGGAGAATGCTATAAAGTTTGAAGGCGCGCAGGTCCGTGCGCAGGTTGCCAAGGAAGTGCAGGATTTCCTCAGACAGATATTTGAGGAGGCGCAAGGGAAGCGCGTTGTTATCGATGTAGGCAGGGCAATGTCTGTTTCCTATAAGAACCTTGAGTCGATGATTGGTCAGAATGATGCTATTATTAGGGATCTTATAAAATATTTAGAGAGAATGGGTTACAACAAGCTGAAGTATATACCATTGGGGACAAGGGAATTTTGGGATCTGTCATTCCACCAGATTGGTAGAGACCAAGTTATTGTTGAGCCTCAGGTTAAGAAGTTGCTGCAATTAATGGCATCGATTGCATCAATTAAGGGTAAGGTGCAAGCAACTGGTGTGCCATCGGCGCAGGTTAAATTTGAAGAGAGAAATGTATTTTATAAGCAGTTTGTTAATTATCTTGGTTCTATAGCTAGTAGCTTTATAGGCCGGCAATCCTTATGGGCACGCACTGCTGTAACACATCTTCCTGGTGTTGAGGGTGTTGGACTTCCGTCCTTCTTGCTTTTTAATAAGTCGCGGCTTCTTGACACAGTTGTATGGGAGCCATTTACGACCTATGTTGATGCTTCTGTTATTGAGAATCTCAGAGGTATGTTGGAAGCCGCCGGCTTCTCCAAGGAATTTATCGATGCTTTTTACAAGGGCAGTCCTAATGTAGCATTTTTAGGTATGCCCGGACGTATGCCATTCCACCCCGGTATGGGATTGATAGGATTTATAAAGAGTTTAACCAAGCAGCAGAAGAAACATGTTTCATCTGTAAGCGATGCCGTTAAAATATATATGGATCCTTTATTGATAACGAAGGTTCTATTAGGTGACTGGGATACAGATAGATTGATGGCGTTACTAACAATGACATCTCCGAAGGGTGCTGAGGATATAACAAGGATATGGAAGTGGGTCTATGGTTTATCAGATCAGGATGTTGCATTTCTTATGTCGTATGGTAAGTTTAGAGCTGGTGACAGGAAGGCTATAGGTGAATTGCAGACATTTTTTACGTCTGTTTTTGAGAAGATGACAAAAGAGCAGAAGGAGGCATATATACAGAGCAAAGAGTTTGAGGATATGCTCCACAAAAGATTATCAGCCATTGTTGCAAGAATGAAGGAAGGATATTTGAGCTGGTTTGGTAAGTCTGAGGCAGAAGAGTTAAGCGAGCGGGTCGAGTTTTTAGTGACAGGTGATGTGACGAAGATACCGACAACGGAGGGTAAGGTTATTTATTTACCGACTATATTAGCGCAGATGCGTGGTTATACGATGAAGATTGAAAAAATGTGGCCATTTATACAGGAGGCCAAGGAAATTGCGAGGAAGGAAGGAATTCCATTCAAGGAGGCATTAGCTAAGCATATGGCTGACATTTTTGCTAATAGGGAGCTTAGGAATGTACTGGGTACATCGATGGCTGGTAAAGCTGATGTGATAAGAACAGGGTATGCATTAGCATTGCAGCATATATATAAATTAAGAGCTGAAGGGCTTTCATATCAGGATATAAGTAAGATCATGGGATTAAGCATTCCAGAAGCATTTGGTCAAGTATTTGATAAATGGATTGCGGCGGGTTCTGAAAGACAGAAGATGATTCTTACATTTGAAAGGGAAATACTCGATAAGGTATTAAAGATGAAGCGTGGTGGTTCTCCAGAGGCGATGGCTGAAGCAATAAATAATCTTGCTAATGAGTTGCTGGAGTATAGTAAGGTTTCATCATCTGTTGCGAAGAAAGGACATGAGTTAATAGATAAATTTGTTGCAGAAATTGATTGGGAGAAGATGGGATTGAAGCCGCGTGATGCTTTATACATGATGGGGTGGTTATTAAGAAACACGCAATGGACTATCCGTAATTCCAGTTATCTTGTTACGAGACAATCGATAAATAGAGGTCTTATTGAAGCATATGCGATGTTTGCATCCCGTTTGCTGAGTCAACCGACGGGTCCTACGGTAAGCCCGACATTGTTAGATGCATTGTCGGGTGAGGTATTAAGGGGCATGGCAAGGGAGCCGAAGCCATTGAATGAATTACTTGGCGAGCAAACAGCAAATATGAGGTTTAGGGAGGCATTGGCGGGCTTCCTTACAAAAACATTTGAGAATTTATCTAAATCAAGAAAACATAGATTGCTATTAGCAGGTGCATTGGCTGGGATAGCGGGATATATATTAAGCGGGCCGAAATTAAGAGGAGATATATTTTCATTTGGTATCGATATAGGCACAGTGCATGGATTGGAGCCGAGCTTCTTTGATGGTAGATGGACATACCCTGAGTTGCCCCGAGGGGAGGATATAAGGGGTTTGGAGAATCCATATCATAAAAGGAAAATTTATATTCTACGTAATATAAGGCGCAGGAACCCTGCATTATTTAATGAGTTAAGGAGGCGCGGTATAATTCAAGAGTGGGAAATGTCGGCGCCTTATGATTACCCACGCAGAGAAAGGAAGGTGATCTATGTATGAAAATTATAGTTAGAGTACCACCAAATGCAGATATTGTTCGTGTTGAAGCGGCAATACGTAATGCTTTGATGGCGTATGATTTAGATGTACGGTCGATACAAGTGGTAACAACAGCTTTCGGACAGGAGGAGTATGCCAGAGGACTCGAAAAAACCGAGGCTTGATTACAGGACAGCTATTATAGGTACTGTTCCTGTGATTGTTACAGATTTTAGAGTTGTTGAGAATTTTTCCTACCAGCAGATACAGACGCTACGTATGGATAATAATGTTATTTACCAGATACCCGGAAGGAATTTGTATGTTATTATTGGATTAGAATTTCCTGATGGTTATTCCATTAATACAGGACTGCGTGAGCTCCATGCCATGATGTTTCTTGCTCCCATTGTACCTATTTATAGTCCGTGGCTTAATGACATGGTTATTGCATCGTTTGATCAATATAGAGGGCTTGCTGAATTAATGGGTGTTAATACAGATGTAAACATTTATGCATTGCGTCGTTTAACGATGAGATCTGTTGAGTCGCCTTATGCTATTGGTGTTGAGATGGAGATTGCTCCTATGGATTTAGATGCGGCGCGGCTTAAACCCCAATTCCTTGTGGATGAAGAGGCAGCGCGGGCTAAATCTGAATTTATAGCGAGGTTGTTTGAGTTATATGAAACGATGAAGAGAAGTGAGGACCCGCTGGCTTATTTGGATGGCTTTACATCTATCTACAATGATTACAAGAGGGCTGTTGCTAATAAGGTTGTCGACTTCCTATGGCAGTCAGAATTATTTAAAAGGTGGATAAGCATAATGTATCCTGAGGGTGATAAGTCACTTTTACCAGTTCAAGGGGTGCGGCTTAAGCGGCAGCTTGGCATATGGCGGCAGACACCGTTTGCTAATATTGTTATTCATTATCTTCATATGGCTGATGATATCGTATCGTTGCGAGATGAAATCCATAAGTATGTTTCAGATGTGGCTAGTAGTACAGCGAAAATGATCCGTGATTATGTAGCTGATTACGAACAAATTCAGCAGGTTGGCGCGCCTCGACGATTTTTTCAAGTATTACAGACATTATATAATAGCATTAAAGGTGGCATACGCACCCGTGTTGATAGTTCATTAATGGGTACTATAGCGTTTGGTAATCAGATAAGAGAGATGTTACTTGAGGTTGCGTTACGCATGGATAATGGGCAGAGGGGTAAGTTTACTAACTATGTGCAAAGGATTCTATCTCTGACGGCGGGGCCTAATCTAGTAGTCCCTGAGATGATGATGGAGGGTGAGTCAGCTATTGTTACCATGTCTGATTTTCTTACTAGATTTTTTGCGGAATTAGGTAAGAAGTTAGATACGGATTCATACAAAATTTTTGTTGATTTATTTGCTGATGTTATGTCTGAACGTATTGCGTATTGGGAGTTGTTTTCAAAGGTGATGAAATATGAGACATTTGATTTTGGTAAGTATCGTGCTACTCCAACCAGATGGGAATATACCGTAACTAATAAATTCGTACCTCTGAGGATTGGTGATGCAGTAGCTCCCTTGTTGCAACATCTTGGTACTGACAGTCCTATATTTAGGGTGCAATATGCATGTGGTGATGGTCTGGCCATAAGGCAGCTAAAACAGTTAAGAGATGATGTTGATAAGGCTGTGCAACAGATAAATGAAATAGGGTCGTATTTCCCTTGGATTACGAGATATATAGAGCCTATAATATTATCCTCAACGGACGGCTTAATTGAATTTCTGGGCATGCAGCATGCGGTTTTAGATTCAGTAAGTATTAATCCGATGGAAGAAGCCGCGATGGTTGCTGAGGCTACATGTACATTTGTTGCCTCTGATATAACGATTTTTGATTACGAGCAGTTTGAGTTTGCCGATACTGTTGGTGCCAATAATTTATCATGTCTATTATTATTCTATGCATTGCGTAAATGGTACCAGGAAATTTTTGGCAAAGACCTTCCTCCGAGTGGTACTGTTGCAGAGACGGTGCAGCCATTAAAGGAAGGTGAAGATATTTCGAAGCTAAGGATTCCGTTTAAATTGTTTGATGTTATGGATTCACAGAATGTAACGAAGCGTGCATTTCAGTATGCGATGACATTATCCAAAGCTGAGAATCAGAATTATTATAACTTCACTATCTATAATTCAGATAAAAAGGCTGTATATGCATTAAATGAGGGTGTGGTTACTAACGTAACTAATAATCTGGTTGATGGTTATATAGTTCGTGTGAAAAACGGTGATTTTGTAACGGAGTATAGGAATCTGGGGAAATTGGCAGAGGATATTAAGCCGGGCGAAAAGGTGTTGGGTGGACAATATTTAGGGGAGGCGCGCTTCTTTGCTAGTGGAACATATCCAACCGAAGTACAGGAAAAAGAAGTTAAAATGCTACCTAACCTATTAGGATTAGGGGTGCCTGAGGTTGTTCAAGAATACAAGAAGAAAGTAAAAACATCTGGTCCTGCGCCTTATGGGGTGTTTGTATTATTTATGTATAAAAATATTCCATTGGACCTAGAAATTTATAAAGGTAAGGAGGTTTTTGAAAAAGCAGCTAATATATCTGCGCCCACAGATATATATGCATATTTTTGGACCCATACTAAGGATGATAAAATAACATGGGCTGGGCATACCTATGATGTGAAAAATAATCCTTATGTCCAAGGATATGTAAATAGTGTCTTAGGTGGGATACCTATTTTAGAATCAATTTCGAATCGTGTTTTTGATGAGAAGACATTTTTTGATGTCCTTATTCGATTACTGATGGAGAAATGTATGACATGTGTATCGTCATTTGATATTGCTGGCTTGGAGCAGAAGCTTGCAAATGAATTGGGTATGGAGCCGGCTTCTGCAACTGATAAAGCTGTTCCAACACAGGAGGAATATGTGCCCGTTCTTGGCCGTCCATACTTTACCCACCCATCATTGGAAGAGATGAAACTACCAGAGCCACAATTACCTCCTAAGGTAACTCCGGCACCAGAGGAAGGAAAAATGGAAGTACCTGAGGAGAAAGTAGAGAAACCGCAGCTTTCTGCACCAAAAGAATTACCTGAGGAGGCCCCGCCAGTAGAGGTGCCGCCTAGTGAACCACCAATGATAGAAGAAGGTGAAAAAGAGGAGGGTGATCTTTTAAATAGACTCATAGCACGTTACATGGCGCTTGTATCGCAAGATATGAAATATTTACAGCAGTTACCACCTACCCCTATAGTTGATATGGAAGCGGTGCCTACTGATGATGAACTTATACATAGGAAAAATAGTGGTTTATGGGAGCATTTAAAGCAGCATTACACAGAGTTTGTAAAATTGGAAGCTGTATTGTCACAGAAATTTGGTGATGAATTCTTTAAGGATTTTGATGAACGGGTAAAAGCTGAGCGTGAGGAATTACGGAAACTAGAAGGTGGTGGATTATACCGTTGGGTTGTTGCAGATCGCTACCGTGAAATAATTAATGATGAATATGTGACATATGGTATACCGTGGCAAAGTTTGAAGGATCAGGCACCCTTTGATGAATTGTTGCCATTGGTAAAACAGAGACATGCTGTTGTTGTCAGTCTTATGAGGAATTTGTTTGAACTAGGAAAGAATTCTTCTGAGCATGATTTCTGGGCCGCGGCTTCTTCAAGATTTGAAAATAGGCTGTCCTTCTTTAACAATGGTCTTGATCAGATCGCTGCTGAATACGGTGATAATTCAATGGAGATAATTGAATTTTATGATAATGCTTTGGTGAAGGAGCAGGATTATTTATCAGCTCTCGAAGAGGCTTATGAGAGTCAGTTGGTTAGGGAGGAAAAGAAAGAATCTATAGAGAAAAAGGATATGCCATCCAGTACTATACCACCAGCTGGTACTCCAAATCGTCTGCCTGAGTTAGAAGCAAAATATAAGGAGATCATAGGATATGAACGAGATCTATTAGAAGCGGCACAGGATTTAAAAGATCCTTATTGGAAGAATGCATTGGAGGAGTTTAACAAGCGTGTGGCTAATTATGAGGGAGATATTAAGGAGGCCGCGGGCCCAGATTTAGAAAAAATTTATGAGAATGCTATAGCTTATGAGACAATGATGCTTGATAATTATAAGACCAAATATCAGAAGCAGAGGGCTATTGGGGATTATACGAAGCCGCCAATGCCCCAGCATGTGGCGCCGGTAACAGTGCCAAAAGCAAAAGTAGTACCACCTCCTAAGGAGATGATTATTGTTCCGGATGATGAGATTGAAATGTGGCGTGATTTGTTAGATTTTGTGGCTGATCATTGGATCGGTTCTAGTAAGTTTAGGGATATTGATTTAACAGAAAAGATAGATGCTACTGATATAGACCATTCTTTCCAGAGTATAAAATCGGCGTTACGCGAGGCTTGGAATCGTTATAGTGAGATAGATCTGAGAGCTATTGCTGTGCATGTAACTGATAGCCATCCAGCTAGTGATAGCTATCTGGTAGGATCATCATTGTGTAGGCCATTTCTTATAGAGGGTCAAGAGGAAAAGACAAATCGTAAAGAGGGAGGTGCATATACAATTTATCATATAATGATTGGTAATGGGTTTAGTAGAAATATTGATCATGAGATAATAGGTTATGATACGCATTATGATGGCAGGATAATGACAAGTCGACCATTAACCCAAAAAGCATATCATGTAGGTGGATTGAATCATCTTGCTGTTGCGGTTGCATGGGTAGGTGCTACATTTGCGGATATAAGAAGCCCTAATGTACAATCTTTTGCAACAGTTTGGGGAATACAAACAGTTACACCATATGCTTTTATATCATTTTGGGATAATGTTATCGAACCAGCTTTACATTCATTGGAAACACCAACATATGATACATTGAGGGAAAGAGCATTTGATGTATTAAGTGATTCTGGATGGATTGATAGTAACTTCTTCACTAATAAGAAAACAAAGGGAGTTGTACCTTTTACAGAGAAATTCTATGAAGTTGCACCTGTATATGATTTTACTTATTATTTAAAAAATGAGTTAGAGGTTGCATGGCCTGGGTATGGGGAATTGCTTTCACCTGGCAAAATGTCTGCTAAAGGTTGTGCGTGGAAGCGTGGTGTCAGAGAGGCAGGGGTATATGTAGAAAAACATGCAGGGAAATGGCGGCTTGGCACTATATATGGTATGAGTAGAATGGCTTGGGATAGATTAGTAAAGACAGTAGGTATTCTCAATATGTTATTTAGACAGGCATTAGGTAAGGATATTATTATAGCGGGTCATTCGGAATTATATGGATTTATACCCTCATCATTGGGGCAAAAAGGTAAGGTTTGTCCAGGATTTAATTTACGTGGTAATCGTAGAGGCAATAATGACTTATTATCAGATATAAAATATGCGAAGGCATATTTACCAGATTTGGGTTATGAGTTATGGCTATCACCAACCGCAGAGAAATATTGGGAGAAATATTTTAAAGCTGTTATTAAGGCTATAGGAGAATCATAATGCCAGAGGATAGAACAAATATTATCTCCGATCCAAGCTCTAAGCCTACTGGAGATGGGAAGACTAAAGATAAGGGTTATGGGATGTTGCCTCTAACAGCTAATTTGTTTTTAGATGATATGCTTCAATTTACGAATGAAGCATTTCCTCTTGCATCTGCGATGTCTATATTGAGTGGTGATTATCATTTTATTGTGCGTAATTGGACGACGGCTTACCCAGATAGGTATATACCTGACAGGATTTTAAATAAGAGGGGGTCGACGCCTCTATTCTACTATGATAGTGATATAGGAATTAACAATAAAGTTATACGTGCTCTTGTTAATGAGACTCGGTATCAGGCTAATATGATTCTTAATCAGTTGGCGGCGTTTACTAATATGCCGGAGGATCTTATTGAATCTATTAAGCAACAATTAAAGAAATTTTATGGACCTGAGGCCGCCAATAAGTTTGAAAATGAAATTAAAAAACATACTTACGGGAAGAAGTTAGATTTAAAGGAATACAGGAAATTTCTTGAACAATTTAAAGAGCTTTATTTAGATGATTCGCGGCTTCAGTACTTGCTTGACTCATCGGATAAGCAGACAAGCAAGTTGTTAGGTGGCTTGGATGCGCGGCTTGGTCTATTATCATGGTTAAATGTCCGCAATTACGCGCGCTTATACATTAAGCTTTTGGAGCTCAAGGAGATATTGGAGCAGATTGGAAAGGGAGAGGGAGCCGTGCCTCCTGATGCTGATGCGCTTAATCTTATAAAGGCGATGATAATAGCTAAGTACAAGGTTGATAATCCCAAGGCATCAGAAGCAGATATTTCAGCTAAGGCTGCTGAGATAGATGCTGCTTTTGGTGATGAAGCAAAGTTAGCACAAGTGTTGACAAAATATGGTAAGGAGCTCGCTGACATATATAGTTCATATGATAAATTAAGTAAGTTTGTCGATAAGCTTATTAATGTTTGGACAAATGATCCATTTTTTAGCGGGTTGTTATCGGCGTATAGGGCAGAGAATAGAAGTATTACTGAAATTTTATGGTTGGCAAGGGATATTGCCCATGTTGATGCCGTGTTTGCGGCTAAAAATGTAGAAGATGCTGTGAATACCTATTTCCAGCATTCCCTTATGGTGGGTCCTAAAGAATTTGAAACACAGTTAGATATTTTGTACCGCATTCTGGTTACATATCCTCTAGAGGTTGCCTATAAAGTGAACCGAATTTATCCAACATTCAGGATTTTCCTTGTTCATCCGGGTACGGGGCTTATTTACTCATTCAGAGACTTTTATTCACCAAAGGCTGTTGAGAGTATTGATATTTATAGAGACAAGTTAGGCACGGCAGATGTATGTCGTATAACGGTTTCCAATCGGGGTGGTCAGTTTGTAACAGATCTCCCAGCATTTCTTGAGCCACATGATATTATTGATGCAGGGGGTGCAAGGACACCTCTTATGTTGAAGCCCGGCATGTATCTTATTGTAAAATTAGGTTATGCTAATTTGGAGAATGATCTTAGGACTAGGTTTATAGGGCGCATAACAGATGTACAAATGCAGGAAGGGCGCATTGTTGTTATGGCACAAGGTCTTGGTACTCAGTTGTTGATGGTACCCGGGCAGGATGAGGATCATAAGGGTGAGATTAAAGTCAAAGATGGCGGAATATTAAGGTTATTGGGGTTTGGTTCTATTATAAGTAGTTATGGGGCGCTTATTGCTCATTTATTATTGCAGACGCGCGGGCTTGGTGATCTAGGTCGCCGTGTGAGTTTATTCCGTAGGTGGGAGCTAGGGTATCGTGGAGGTATATATAAGACACATCGCGGGCCTATCATGTTTAGTTTGTCCAATGCATTAAATAGACTTCTTCATAATACGGCGCATCTTTTACCGTTTTTTGCTAAAAAAATAGTAGGTGTTTTTAAACATTCACCATTATATCATTTTCTGCCTGCGAAAACGCGTGAGAATATAGATAAAATGATTGATGCCTTGCCTTTATTGCCAACTATAATGGATGCATACCGTCATTATCGAGATGTAACACATAATATTGGTGCGCTTATGGAGAATATTTATATTGATGCTGGTGTTGGTGGGGCTAGTACATATACAGGCGCGGGTAAGTTTGCGTGGGATATATGGGCTCAATACTTGAGAAGTATATTTGGTGGTATTGGACGTGGGCGTTCAGCTAAAGACATTCAATCGCAGCAGAGACCTATTAATAGTGAGGTGGTTCCATGGGGTATTGAGTACTATACTCGTGCAAAGTCCCTATATGATTGCTTGAAGGAAGTAGCATGGTTCTTCCCCGGATATATTTTATATACACCGTTTTATAATGAGGATTTTGTGTATAGTGCGCGGGCCACTATATTTATAGGTCAGAAGACATTTTATTACAGATACAGAGATGATTTATATTCAAGGGTTGAGGATGGTCCTGTTATCAAGAAAGCATTATTGGAAATCATTGATGATGCGATACAGAATATAGGTAAATTAAAGAAAGTTGACTGGGTTTATCGTTATGGGCAATTGTTTTATCTATTTCCTGATATAAATTCCATCTTGGGCAAGTACAGCTCTTCACGTATGAGGTCATTGCCGACAACACAGCCAGGGAAACTTCCCGGTTATTTAGATCTAGTTTCTGGCGGTCGTGCACATGCTGTTCCACAAACGGTAACAGAAAGTAAAGGTGATATAACCGGGGAGGAGTTTAGGGTTCAATTGCAGGATCTTAGGACTCTTATCGAAACAGAGGGTGAATCATTACATAAAACGGAGAAGAACATCTTCCACTTAAAGTTCTTGTTTAGACCTGAAAATTATTCTCCCGATGTTTATAACTATGTATTATCGATGAAGCCGGAGGTTGCGTTGCATATGGTATCAGCGCGCCCGCTTCAAAAAACCCACTTTATTAATAGTGAAGAGGATATTATAGCCAACAATCTTGCCGCCAATGCAACTGATATGCATAATGCGGTGGCTTATTATTTCCCCCACGATCCATTTATGTGGGCTCCGGGGATAGCAGTGCCGGGGCCTGATGAAAATAAATTTGATAACTTCTTTATGTATGTGTTGGATGATTCGATTCCTGATGATATATTAACACCTGTTGAATTTTATGAGCCGAATTCCGATCCCAATGTATGGTTTGACTGGCGTCGCAGTTTGGCATTCAAGAAGCGTGTAAAGAAAAAAATTCTGGAGCCAAAGGATCTATTAGAAGCATTCCAATTTTTGCCGGCTTACATGATGCAGCCGCTTAACAAACTTATGGAAGAGATTGCTAAGATGTATGCGGGTGAAGTCATTATTGTTGGTATGCCCACAATCGATCCGTGGGATATAGTTTACATGATGGATCTAACTAATGATATGGTTGGTTTACTAGAAGTAGAAGGGGTTACTGAGCATTTTAGTGTTGAGACTGGTTATGTTACCGTCATACATCCATCACTTTATACTACTATTGATATGCTTGATAAGTATAGGGCGAGTGTATTGCATCGTGTGTTTCATACAGTTTATGCGTCGACATTAAAAGGTGCTATTTTAAAGGCGGTATTGACGGCTTTTGGATTAGCCATATTTGGACCATTCATAGGTGCGGCGGCCGCCTTCATAGGTATATCAGCTGGTTGGTTGCTGATACCATTAATCATATATAAAGTAACCACAGGTGTTTATAAGACTTTGAAGGAACATACAAGTCTGATGGTATTTAATGCAGCTAGGGTTATGTTAAGGAATGCTTTATCATTTATACCTGTATGGTATAAGGGATTCCCATATGTGGCAGGGATACAGGGTTACAGAAGAGATACCATAGAGGTTATGATGTTGGATAAGTATCGTAATAATCCTGTGATACGGACGTTCATTGGCATAGATCCGTATCGGCTGTGGTATAATCAGGGGAAAATAGATAATTGGTATATATTTGGGACATTCTTTAAGTCTTTAATTGGATTTTATCCATTCTGATGGTTGTCGATTATGTAAATAAGTTAGAGTTTTATGATGCTGATCGGATGCTCGGGCTCTTTAGGGTAAGGCAAGGGCTTTATGTTGGTTATGTGATCAATTTACGCCTTGGTCAAAAGTTTGATGATGCTGATTTATTTTTATGGTTTCATTCGGAGAATCCCAGTCCTTATGATGGTAATAAACCTGTTGATGAGACAGATCATTTAGATCCCCCTCATTACATAAGTTTACTTTTACCTGTTTTTACTCATGGTATAAAGGGGACGACTGTTTCACCATTAGAGGCATCGATTGTTAGTGCGCCTTCTGCATATGGTTCAAAGGATAGTGCATCAGTAACGGATGGTGAGGGCCACGGCTTATTCGTAAGTAATAATACAGTAACAATCAATGCAGAAGATGCTGGCATTACACTTGGGCGTGACGGTATTTATATAAAAGGTAGAGTATTGTTTGAGGAGCCATCCAATACTTATGGATGGTTCAGGAAAAACCCTATGGCAATAATACCTTCTACTGTTGTTACTCCGTTTCCTGATTTATCGATTGATGTTGAGATGTTAAGCAAGCTAATACCGGGCTTATAATGGTGGATTTGCACATAAATCATTTAGGATTGCTCGGTGATGATGTTTTTATCGATACTGATAAGAACGAGTATCTTGCTGATTTTATCGCATTTTTGTTGCGCACTACTCCCGGAAGTATTGATATTTATCCAGAGCTGGGTGTAGGTGTTTATGATATGATCGGTGAATTCTGGTCCAAGGAGAAGAAAAAGCACATTACATTGGCTATAAAAAGGAAGCTTAATGATCTGCCTCAGATAGGAAACAGAGTCGCTCGTATTACTGTGTCAAGGGTTGTGGAAAAGGGTGATACCTATTTATTCATTGGTATAACGCTTATTACTGGCGAACGATATTTTTACACATTAGTTATGAATGAACATGGATTAAGGTTATCGAAAGGGGGTAGGGATGAGGTGTATGATGAATATGTAGAAATGTTGGCAAAGGTAGAGTTTAAGGATGAAGATTTCAATAGCATTATGGAGCTATTATGATTACCAAAACGGCAATCAAAAATATATTAGCTGATGCTGGCTTTGACACAACAGATGGTTCACATCTGGATAGGCTGGTTGATGCTATGTATGATGTTACGCAGCAGCTGTTTTCTTCATGGGATATAAATCTTGATGCTTTTAATGTTGATGCTCTTTCTGGTGGTGATCTTGATCGAGTTGGTGATTTCTTTGGTATAACACGGTTACCTGCATTGAGAGCAAGTGATCCATTGGGTGTGATTTTAAAGGTAACCAATGAAACTGATGATCCTATTACATTGCCAACGGGGGTATTAGTTAGGTCAGCTGATTGTAATTATGTTTTAACAAATGAAGCCGCCATTACCATCGAACCACATGATTCAGTATTTGTTCCATTTGAGGCATTAATTGAGGGGACAGTAGGTAATGCTGCTGTTGGTGAGGTTAACAGCATTGATTATGTAGGTTTATCCGTAACTAATGTATTACCTATTTTGACTGGTCGTGATGAAGAACCTGATGATTCATACCGTTATCGTCTATCGTTAGTGCGTCATATGCGCATGGGTGTTACTGCTACGGCATTAGAGGCGCTTGCATATACATTTCCATATGTAGCTAATGCTAGTGTTGATACAGTAGGCGCGGGCTTAATAACCGTTTTTGTTGAACCAGTTATAGGTTATTATGACCCAGCATTGTCCTATTATGTTAAACTATATTTGCAGCGTTTTACGGCAGCTGGCGATTTATTAACGGTTCTTATGCCATCTGTAAAGGTTGTTGAATTAGATATAGCATACAAATCACGGACTGATTATACTGCAGAAATCTATAACATTGTTGTTGATTATTTATTGAATCAAACATGGTCATTTTCAATTACTGAGATAATAGAAAGAATTTATGATTCCGTCGGGCCTATTGATCTATATATAAGGTCTTGTTATGTTGGTGATTTGGATCTTAAGACAATGACTGTTTACAACAGGATACCTATTATTGATGAGTATTTACCTGAACGACGGGAGGAACCTGAGGTGCCTGTTTTCTCATCTGTGCGGTTTTATACCAATTCAGATTTTATTAAGATAACTAGATTATGAGAGCTGTAATTTCTAAGTATAGAGGTTTAGTATCTGATAGCGTAATGCGCAGAGCATTTCCGCCGTGGGTATATGTCGAACCTGGCGGGCCTCTCTACACGCTTATTGGTACACTATTATCCCTTGCTGAGTCATATGCAAGATATGCTCGCTATTTACGTCGTAATGATCCATTAAAATCATCATTGCAAGATTTAGTTAATTTGTATTATAAAGCAGTACCTGAAAAGCCTGAATTCTGTAATGTTCGTGTTGGTGACAATGTATTTAAGATAGCTGTTACGGATGACCACATAGAATTTCTGGGAGCTGATGTAGGATATATTGCACCTGTGGGTGTAATAAGGGTACCGGAAGGGGTACAAGATTTTATTATTTACAGAAAGGATATGGAGCTTTACCTTGATGTTGTGACATCAAGTGAGCATTATTCGACTAAGTATCCCTTTGAGGTATTTAAGAAAATGTCTCCGTTTATAGCGGGGACTGTGGTGAAGCGCGGGCTTATCATCACTCCTAAATACACAACCTATACCAAACTTGATACCTTTGAGGAATCAAAGTCCGATCCTTATTTTACTATCACAAAGAAGATTAAAGTTATTGACCCGTTTCATAAAAGAGATGGAATTTCATTATCATGGGTTCTTAATGATGGTGAGGTTATAGAGCATAATTTAGTTGACCCAGCAACATATGAAGCCGCGCCGCTTACTGTTTCTAACTTTATGTTTCCTTATACAGATGACATTACTCCTTACAAGTTCCGCATTGAATTTGATAATGGTATAGTCCAGTTGTATAATCCTGTTTCACCGTTTTATATAATTTATGAATATGGATCACCAACACCATATATATCGTTTAATCAGTCATATGATTACATCCAAGAGGAAATGGTAACAGATTATCCTGATGAGGTTATTTCTGATGGTACTACGGGGGATATGCATCTTGAGGGAAATCATATGGTTGTTGATGTTACATTGAATAATATGGTATCGAGTTGTGATCTCTTAGTAGCGCGGCTTATTTCCCATGCTTATCTGGGTGACCCCGATGGAATAGAACCAAATGAATCTGATGATGAAGGTCACTATTATAAATTTACTTTCAATCCAGAGCCTTCCGATCCTTATGAATATGGTAATGGGGAAAACGATAGAGGCCTATTATTTGAGGTTATTTTACAGCGTGCAGAAGCAAGAGTTGATCTGCATGATGCATCGATGACTGATGTAGTTACGTTTCCTGCTGGTACTGATTTAAAGGATTATTTTACGGTCTCACATGAAGGGTTAGCTATATCCATAAAGCCTAACGGGGCACTACTTGAGACAGCTGAGTATGGAACCAGCGACTTTAAGTTTGCATTTACATTTAAGTATGTATTAATATATACAGTAGAAGGTAGTGTGCCGACTGTGGGGCGCTTGCAGTACCTTGATGAGGTTATAAATTGGGAGGATCCTAATGCATGGGTGATTGGTCCTATGACAGCATATATTGATCATGTTCCTGAGGGTTATGGCGAGCGCTTCATTTTCACTGGTGGGTTAACGGACTATAAGGTTGTATTGCAAGCGGATGTGCATGAGTATGATCCATCGCATCCCGATATACCTGGACCTGTATTATATGCGAGTGGTACTGATATAACAGACCTTGTTGAACTGGAGGTATGCGAGGATTATATGCGGTTTGTGCCCAAGATAGAGTTATCATTTAATGGTTTTGAATTCCGAAACTTAAGTGCAACAGTACCACCTATAAGGGTGCAGGGTACATTGCGTATTGAAACTTTGAACTTTTATACACTTACACCAACTCCAGAGAACACAGTATACATGTCATTATCATTATATCCATTTGCAGACAGGACAAAGAATGCGATTTTAAGTAAATATAGTAGATTTACATCGAATGTAAAGATTACGAGTGTAAGGGTTTATAACTTTCTTGAATATATTGATAATGTTCTTATTGAGGACGATATTACAGTTCAGGCATTGGGGCCGGTGCGGGCTTATGTGTTAAAGGCATATCCGACGCGCCTGTTTTTATATTACATGGGGACCAATGATGTAGAATATAGAGATTTTGATAGTAGCATTCGTAGTATTACCCACTTTGATGGATATATTTTTATTGCACTTGATGATGGTATTTATGCATATGATTTATATGCTGCTGAGGTAACAAAACTGAGTGATGTTGTGGCTGATAGGATACGTATCGGTCCTGATAACAAGTTATATATTCTTAAGGGTTCAAGAATCACAGTATGTGAGTTAGTAAGAAATAGAGCTTTTTATAATGGTGCAGAGATAGTATCATTTTATTCTATTGTAGAATAATATGAGAAGTGCTGGTTATTTAAATATAGCGGCTTATTTTGATGCGGTACCAAATAGGGAGCTACAACAAGCAGAGATATCATACTTGTGGAGGCGTATTGGTGGTGCGCCTCTGACGCTTCATTATATGTCGCTGAATCGCATATTGATGGCGTTCTTGATGAAGGATTTTGATGTTATTAATTACCGTTTTCCATTTAGAGTTGATAGATTATCATTATTTGCTTATAGGAAAAGGGGTAAAGATTGGAAATATAAAGTATATGAGGATATTGAAGCCGCCGCCTCCCTTATAGATAAATATGAAGAGGGCGATGACTATCCATTCTTTCCCGTAAGGACCGAAAATTCATACATGATTGTACCTTATCCGGGGTATGAGATCCTTTATATTGGTGATAATGGTCAAGAACTTTTTGAAGCGCCAGCTCCATCGACAGATAGATTGGTTTATTCAGCATTGTATTGGGCCTTGTTATATGCTGATGATTATGGGTATTTACCTAAATCAATTGAGGAGCATATTATTAATTGTTTGTTAAAGAGACCAACGACGATGGCGGGCTTCGAACCTTATGCTTATGACGTGGCTGAATATGATGTTAATATGGGTTCCTATCCTCTTATGACTGGAGCCCGTGTTGCGTATCCTGATAAGGATTTTAATATTGATACATCTAAGCCGGCGCCCGGCTTATGCTTCGGTCTGGAGGTGGATGACATAGAGGTTGATGCTGAGGATTATCGTTTTGTTATGACTGACGGCGGCTTCATCATAGGCGGCCGCTTCCTACACACAGGATTATATGATGTTTATGTTTATGATATTTCTAAATATGAATGGGACGACGGAGAAGGTACATGGATACCAGTCGGGCCATATGAAGAGCCGATAGATCTGAAATTATCAGTCCCTCTTTCATTTCCTCACCTTATTTTTGCTTTTGAGAAACCATATATGTTTTCTCACCACTATGTTCGTATTGATCCGGCGCCCGGTGATAGCTTTGAAGTGCCATTTATGGATCCTCCGTTGCCTTATTCGTTGGAGGGGGCTTATACGCCTTATTCCGGATCATATCACGATGCCATGTACGGTAATCCAACCGTTTTAGATGAGCATCTTTTGAAGTGTGTCGATCCGGATCATCCTGAGCGTTACAGTTATTCGATCCTTGATGTAGATCTTATTAGGATTCATCATTGTGGATACAGGACATACATTTATATATTTATTCTGCGGCATGATGAGCTACAAAAGTTAAATAAAAGCGTTGATAGTGTTAAATATGATGTTTTGGATGGATTAACATTAGGGGTTGTTGGTATTGATGATGACTTTTCAGATACTACCATAGAGATTAAAGGTAATCCTGATCCGTTATATTTATCGTCTAGTTATGAGTGGTTGACATTAAAGGTAAAGAAGGATGGTGTGTTTTTAGATGCTGTTGTTGTTAAAGCATATGATGATTCAGATAGCCGTATTGTAATGCATCATGCCAATCTTGCTCCTGATTACGGTGCATCTGATGTCTATCCTATTATGACAACATGGTTTGGGTATGCTTTAGTAGGTGTTGAGGATAGTTCACGTATTGATCATTTTGTGGTTGAAAAGATTTAAATTTTATGTATAATAATATTGGAGGGTTAACATGGGTTTCTCAATAATACCATCGGATCATTATATAAAGCCCGGTCGGATAACAGCGGCAGATATTAACCGGGCGTTTGATGATATAAATAATAGGCTTGGTGGCTCAAATTATGTTTTGCCGCTCCTTGTTGCAGATACCAATATTATTTATCTTTCGCGTATTAGTGAATGGGGTCCTGATGATGTTGAGGTGCATGTAAGGGATGTCACACCTTATTCTGTTGATCCAGCAACAAGAACAGGTACACTTAAGATATTACCAAGCATCCCTACCGGTAGTTGTGTAAAGGATACCTCCACATGGGAGGTTACTATTGAAGGTACAACGATCGGATCCGGGACATTCGATGGAGCAACACATGAGTTTAGTGGTATAGCTTTATATGGTAAGACAATAACAGTACATTTTCATTTTGATTTTGATGATACAGTTGGATTTTTAGACGTAAGGGAGAAGGTTTTATTTAATTTCCAGCTTGCTGTAGAAGCGTTGACTGATGCTACTGATAAGCCTTGGAGTTATTATACAATTGTTGGACGTGCCGAACCGCTGCCTTCATTTGCGTCTTCATATCCCCATGTGCTTGTCAGATTTGATTCGAGGGTTGTTGAGACAGATGCTACAGGAACGGCTATGGTTACCGGTACTGTATATTTTTCATGGGGTAGTGATACGACAGGTACACATTGGGAAATTTATAAGGTTATTGATGGCGCAGAGACACTAATATCATCGGGAACTGATGCCATATCAGAAAAAGATTTTAGTTTTAATGTTACTCTTACGGATGAGCGGGAGAAGGAGGTTATTTTAAAGGTTATTCTTGGTAATAGTACATTCCCTAATGTGACCTTTACTGATAAGTGTTGGGTGATAACTGATGTATCTGATGCCTTACCTTTAATTGAACAGATACCTTCATGTGTTGTTATGCCTCCATTGTGGGAATCATTCTATACTGTCGGTTCAAATACTTATGTCTATACATTCTATCTAACTACATCAGCTACCCATTGGGTTGGTATCGATGATGATAAGCGCGCGCTTAAATTAAATATAGAAAACGACGATTACGAAATCAAGAAGACTGATGGTACATGGGCAACAATTGCTGATGCCGTTGAGAAGGTAATAGCTATTGCACATACGCGTAATACAAGTGGTGGCGAGAGTGTTTATGTATATGATCCTTATACATTAGATAGCTATATTTATGCGGGTGATGGTACCATACCTTCTGGGGAAACTCTACTATATGTTGATTTCCTTGTAATGTTATCGAAGCAATATGATTACAGTTATATCAAATCACCCGGTGGTACTTATACTTATAACGATAGCCCTATAGAATTTTTATATACAATCGCTGAGCATGATACCAGCTTCATGGTTATTGGTAGTAGATCGCATACAACACATGTTCATTATTATCCCATTTTATCATCTTGTATTGCATTTTTCGATCCTACTAATGTGAGTATGGAAAGTGGTAGTGCCGCCAGTACCCTTAGGGCTATTATTCTAAATGCTCCACTACAAGAAGCTGATCTTGTGCGATATGGGTTTATTAGTGGATCTGCATCACCAACATCGAAAATTGAGTATCAATATGTTATATCATGTTTGGAGGCTCCTGCAGGGGTTACTGTTGAAATATATGATGATAGTGATGATAATTGGCACCCTATTACATCAAGTAGTTATACTATTAGTATAGGCGAACTTGATGCCGTGCCGGCTTATTATAGTTTTCCTGTACGAGTTATTGGTAGTGCTACGGCTAATATTCTGTTCAATGTTGAATTAGTTGCAAAGTATCATGATGCATCAGGTACCGAATCGACTGTGCTAATAGAGCGCAGGCATATTGCATTGGCTACATTTTTGTCTGGAGGCGCGGCGGCTTATGCAACCTCCCTTTCGTTACCCCGTACCAATTTTATGGTCTATGTTGGTGGGTATGGTATGGGCATACCAACAATTTCGAAACCAGATATTAGTGATGTCTATTTAGATAGTAGTACTCATTTATATTATCTTGGGTTAATTGCGCGGGAACCATTGAAGATCATTTATGGAGATACCACAGGAGATATTGTAGGAGGCGAATCGAGGCTTGGTGGCGTAACACTGGAGGACATGTCGGCATCTATGCTTGGGTATCGTCTTGATACAGATATCCTGTTACCAGCAGGGGTATTAAAGAGTGAGATCTATGTTGCTTATGACCCATCATCAAAGCATATAATAATAAGTAGTGAGTTTACAGGTGGTTGCATTCCAATAGGTGTACTAATAATCGAGCGTTATGCTGAAAATCTGTATCCATCATTGAAATTCATTCCCTATGTACATACATATGTATATGAGGCAACACGTGGTTTAGAGGTCGGCCGCTTCGGTTTAGTAGATAAGGTTGGAGTAGATAGTCCTGTTATTGTTGCGACGACGCATTTTGAGAATGCTGATGATTTGACAAACTTGCTTGCGCTTATGAATACTGGTGACAGTTGTTTGCTTATTGGTGAGAATTATGCGAGTAGCGATTCCTTAAGATTCCCTTATGTAATGGGTGTAAGGAAACTTGCTGAAGATAAGGTGAAGCTTACGATGCTTACTGATGTGGGTATGGCAACTGTTTTAATGGAGAGTGCAAGCAGATATGTCTATCCAGTTCTTGATGTCTTTAGAATTTATTATGTAGATGCTAGCGGTAATTTTAGTGCCACGCCGCCACCTCCGACAGCGGTCTATCATGCTGTAGGCCCTCCAGGGAGTATAATTAGTACCAGTGTGCTGGGAGATGATGCAAAGATTTTTGAGAATATTGGCAATCAACTTATTATTCTAGTAGAGCCATACATTTATGTTGATAAAACATTACTTCCTGATCCCAGTGTTAATATAGTAGGCATGCAAGTTGTTGGTGGTGGTCAATATATGGGAGGATTCTTAATGCTTTCCCATTATATATTATTGACGGATGATCATGGGAGTGGTTATTTCCTGTCAGTACCAGCGAGGATAATAGTATTTGGCTCTATGTATCATGCCCTTGGTGGTTGGGGTGCACCGAGTACACCTGGTAGTCCATTTACACCGACAGCACATGATTAATGTATAAGTATGTTGACATAGAGGAAGCCGGCAGCAATGTTATCCCTTTGTTTACGATGCATGGGCATACTATGCCGTGGGTTGTGCATAATGTATTTGCTAGTGAAGAGGGCTATGCTGCAACGGGTTATTACCTCCATCCATTTGATGTCAGTGGTATTAAATATTACTTTTATCATGAGCTTCCATCGGTGCCATCTACATTGAATGTTTATAGAATTGATGGGGTGCCATTGATTGAACATGTTGATTATGATTTAGTTGGTAATAGAGTTTATCTTGATTGGTATTGGAGGTATGAGTCTATTATTATTGAAGCCGATGGTGTGAAGTTAGCTGCTGATTGGATACCATATGAATTGTCAACAGATCCGGTGGCTGATGCTAAGCGACATCATTTTCTTGTTCCTGTTGGAGATATAATCGAATTTGACGGTTCGGAAGCGGGGCTTCACTATTATTATCCGCGTCTTATCCCTAGGAAGGTTTCGATGCCGCCTGTTTATTATGACAGGTTTGATTTAGTCTGGACGCCGCCTTCTGATACCACATTATATGTTAAAGCGAAGCGGAAGAGATTTATAATTTATCAAACGGTGCCATATGTGACGCTAGATTTGGCACACTATTATACATGGGATGGTTCTACATATGTTGAGCATGATGTTAGTGATGTATTATATTTTAGGAACACTGGAGAGATAAAGTTTGATGATTATGTGCCATATGATGAAATAAGTTTCAAGGTTGTATCTATCGACGGGATTGTTATGAATTTAAATATAAATCCTTCAAATCTTGAGTTATTGTCGAGAACTGAGTACATGCCGTCATTTTTAGTTGGTTATGCCATTACATCTGATGAGTTTATTGTATCAGTTAGAGGATTTGACCACCACATTCATTACTATGATTTTGGAGATATTAGGTCTGAGTTACATGGTATTACTGATGTTTTTTGGTTGTGTGAATATAGATTATTAGATCCTTTGAAACGGTTGATGATGGTAAAGCATGATGTCCATCGAAGGAGAGGAGGGTATGTATAGTATTGGCGAGACAGCCATTATACCGGTTTTATTTTTTGATGAATCGTATAGTTTGATGGATCCTGTTGAATTGGAAGGAGAGTGTGTTACTCTTACGATGTATCGTCTTGATGCAGCGCCGTCCGTAGCAAAGTTTATTGATGACTTTAGATGGATACACACAGGAGCTGCGGGCTTATATGATCTGGAGGTCATTGTTGAAGAAAATATACTAAGTGGTGGAGATTATTATATTGGGGCAACGAGATATGATGTGGGTATTTATGCATTGAAGGTTAAGCCGCGGCTTCCTGGCACTTATTATATTGTTGTAGAGGCTCATGCATCTGGTCTTGCTAGCGAATGTGTTTTACAAACCTTTACTGTAAGATTCATAGAGAAGAGAGATCCATCATTATTATTAATGGAATGAGTGAGTTATCAACAGCGCGCGGGCTTCACCGTATAGTAATATCATTACCTGATGATACATATACGGCAACTATAAAGCGATTTAAGGATTCGTTATTGTATGAGGAGTCAGTTAATCTCGAGAAGCTTGATACAGAAAAATATCTTCTGGAATTCGTTGATAAATCGAGTGATGACGGCTTGATATTTATCCAAGTTGTTAATTCTGTTGGTGATGTAGTGGCTTTTGAGGCTATTGGGGTGAGTGAGGTAAAAACGGATGTGTTGTGGTTAGTTGGTTATGCAGATACCTATGGTGTGCGTTATCCATTGGCAAAGGATGCATTTGTTATATTAAATCATAGTGATTTACATTATCTGATAAGGAAGAAATTAAAAGGTAACAGGTTTGGGAGGTCATAATGAATGTTGCGGTTGATAGATTCGTTGTCTTGCCTATAACATTTAGAACTAGTGGTGGGTATGCTACATTAGATCCATCTACGAATATAGATGTGGACATCACATATCTTCCGAATTTCGATAGTGATGATGGATCGACGGCAGTCAGTACATATAATATTTTTAACCCCCTAAGTGACCCGAATGTTTGCATTCTATCCTTCCTGTCATCGAAGAGGGGCATCTATATGGTAAAGGTAACATATACAGGGACTGAAGTATTATCAGAACCACCAACTAAGTATTTTGTTGTAACATGTGGTAATGATTATGATCCACCGCTAAAGCATACATATGTATATAATCCTCTAACTGGTAACGTATCTGAGGTTCATACAGATTATTATAAAGATAGTGAGAGTACCGAAACCATCTTCAGGAAGAAGATTGTTGGTTTCGTCTATGAAGAGGATGGTGGTGAAGCACGGCTTAATGAGGTGACGGATAAGAACGAATGATACGTAAGGAAAGAGAGACATATGCTGGGGCTGTCTATGTAACTGGTATACCGATGCCTCTGACACCGAGGGCATTTGATGGATTATACATTGGGGGGCTTCTTTTGCCTTACTATGTCCCTAATGAGTTCTATGATCGGTTGCAAACAGATGCTGTTAACTTTATAAATTCTGTTTTTGACTTCTGGAGGCCGGCGGGCTTATGTCGCTACATCTATTTGAAAGATTAGGTCTAGGAACAACAGATATAGATCGGACGATCGATATCCTATTAGAGTTGCGCGATGCGCTTCAGCAGCTATCTAGGTGCGAGAAGCGCAAGCTATTAGAATCATATACTGATTTTGGTGGTTATCCATCTGATTTCAAGGAGCTTGTTGCCTTATTAACAAAGATCGAGGCATATGTTGAACTGATTGAACAGCGTTATCCTGTATTTAAGCAGTTCATCGATGATGTTCTTCGGTCACTTTATGATGTAAGACATCTTACATCTAGTGCTGTTTTTTCCTATATGGATGGTATTAATATCGATTATTACCCAGCGCCTCATCTGTCATCTGTAACCGAAGAGGTTGATGTTAATGATATAGATGTTAGCGTTGTACCTTATACAGAGGATATTGAAATTGGTGAACATTTTATTGCATGTAGTCTTGAGCGTCAGGATAACATACAGAAGATTATATTATCTTTTAAATCTCCTATAAAGGCAACGCGGATATGGATGCCGATTTTTGGTGCTAAGGTTAAGAGGTTACTTATTAATACAGTAAGCGCGGGCTTCGATTACTGGTATGGATACATTGTACCTATACATAGGGTTATTAATGCTGATGATAAGGTAACTATTGTTGTGGAAATGATGATGAAGCCGCGCTTCGAGGCTGTTAAGAAGCCGGCTGATGTGTGGAAATTATATAAAAAGCCTACTTGGATTGGAGATGCGGTTATTTTGAAGCCGCGCTTGGTATTAGATATATCATCAGGCGCGGGGCTTCTTGAAACAACAACACTACCCATGGTATTTGGCGATAATGGTAGTGTTGTGCCGTTTGTTAAGGTAAATGGAATTTATTTCCCTGCGATTGGTCGTGAATATAATGGGTTACCATTTCCATTTCACTATGATGGGCGATATTATTATTTCCCTATTTATACATCTGGTGATTTCACATCTAGTACGCCTCTTATGGGATATCGTACTGAATACAGGTTATTTAAATCATCATCGCTTCCAGAATTATCATATGAGGTCGATTTTTCAGGATTTACACACTGGGTTTTTTGGAACCCTTGGAAAAATAAAATTGAGGCATATCCTTCGGAGGGATTGTTTGCTATACCTCATCTTGAGAGTGAGTTGATTATGATGCCGCCTCCTCCGACAGAATTGCCAGAGGAGCATGAGTAGAGGCTAAAATGGCAATAGATATTGAATATAGAACATATGAGCCATATGAGATACCGCGTGAAGTCAGTCCTATATGGGTTGCGCCCCATATTGGCGACTTCGATGCTTATAGTATTTATAACTATTATTTATCCTATATTGTTGAGAAGGTTTTGAGGTTACCATATGTTGATATTAAGGATGAGGTAGTACAACAGGGGCCGGGCTTATTCATCCCCGGTAAATATATCTTCCGTATCAAGCGTTTTGTTGCTGATGATGCAGTACCGGTTTATAGATTAAGAAAGGGCATTATTTATGTTTATGAGGAGATTAATAATATTCAAGTTTTAGAGGCTATTGTTTTGGATGAGGTTAAGTATGCGGCGGGCTTAATCAATGATGGAACATTTGGACCTTATATAAAATGAAGGTTTACAGAAAAATAGATGCGTTTCCCATAGGTGATGTCCTAACAGAGCTTTCTTCGATGATGTACGATGTAGACCAGACTGTTGGCCGTTTATCTCATGTTGTAGACCGCATTGATGGTATTTCTGATTTATTTGATGAATATATAAAATTATTGCAGACAGTAGCAATTTATACAGAGGATCTTATAGGATTTGGGACATTTGAGAATATTCCCTTGGATGCTGTTGAAACGAATGGTACTGTGATAAATGGCAAACTCTATCCCTATGTTCCTATTGACAGTAAATGGATTGTTAAGACGACTGTTGAAGGTCATTTATATATGGATGGTAGTGAAGTACCAATACCAAGTGAGTGTGTTGCTGAAGGGCACATAGTATTTTATGAAGGTGGTACTACAGAAGTACTAAATCCGACAAATGTTGGGATGCTGTTTGATCGTGATATAAGCAAAGCATATCATTTGGAGGTTGCTGTTCCGGTAAATTATGAAGGAAGGATGGCACGTATTGCTGATGCATTATTTAAGATTAATCTGCAGCCAAGGGATGGCATGGTTTTTGTTGGTGAGCTGAGAATCTATGTTAAAAGTGGTAAGATCAAAGATATTTTAGTTAATGGAGTATCAAGAATAGTTGATTTAAAGTTTAAGGAACCATATATGGTATTAGAGGTTTTTGATGAGGTGGGAGACATATGGGTGCACCTAGTTACATAAGACGCATGCTGGCGCCGGCTCCGTATGCTCCTGTTCCATTAGTTAAGCTTGATAGATCTATACAGGATAAGTTATGGAGTAATTTTTTTAATGATTATATAACAAAGGGGCATGATGATTGGCGTTTAGCATTTTGCATATGTGAGGTAGTAGAAGGGCGGATTTATGGATTCCAATATTATGATTTTGGTGATGAAGGAGATTGGTGGGGGCCTCATAAAATATTGCAGGATTATAGCGATGATATCTATGCAAGCATATGGAAATATCTTGAAAAAAGCATTAGATTAGTGTATGTCTTGTTTGATCTAATACCTCATAACGATGCTCGGTATGTTGGCAATTTTCAAGGCTCGGGAAGATTGGGTGGTATTCCAAGATTTTTTTATCTAGATGAAGATTCAACTTTTTTCCCATCTTCATTTAAGTTATTTTCTCCTACTAGATTTGCCGTAAGAGGTGGACGGTTTGGTTATGAGTCTCTATCGGATCCTTATTGGGTGTACTCTACTGATACATTGTATGTGCATGGGGATGTCGTCTATAATCTCGATATACCTATTGGTAGTACACTGCAATATTTCTTACCATTTGTGCCATTATTGGGGAAAATTACAGGGGGAAAGTTGTGTGATGTTGATAACCAGAAGCTAATATGTCTTGATGACCAAAGGGGCGGGTTAAATCGTGGTGTTGGATGTATAAGGTCCGGTGTTGAGGACATAAGTGATAAAAGGGAGCCACTGAAGTTGTATGCATTCGATCTTATGAATGATATATCATGGGAGGATTTGTTATTTGAGGGAGGTTTGCCTTGTGTGGTACCAAGTAAGGTAAGAGTTGAATTTGTAAATGAGCCCCGGCCTATCAGTTGGGGTGAATTAGAGGGTACCACATGGTGGTATACGACAGCTCATCATATTCCTTATGCTGATGCTAAAAGCATTTGGATGTTATTATATAATATAGCTGGCAAGCATATTTATTGGAATATTGTATCATCATTTCCATATTATCATGTTGAGACAGTAGAGTCGATAGAAACACATGAGGTTCTCACTACAGATGAAGAGATCCAACCTATATGGGTAGATTCTAAAGTACTCGAGTATGATTTTTCCAGTCTTTTTAATTATACGGGAATCTATAAAGTTAGTGGTACATTTATGCTTAAAAATACGGGGCCTATAAATGTTGTGGGTTGGTCATGCCCATTTACAATTGGGGTTCTTCATATAGGTGATGTTGATATTAGTATCAGTAAAAAAACGTATGTTAATACAGGCACCACAATTGTTACATATACTATTGACCGTGGATTCATTGATTTAGATAACTTGAAGTATGAAATAATATGGTTGGATGGTGGAGTTGAAAAGAACTTTGAATTGAGATACCCTGTGGGGCAACTTTCTGCATCGAGGACATCAACAGATTTTAAACTATGCATTTATTACAATGATGAATTGGTTAAAACGATTGATATAACAGATATTAATGAGGTAACAATCGGTGATGTACCCCTGCCAATTGCCTATTACATATCCAGTGAAAATCGAGTGCATGTTGAATGGGATAATGAGACATATGAATGTTATGAAAGACTCGTTAATATAACGGGTACTACATCATGGGTTGCCTTATCATCATCTCCTTATGATTGGTATCCTGCCGTTGGTGTTAACCTTGCTGCTATTTATAAACTTAAGCATAGGACACTGGGGATAGAGGGACCGAGTATTACAGTAGAAATTAATAATGAGTTAGTGCGTACTGAGATTGTTAATGTCAATCGCGAATACATAGAAGTTGGCGAGGTTGAGATTGACGCTTATGCGCGCAGGCCTCAGCTTTATTTTGTCTATGATACAGTTATCCCCAATGGGGCGGCGGGCTTCAACTTCTTAGTATATGGTGACTTTGACGAAACTAATTTATCTTACAGTTTTGATGGGGTACACTTCCAGCCATTTACCATGGGTGATATTATCTATTTCCCTGAGGTACCCAATTTAGATCATCTATGGGTACGGTTTGAATCAAGTAATGTTAGATACGTGCAAAGTGCATATATTAAGTTTATCTTTTAAGGGATAGAGATATGACGGAAGATAGGTTACTACAACTAATACATAATGGGGAGTTTGATGATTATATTGAAACGCTGGATCTCAGAATCAAGAAGTTGCGCAATATAGCTGATGATTATGCAAGATTAATGGATGCGATAGAAACAAGTTTTATGTATGACTTAGATATTATCCAAAAGTGGAGCATACATGTCCTACGTGACTATCTGAGGAAGAGATTTGATGTTGTATGGGAGTGGAAGATCTCTGATTGGGATTTGGCTAATATAAAGGCGCAGTTAGCTCACAGTATTGTTGTTGATGGTGTGATGGTTAAGGATCTTTATATTTTAAATGGCAGAAGGGTTACATTTGAAGGTACATATCATAATTTAACGGATGTTAATGAAGATACATATTTTCGTATTCACGGTTACCGTCAGGCAGCTGTAGCTTTTCAGATACAAATTAGTAAAGGGGTAAAATATTTAGCAATAAACATGTTCCCCCGTTGGCATCAGTATGTATATTTAATGTCGACTGATGGACGAAGGTTATCTAATACAGTTCTCAATGCCGGAATTGTTCTTATACCAGTAAAGGAGCCCGGCGATTATTTCCTTGTTGTTGGTGAGTTATTTGATAGAGAAAGCATCATAATGATATCAGATATTATTGCATTAGGGGAATATCAGGATGTACCAGAGGTTACGTTATCATGGAAGCCGGCGGGCTTCTACAATTACTTCTTTGTTTATCCATTACTTGCCGGAAAAACGGCTTTGAAGGTAACCGATGGTACTAATAGTGTGGATATTTCATATGGTATTAACTTTATACAAAAGTGGATGGTTGAGGAGTCTGAAGCCCGCGCTTCGACCAGCATTGATTACTTAGGGACCCATTATAATAAGGCTTATTTAGTGGATTCAATATCACCTATTGTTGCCAAGAAGACGGAGGGGGAGCGGCTTATTTATTATTTCCCCAAGTTAACTACTGTTAAAGGAAGCGGGCGGCTTCTACAGCTCGACAGAACATGGAGGTTCACGCGTCCTATTGACATTGATGGTGAAAAATCATTGATCGGAGTTTTCAAATCCGATGGTAGTGATTTTGAGATTGATGGTATTTATCTGGCATTCAGCAAGCCTTTATACTTTATTGATAAGGACTATTTTTATGTAAAGGATAGCAGAGGACATATATATCTTGTATTTAGGCGTAATCCAAGCGAACTAGAAGCTGGTGATGCGATATACTGGTATAATCTAAAGGATATGAGCATTAAAGTTAAAGCAACACATGGTGGTGTGTTGTTCATGGGTTCGGATAACACATTGTTACCATTGGCACCTAAGCGTCCAATCAATTTTGAGTTAGGTGGTTATGGTGAAGGTCCATTATCAGCTCCTGGTGGAACTCCTATGGAGGAAGAAGAGGAAATATCATGAAGATTGATGCACAATATTTTGAAAATTATTTCAAGCAATATGCTGCACTTGCGCATGATATCTCCAATCTTGTTGCTTATTACCAAAATATAACAAACATATATGATGCATTTGGAAGTGCTTTATCTGTGTTCTTCCCTGTTGAAAAGGATGAGTATTTTGTAGCTAACAAAACATTAAGGACCGTTGGATCAATTTTATCTCTCACACACCATGTGGAAACCGAGCTATCTTTTATCCGCCTAAGTACCAGTACTAACTTGAGAGTCATTCCAGCAGTTGAAAGAACTATTGGTATTAGTAGTGTCAGAGAAGCACATGGTGTTACAACATCTATAACATATGGCGCAATGAGCCGTGAGCCATTATCGCTGATAAACAGAATCTTTGTAGACGAATCACTTTATTGTGAATTATTGTCACCATATACGGACCAATGGATTCTTGATGTAGGGTTTACACTTATGGAGACGACTCATTGGAATACACTAAAAGTTTTGCAGGTCCCACCGATTGTTGTTAATATAGACAGCATTGAAGTTGGTGGTATTAGTTATGAGCCTTATAATAAGCAGTATCCGCATCTATTCCAGCTTCCTGATACAGCAATTAATGCATTTAAAATTATAGGTTCATCTGCTGAAGTGACTGCGGGCGGGGCTTCAGCTTCAATCATCGGATTCACACATATAGGGGTTTATTATAGGCGTTATCATACATATGGTGTATTTAATGCTTATTTCCATAATGATACAGATAGAGAGGTATCTGTAAGTCCTGTGTATTATATACCACCTCAGCTGTATGAGGATTATGATACTGATAGTGATATTATCATTGTAAAGTTATATAAAACAAGTACCTCACCATCGGGATTTGAACTGATTTGGACATCTCTATCACCGACATCGATTATCCTTGATGCTGATAGTGATATATATGTTGAGGTTGAGTTAAGAGGGAATGAAAAATATACGCCTTTATTTTATGGCATCAAACTTATAGAGGTCTAACATGACGGATAGTGATTTCACAGCTTTGCAGCAGCGTGTTGCTCAATTGGAAGAAACCGTTTTGGAGTGCATAACAATCGTGCGTTCATTGAGTGGAGTAATAGAATTATTACAGCAACGTATTGCTGATTTGGAAGATAAATCATCATTACTAGAGAAGGAGGGGGTTTTACTGAGTAATGATGATTATCAGCGTTATAAGGATATGTGGAATCGTTTGCTTATATTAGAGCAAAAGTATCGTGAATACTTAGCAAAATTACTGCGCAGTTTGAGAGAAAAGCATGTGGATCCTCTCGAATAGTTATATTGAGAGTGATAAGGCAACTGTTTTCTATGCGGCTTCGGATGATGAGTTACCAGCAATTTTATTCAAGGTTAATGATCATTATGAATGTGTGTATGTGCATGGGAGAGGCCGGCCGGCTTCACTAACATCTGGTTATGTAAGACTCCCCCATGCTAGTACTCGTTATTATCACATAAGAGCGAAATCTATTGACAGAAATATTTACGAAGTTGTCCTACCACGTCCACGGACCGGGGTTGTTGCATTATATGATTTGCAATCAGATACATTTGTGCATGAGCTGCATTTATCAGAGCCAACAACTGATTTTGAGCATATTGTTGTTGATATTGTTGATAATATATTACGCATCCACATTCCCGATAAGGTATATGGTGATTGTTATGTTACATATCATAGCACATCTACACCACCCTCGAAGCCTACTATTGTAACATCGTTTCCTATTGTGAAAAGTGGGACTTACAATGTTGAGATAACGGAGCCGGGCCTCTACAACATTTATGTTAGGGATAAATCAGGCAATCTGTTAGGGCCTCATGCTGCTTATTATGATCCAACATTTGATAAAAAGATTGTTCTATCATCCTTAAGGCAGGTAAGTGGGGTTGTTGTGGGCACTGTTAAAAGCAATTATTATCCTGTCGTTGTTTTTAGGTGGATGGGTGAATTAGATCGGTATGTATATTTAACGACATTATTCGAGGGGCAGGATTATTTTGTAGATGAGGATCCATTCTTTGGGCAGAACATTTATGCATGTGGTTACACGAAGGAGGGTGAGGCATTTCTTGTATCTTCAGCTAGTTTGGTATTTTATCCTTGTGAGTATCTTACTGCTCCATTTCTATCCGTTGCTAGATTAAGTGAGGAGGATTTATACATGGAAGTAACAAGGATTATTGAGCATGTTATTGTCAGAGATGGGCTACGCACGGCACGCGTTACTGTTTATCCCAATCCCGATGCAAGTGGTTCGTACACAGTTCTTGATGATAGTACTGATTATCCACTCTCTCACTATGGTGATGTATTAGTCGACAGGAAATATGTTTTTGTTATTAATAGATCTGGCACATCTATTTATGTCGCCCCCAATACAGTATCAGGAGACGATATCATTTCAACAGGCATAGAGATTCCTAATAATACTTATAAGATATTGGAGATAGAGACACTTCCGATGCTTTTCAGACTTTCTAGTAGCCCATCGGCAGGTGGTAAGGTAATTATATGGGAGGTTGGCTAATGATTGGATTTGCGCGGGTTAATGAGTTTTTTGATGTTACAGAAAAGAATGGTATAGCTAATAAACTATCCGATGCAGTAATAAGGCAAATAGCGATGGAGAAGCCGGCTTCATATAGATTAGATGGGCATGAGCTTAAGGTTGAATATATCGTTGATGATGGCTACGGATTACTTATCCTATTCCGTCCCAATATGCAACAGTTAGTGTATATTAGAGATGGGAGATAAGGATAACATCAGGTTATTATTAGAGGAGATGTTAAGTCGTCTTGGTGATAAGCATATTAGTAATGGTGATGCTGAGATTATAGCTAGGGCTATTACGTCCCGTCTGAAACCGTTTTTTGATAATGTAATACTACGCACAGTACAGAAGGTATCAGGCAGTGGCGATGTTTCCAAAGAGATCCAGGAATTACATGATTTGATCAATGACAAGTTTGCCGAGTTACAGGTTGAGGTTGTGAAGAAGAAGGATACGATTTATTTATTAGCTAATTTAATTGCGCTTCTTGCCAATGTTATCTTGTTGGTTTTTAATTTGATGCCGAAGTAAAGGAGCCCTCTATGAGGGTATAAAAATGCGATGCTTTTATTATGGACAAATATCCCGGAAGCACGGGGATATATTGTTTATAAAGCCCCGCACTTTGTCTATCCGACAGGAAAGTTGTCAGAACCAAAGTGTGTCTGTAAAGGGGATAGTGATACATCGGACCCGGGCTTCAGCGTACCCTCCTATGTTGACGATGGATTAAAGGGGTTTTTAAGCCCGCCAGAAGGTTATAATTTTTATGCCTATACCGAAAGCAATCATTTGGAGGTTGATACAGGTGTTTATGTAGTTGTTGCGATTAATGGTATTTGTGCATCAAGTTATTCAAATCCTGTTAGCATTGTTTCTGAGTTGGAGGAAAAAACCATATCAGTAGCTATAAGGGAGGTGCCTGTTGATGATACTGTTGTAGCCAAGCGTTTCTGTCGGTGGGGTGTATTTTTAACAAAAGTGCATTGGAATTTTAATATTGATAGCATTATAAGTACTGACTATAATGTTGACATTGAATTCAGCACTCTAACCAGCGGTTCCTTTGTACTTACTGGTGTACCTCCTACTGGTAGTGAGGATGTATCAGGTAGGTCATTTTATAAGTATGCTTTCGAGCCATTGGTCATAAAGGTCAGTACTGATGGCTGTTCTATCAGTCAAGTAAATATTGCTATTGATGTTGTTTTGATTGAATACCCGCTAGATGTTATAAGGGCTGCCTTGGAGAAAACAACGGTTATAGATCGTTTTGATAAACCTGAGCCATCCTTAGATTATGTCACAACGGGTTATCTTAGGAAGCCGTTGATATTAGATTGGATTTATGTCGACACATCTGGTTCTTTAGATGCATATTTATTATTGCATAAGCGCGGGCTTTATCATCATTATGATTTGTCATTGGATAATAAGTTTAAGCCGCCGCTTGTTTTAAGTGATATGGATGATCTAGCACTATATACTAAAGGTGACACAGGTTCTGTAGTTATGGTAAGTGAAGGCCCGCTTCAGGTAAAGCAAGATAAATTACCTGACATGAAGGATGTTTATTTTGAGGGCGGCTTCCTCTTAGGGCATGATAGAGAGATAAGGCGTATATATCTGTTCAAGGGGGCAATCAAACATATTGATGTCCAATTTTACAAGCAGCATGATGATGCCGAACTGACGGTTTATACACCACAGGCGGGGCTTCAAACATTTTTCATCCCTAAGGATATTTTATCTGCACAGTTCGTTACTGACATTCCATTTGATGCTGGTTCATATATAGTAATAAGTTCAACAGAAGAGCATCCTATTACTGTGGATTGTGATGTGCGCATTGAGATATGGAGAGAGTATCCACCTTGCATATGTGAAGTTGCTGTTGAGGAAGAGGAAGAGGAGGGCGCGCGGCCTCTAATTTACGACGGCACCTATTTTGAAGGCGGGGCTAATGGCTGGCGCTACAAGACATATCCTTTCCAAGCACATCTATCCAAAGTAATGTTCCTTGGACACGATTTATTTGATGTACCCGTGCGATACAACTTCTATGTTAATGGGGACCTAGTAAAGACGTATGATCTTAATTTCTCAACTAGCCGGCTTCTACAATTTGATTTAGATATAACAGTCCCGTCTAATGGTGTCCTTGTTATTGAGCAGATTATTATGGATCGTACAATGTATGAGGTTACAAGGGATGTTGATGTCATATGGTCGCTTACCTTCGAGGGTGAAGGAGCATATGTAGCAACATACACGGCGGCTGATTCTGTACTCCTGAATTCACCATCATCTAATAGTACAACAGAATTCCAGCTTATTGATGCTATTACATTTCCACATGCTGTTCATTTGACGGGCATGAGTGCTTCGGCGGCTTCTGGTAGCGATAATGCTATATACAAGGTTGAAATACCGGATTTAGATGTTAGCTATGAATTTACAAGTACATATCTATGTGATCCTGTTGTAGAGGTGCCGCCTTACACTGCTATAAGGGCTTATTATAAGGTCAATGATCCTGAAGGGGATGAGGTTGCATACCCACAAGTCCTTTTGCATATAGGCTTTTTGGCTGAACGTGAGGAGTTTGTTGATCTTGATAATGTGGGTATATTTTGGTTGAGGGAGCATAGCGGGAGTCTGTATGACACTATTACTCATCAGCTTGCTCTGCCAAGTGGTACCTATAGGTGCATCTTCTTGCAGGCATCTGTTTACCAAACGCCGTTGGATGAAGCAGATATTATTATTGATATAGGAGGAAGCGGAGATACTCTTAATGTGAAGCCGGGGCTTCATAACATTTACAAAACAACGGATTTCACCTTTGGTAATATGGATACAGTTACAGTAAGTTCAAGTGACCCGCGGCTTATGCACGGTATTGTTATCATGGCTATCTATCAGAAGGTTGAGACATGAAAAAGATAATTTTTATAATATTGATTATGGTGGTGGCTTCCATATCACAGATTATCAGCGTTGGTGAGGATAGAGCGATTATCAACTTTGGTTCTTATGAAGGCGCAAAACTGTTGATCTATGATGATGTCCATGAGCTGTACTGGTATGACGGTTCTTGGAGCAATGATCCTAATGAGCTGGAGGGTTATACATCAATACAGTACCCTATGGAAATAACAGGGTTGGTACCGGGCAGAAAATATTGTTTAAAGGTAGTTGGATTATCAGGTACTGCTTATAATGCACTTTCATCCACCTATTGTTTCAACACACTTGTTAAACCTATCAAAAGGTTTACAAGTTGGGATAGCATTTATGTGGATGTAGGTGTTTTCGATACCATAAAAGGGAATTTTATGATGTTTTTCCCTTATAATATGGAGCCACCTCATATAAGCGGGCTTCTCTATTTAAAGAGATCTGGTGATGTTGATACGCTTATGTATTGGAATGGGGTTCGTTGGGTTAAACTTGTGGAAGTAGGAAGTGCGGGGCTTCACACATTATATGATGGTTCTGGCATCCGTGGTGGTGCTTATAATGGTACATCTGATGTGACATGGTATATTGAACCGAGTGCAACTATTGATACTCTTGGTGATAGTATTTTTGTTAAGGATAATTCCATAGATAGTATAAAAATAAAAGATAAGTCAATTGCGACATCTGATATTGCACCGACGGGTGAAAATGGGCAGGTATTAATGATTGAAGATGGTAATGTTACATGGAGCAATGCTTCTGGTACAGCTCCAAGTGACCATAGCTTTGATGTGCTTATAACTAATGAATCATTAGAGAAAGAGTGGAGAACACAGCCGGGCTTAAAGAGAGCAATGACAACAAATTTTGTTATATATAGATATTAATAGGAGGTAATAATGAAAATATTAAAAATAGTAGGAGCTATCTTACTGTTGTCATCGGTGGTGTTAGGTGTTGTACCAAGCAAGCTTATGTATATGGGAAGGTTGGCTGATGCTGATAATCATGTTGTTAATGGATATGTAGAGATGAGGTTTAAGTTTTATTCAGACAGTACAGGGACAACGCCTTTTAAAACGATTGAATTTGTTGGTGATGATTCCATTGAGGTTTCGGCGGGTTACTTCTTTGTTGTTATGGATTTATCAGATGTTATTGATTCACTTAACCAGACGGTCTATCTTGAGGTTGATATTTATAACAAAAGCACATCAAGTTGGGAAACATCTGCAGAGAGGGAGAGGCTTGTAGCGCAGGTACCATATACAATATGGGCCCACCGATCGGCTGTGGCTGAAACTGCAAATGTTATTAGTTCTGGTGCTGTGCAGACAAGTACACCTATAACAGGTGATGGAACCTCTAGTAGTCCTATTTCGCTTACATATGGATCGGGGCTTACACTTTCAGGATCTGTTTTGATCGTAGATTTTGATAATAGTACTATTGATACTAATTCAGCAGGTAAGATAAGAGTTAAACCCAGTGGTATTACATCAACAGAGATTAATGATGATGTTGTGTTTTCCAAGGTGCAGAATGCTTCTGGGACATTACAATTTGCAGTTACTGATGGTAATGCAGCATTACAGTTTGCGGCTTCGGGTATGAATTCAGTTTCATTCGATTCGGATAACCATAGAGTGACATATACCGCAACAGCTAATACCAATGTTCCTATTACAGGAAATGGTACATCCGGATCTCCTCTTAGTTTAAACTATGGTACTGGACTTACATTATCGGGATCGGATCTTATTATTAATGAGAGTGATATTCCATATACGCCGTCAGATGTATCTGATTGGAGTGGTAGTGTGGATCCCGGGGATGTAAATGATGCATTAGACCAATTGGCTAGTAGAACTACCAATCTTGAAAGTGGTAGCAATAATAATTATATTCGTAATCAATATTCATCTGCACAATCAGCAAGTTTTTGGATTAGTGGAAAGGGCAAAGCCAGTCAGTTAATTGCTGTGGATACTTTATTCCTAGGTGATATTTTAAAAATATATTTGAAGGGAGATACAATATTCTATGCATCTGATTCAGTATTAGATTTTGGCGGCGGCTTAATAATTGAGAAAGATAATGATGTGAAGGTAACAGCTGATCTTTATATTCCGAGTGCAACAGTGAATACTGCGGCAAGTACATTGTTAGCTATAACAAATGGCAAAGTAGAAAAAATTCTAAAATCAAGTGTGACGGCTGGTGTATCTTCTATTACCGGTGGTCTTGGTCTAGAACCTGATGATGCATCAACTGGTGATGTTACAATGACTGTTGATATGACGGAGCTTCATCTTAAAGGGTTGGTTGCAACCACATATGATTCGTTGAGGGTAAAAATAGATGGTAATACAATATGTTTTGGTGGCTCTAATGAATTACAGGTTTGTTATGGTGGTATATCAACAAATCATATCAGTGACGGTACAATTATTGATAATGATATATCTTCCAGTGCAGCTATACAGTGGACGAAGATAAGTAAATCAGGATCTTCCATAGATGATTTAGGTGATGTAAATACGAGTTCAGCGGCTTCAGGGGATATTTTGTATTATGATGGTAGTAAGTGGACGATTCTTTCGGCTGGTACAAGTGGCTATGTACTTCATACGAATGGAGCTGGGGCGGCGCCTTCATGGGGTACAATGGCTGATTTAATAGCAGGAGATGGTCTAAAATATACATCAGCTGGAAATTATAATGGTATAGATGATAAAACACTTCAAATAGATATAGCAGATTCATCTCTAACATTTTCTGGTTCTAAGTTAAAGGTTTCATTAGGCAAGGCGACCTTGACAACAACGAATTATAAAATATATAGAAATTATTAAGGGGGTGGAACAATGAAACGCTATATAGCCATAATTGTTTTGTTGTCCTTTACGCTATCATTTGCTCTTGTGCCCATGAAAATTGTGTATAAAGGGCGGCTTACTGATGCTAATAATAAAGTGCTGAATGGTACTTATGACATGATATTTAGAATTTATGATGGTGGTTGTAATAGTGATTGCTCGGAGTGTACAGGTACCAAGCTTACCGATGATACGGTATCTGTTGAAGTGAATGATGGTTACTTCCATCATGTTATTGATCTATCGTCTGTATCATTAGAAAAATTAAATAAGCAACTGTTTTTGGAAATATGGGTTAAATATGGAGATTTTGAAAGGCTGTGCCCTCGCGAGACGCTATACACGCGGGCTCCTTATACTATATGGGCGAGATCAAGTGCTGTGGCTGAGACAGCAAATGTAGTGGGGAGCGGGGCTGTTAATACAAGTGCGCCTGTTGCAGGTGATGGGACAGCAAGCAGTCCTATAACATTATCATATGGAGGCGGGCTTACCCTATCAGGTAGTGCATTGATAATCGCATTTGATAATAGTACTATTGATACCAATTCTGCTGGTAAGGTTCGTGTTAAACCCGGTGGCATTACATCGACGGAAATTAATGATGGAGTTGTATTTTCATCTATACAAAATAGTTCTGGTACTGAACAGTTTACTGTTACTGATGGCAATACCGCATTACAATTTGCTGCATCGGGGATGAATTCCGTTTCGTTTAATTCAACTTATAACCGTATTACTTATACAGCGACGGCTTCAGTAAGTGCTCCTATCACAGGTAATGGAACATCAGGATCGCCTATAGGCTTAAACTATAGTACGGGGCTTACATTATCTGGTTCCAGTTTGATTATAGATGAAAATAATATCCCATATACTCCTAGTGATCTAACGGATTGGAATGGTAGTGCTGATCCGGGCGATGTTGATGATGGTTTAGATCAATTAGCTGATCGTGTGAAGTCTATTGAAGGTGGTAATAATACGAACTATATTCAAAATCAGTATGGTACAGCTCAGTCAGCTAATTTCTGGATTGGTGGAAAAGGCAAGGCTGGTCAGCTTACTGCTATTGATACATTGTTCCTTAATAATGTGCTAAAGATTTACCTAAGTGGAAATACAATATATTATGCCTCGGATTCCGTTTTAGATTTTGGCGGTGGCTTAATAATTGAAAAGGACAACGATGTGAAAGTTAATGCTGATCTTTATGTTCCGAATGCATCAGTGAATTCATCGGCAGAAACGCTATTGGCTATAACAGGTGGTAAGGTAGAAAAGATATTGAGGTCTAGCGTTACAGCTGGCGTATCGTCTATCACTGGTGGTTTAGGTCTCAATCCTGATGCTGTGACAGAGGGTGATGTTGTAATGACTGTTGATATGACAGAGCTTCGTCTTAAGGGATTGGTGGCAACTACATATGATTCACTAAGGGTCAAGGTAGATGGCAATACTATATGTTTTGGTGGTTCTAATGAGTTGAAGGTTTGTACTGGTGGAATATCAACGACTCACATTAGTGATGGAACTATAGTTGATAATGACATAAGCGCCACAGCTAATATAGCATGGAGTAAAATTAACAAATCTGGTTCATCGATAGATGATATAGGGGATGTTAGTACATCAGGGGCAGCAAACGGTGCGCTTCTTTACTATAATGGATCATCATGGGTTGATTTATCCCCAGGTACAAGCGGTTATGTCCTAAGAACTAATGGAGCAGGCTCGGCGCCTTCATGGAGCACACTAAATAGTTTATCAGCAGGTGATGGACTTACATATGTTTCAGGTGGGCCATATAATGGTATGAGTGATCTGACGCTAAAGGTTGATATAGCTGATTCATCTCTTACTATTATAGGTGGCAAGCTTGCTGTTACCCATGGAAGCCCGGTGGCTACGTCTAGTAATTTCAAGTTATATAATAATCATTAATAAGGAGTAGTTGATATGAAGCCGCGGCTTCTTCTACTCATCAGCATTCTTATGATTATTAATACATGTTTAGCAGGTGTGCCTAAGGTATTGATGATAAAGAGGCAACTGGCCAGTAGTGATGGATCTGTCATAAATGGGGATACGACTATTGCCATATGTATATATGATGTTGGATGTAGTGGTAGTGATTGTCCTGATGCATGTACGGGCAGTCCTATAGTATGTGATACGCAGGTAGTAACTGTAAGCGGCGGCTACTTCTACTTCAAATTAGATTTATCATCAGTGGATGATTCATATTTATCAGATACTCTCTATCTTATGGTTTCAGTAAAAAATGGTGGATCTTATGAGGATCTATGTCCTAGGGAGACTCTTTATGCGACGCATACATATGCACTGAGTTCACATATTGCAGATAAATCATATAATAGTGATAGTTTGGGCGGACATCCACCGAGCTATTATTTAGACAATACAGTTGACACATTTATAGCATACTGGAGTTATATAAGGGAAATGCCTTCAGGTTTCGCCGATGGGATAGATGATACAGGTCACTATGAACCCAAAGATACTTTTATAGCATACTGGGATAGC